CATTTTCTGGAGATTCTATGCCATTTAGAAATTCGTTAACTTCCTGCGTGGATTCAGTACCTTGCAATTCTCCACTGATACTATCTGTAGACTCTGAACCATTTAAAAATTGATTAACACTCTCTGAAGATTCAACACCTTGCAATTCTCCACTAACACCCTCATTAGATTCAGTACCTTGCAATTTGCTATTAACATTTTCTGGAGATTTGGTATCTTGTAATTCTCCACTAACAGTTTTTGGAGATTCAGCACCTTGCAATTCTCCACTAATATTATCTGAAGACTCCACACCATTTAAAAATTCATTAACTTCCTGCGTAGATCCAACACCTTGTAATTTGCTATTAGCATTTTCTGGAGATTTGGTATCTTGTAATTCTCCACTAACACTTTCATTAGATTCAGCACCTCGTAATTCTTCATTAGTACTATCTGTAGATTCGACACCATTTAAAAACTGATCAACTTCTTGTTCTTGCTTAGACTCCGCATTTTTTACATTTTCAACTTGATCTTCTCTAACTGATAAGTTGTTATTATTTACAGTATCCAATAAAGTATTTTTAACATTTTGATATTTGTTTTCAAAATTAATCAACTCTTCTTTATTTAAATTTTCTATATTAACATCTGTTTCAGAATTGCTAACAAAATTGTTTACTATACCTTTTATACCGTCTTCTTTTTCTCTTTTTAAAGAATTTAACTCTGCTAATTGTTCCTCTACTTTAGATAACTGTTTTTTAATGGAATCTATATTTCCTTCATTTTTTATTTCTTTATTTTCAACTTTAGAATAAAAGGTTTCTTTTAATTTTTCAACTTCTTCTATGGATTTATCGATTTCTTTAATATAATTTTTATATTCTACTAATTGAGTGTAATTTTTTTCTATAGTTTCTTTATCAGTCTTATTATTAAAACCATTTTTTTTCAAAAAATCCATTATATCCTGTAATGTAACGTCTTTTTTTACAATACTTTCTAACTCTTGTTCAGATTCATTAGAATTAGAAGATTCACTTTGATCAACAACATTTTGTAAATTTTGTTGATTTTCACTATCTTCAATTTTAAATGTTTTTTCTGGAGATTCAGGAGGCATAATTTTTAAGCATTGGGAAATAATTTTATATTAGATGAAGCCGAATAATAACCGTCTAATTGTAAAAGAAGATTCCATGACGTAGTATTCAACGGGCTAGTTCCCCACCGCATTGTTTGTGTATCAGAATATCTGAAGCTTTCGTTCTCTCCAGTTTTTCCACCAGCATACATGTATGCGACAGCAGTCCAAGTATTATTGGAATTATCTCTTCTCATAATCCAATCTTGATTTAAATAACTATAACCAAATGTATAAGATTTTCCAGTATTAGTGGTAATATTCACAAATCTATAAGAGGAACTTTGATTCCAGAAATAACTACTATCAGCATAAGAATTTATAGTATTATTTCTTCCACTATCTATTAAATTAGTTGTTAAATAATTATTAACAATTTGTGAAGTTGAATAATTTGCTATAGTGTTGCTAAAAGATATGGTATTTACTAATATGTTTTGTGTGTTTCCAGTTGGTGTTGGTGTGGGAGTTGGAGTTTTTGTGGGAGTTTGAGTTTGGGTTATTGTAGGTGTTGGTGTTGGTGTTGGTTGAGCTATTGTAGTGTGGATAAAAATATTAGAAGATGGACTGAATATCACACCATCAGTAGCCCTTATTCTTATATTGTAAGTTGTATTATAATTTAAATTCAATATAGAAGCTGGTGATGTAATATCAGATGGCGTGAAAGCAATCCAATTAATACCATCCATGCTATATTGGTAATTTATAACATTAGGTGTTGGAGTTGAAGCTAAGAAAAACACATTAGCTTTAACATTACTGCTAGATTGGTATTCACTCGTAACATTTATAATACTCGGAGCCGTTAATGGTGCTCTTGTTTGCGTGGGTGTGGGAGTTTGAGTTGGAGTTTTGGTCGGAGTTGGTGTTTGGGTTTTTGTTGGAGTTTGAGTCGGTGTTTGAGTTGGTGTAGGTGTTGGGGTGACAAAAGAAGTTTTTGTGGGTGTGGGGGTTTGTGTGGAAGTTTTTGTGGGTGTGCATGTTTGTGTAGGTGTTTGTGTTGAAGTTTTTGTGGGGGTTGGAGTTTGTGTTTGTGTTGGAGTTTGCGTAGGTGTAGATGTTTGTGTTGGAGTTTTCGTGGGCGTGGGAGTTGTTGTAGGTGTGGGGGTTGTCGTGGGGGCTAAACTTAGAGTTGGGGTCGGTGTTGGTGTTTTAGTTTGTGTAGGTGTTAAAGTGGGTGTTGGGGTTGGGGTTGGGCATATGTCTAAATTTAAAAATATAGCTGGTGAATAATTGAATCCTTGCACACTTACCCAATTATTTGTTGGAACTTCGGTTGTTGTTGCTGAATTAGTGTAATAATATATAAAATTATTACTATTTATATCGTAATAAAAAGCAACCCAATTACCCCCTTGTGAAGTTGGCAATTTTCTTATATAGAAATCTTTATCAACTGAATTATTATACGCAAACACATATCCCAAATACCCTAAATTATACAAACCATATACATATGAACCTTTAAATCCAGTTATTTGAGGCTCATTATACACGCAAAAATTTTGAGGGACGCTAACAAAGTTTATAGAAATATTGTAATCGTTTATATTGTTATTATTATTTAAAATTGAATATTGAAATCTGGCTTGATAAGAATCTGCTTGGACATTCCAACCCTCTTCTGGTATAAAAACTGGATTTATAGAGGGAACTTGCCATTTATCCACGAATAAATCAACTCCAGCATATTGACTACCCAATAAAGGGATATCTACAGTTTCCATACCAGAATTTCTATTACCCCAAAGTGCTGGAGTTTGAATATGAGTGTAGGGATCTTCCCATATAGATCCAGCGTTCATGTCAACCGAAAACTCACAATCTTGATCACTTCTAAATGTGCTTATTCTAGGTAAATCATTTTTATTATAAAAAGGATTATATGTGCTGATTGGAACTGTGAGATTATTCCAATTTATCACCAAACGCTTACCCCTTAAAACTGGAGTTATTGTGGGTGTAGGTGTTGGAGTGGGAGTATTCGGAGTAGCAGGAATGGGAGTTTGCGTAACAATTGTAGATGCGGAGAAAATCCCACTCAATATTTTATTATCGAATAACATATTATATCATTAACCCCCCAATTTTCCAATAGCATATATATTATTATTATTAACAAAAATATAAGCTGAATCATAAATCTCATAAAGAGTTTTTCCAGAAGATTTATAATTGAAAGATGGTGCGGATAGATATAGATAATTAGTACCAACATTCATAATAGCTACATTAAAACCTTGTTTTAAATTAGCTGGAAATATTGCAGACAAAACACCCAAAGATGTATTAAAATTGAATATTTTAGAATTATCATTGTCAGAAAATATAAAATTATTCGAAAGATCTATAACGCTTACTGGAGTAACCGAAGATTCTTGAATTGATATATTTTTGACAATTATTTGATTACCACTTAACGTATTATTTACTTGTGAATTATTAGAAATTATATTTTTTGAGGATAATGATTCTGAAAGTATTTGTGGAGAATATAATACATTTGAAACATTTATGTTTGTAATTTTTAAGTCATAACCACTCAATTTTTCAACTATTATATTTTTTGAACTTAAACTATCAATATTGGAATTTCCAAAAATTCTTACAGAATTTTGATTATCAGAACTTCCCAAATATAAAGTTGAATTTAATTGATCATAATTAAAATATTTTCCTATTTTAAAATTACCATTTTCATCTGTAGAATTATAAAAAACTTTACCAACTTTATCAACAGCCACTTCGTTATTTTTATTTCCTCTTCCACCATCTTCTAGTCTAGAGTTAGAGTAGTTTACACCAGATCCTATCGTATCGAAAGATTGTGAAGATGCCACTATATTGCTTCTTATAAAAAATTTAACTTTACTACCAGCTTCTAATTCCAGAGGCATTGGATCAACATATGGATTCCCCGCTATGCTTTGATCAGCGTTGCCTAGATAATAATCTTTTAAAATTATATCACACGCATAGCCTTCATTTGGTGGCGTTGCTGCTCTAACCTTGGAAGCACTTAAAACTTCAAAATACATTCCAGAATTTGTTGCAGATAGATAATTTATTCCAATGTTCGAAAGCACATAACTTTCATCTACAATAGAGAATACTTGACCAATATATGGTTGTATATCGTTTAAAAATACTTGTTCTCCCGATATTGTTGGAGATCCTAAATTAGTAACTGTTATCTGTTTAATCGGTACTGATAGATCTAAAGGAAATGGTAATTGACCTATTAATGTAGTTTTTGGAGATTTTCCAATTGCAACAAGACCGCTTAAACCGTATGAGGAATTGCATCCATTAACAAAGCAAGTTCCTCCAAAATCACTTTTAACACTTTCATTACATAGTAAGAAAACATTGTTTTTGATATTAGCTGAACCATTATTGGTCACATTGACACCAGTACCACCTTGATTAAAATGATTGAATGAGTTTATCGTCATAGACCTAAACGGTCCATCCACATTATTCCCATCAATTACAACACCACCACCAGCATCCAATGTATCGGCTGAAGTTCCCTTTGTTTTTGAAGAACAAAAAATTATATATGGTGAATGTAAAACATATGGTTTTTGTATAGAAGATGATAAATTGAAATATTCAGTTTGCCAAAATTCTAATTGTTCAAACTTTTCATCATTTTTATAAAAATAATTTTCACTTAAATCTCTATAATATCTTCCCAAAAATGCTATTTCAAATGGATCGAATATTGGATTTCCAGAATCTTTGGAAAAATTCAAAAAACTAGCTTTAAATTTTTTAGATACTTCATACACAAAAGGTCTAGGATTGTTTACAAATTCGTAGTAATACTTAACGGCTTTAGCACTGGCTTCTAGCAATCTACTAGAAGGATATGTTGTTTGTTTTTGATTGGTTAGATATCCAAATTCTGGATAAGCTATTCCATACGCTGGACTAAAATAATCTTTGAATTCTATATTTTGTATAGAAGTTTGATTGTTAACCCAAAATATATCATAGAACTTATTTTTAGGTACAACAGTTACTGATTTTACGTTGTCTCCAACAACAGTAACACCTGGCGGTACATATATCGGATTATCTTCATAATATTCTCCAGCCTTTACATAAACTGTTACTGGATTTGAAGATGTACCCCATCCATATTCATTTTCCAATTCTATTTGAATTGGATTTAAATTTCTAGATATTTCAAACGCTTTAGCTAACCCTCTTTTAATAGTTCTAAAAGAAAAAGCTTCCGATGTTCCGCTCTCAGAGTCATTTCCAGATAAAGAAATATATACGTTATTTGGTTCTAAAGGAACTGCCAATTTTTTAAAAATTAAAGTTAAATCTTGAATAGTTGATCTAAATTCACCACCAAGTTCTCTATAACCCACAAGATAATCACTAACATCTGGTGGATCAAATACTACGAAATCACTGAATTTTTTATAAGCCATTTCAATTATTTAGCTTTGAGAAATAGATCTAATTCCTTCGGATTCATATTATAAATTTCATCCAATGAAAAATTAAACTTTTTTTTCAATGCAATTATTTTATTGTATATATTACTTAAATTGGAGGAATATAAAGTTTTACAAAAATAAAAAAGAGTGTTATCGAAACAATTTATATAAACTTTAGGTATTCCTTTTATAAAATCAGGCATATCAAACATTAATATTTTATTATCGTTTATATGTTTTTTTATTTGTTGAATATTTTGATTATTTTCTTTTAAAATATCTTCAACGTTTTCGTAGTATAAATTTTCTGGTAATTCAAAATTTTCAAAATTGTAATTTAAACATCTTTTCATTACGTCTTTCAAAAGTACGTCGAATATTACACTCTCTTCTTCATTTTTACCAGAAAGTCTCAACGAAGGATCGAAGAAAAAATCTTTTAAATGTAGTAAAATATAAAATTTATCTAAATTTTTAATTTTTTTAGGAAATTTTGTAAAATTTTCACATATTTCATTAAAAATTTTATTTACAGATTCATAATCAGAATTTTGAATATAGTTGTTAATTTTTACAAAATCTCCAAATTTTATCGAATTGATTCTAATTTCTTTTTTTAAAGTTGGTATATAGCATTTTGTGTAAAAATCCATATAATTTAAAATATTTCTCTAAAATTAGGTGGATTATTTTGTTTACCGCCTTGAAATGGGCTTACTTTTGGTAAATTTCCTCTAAAAATTCCAGAAACTCTATCAATTATTTCTGGTAATGGAATATATAAAGAATTTGATACCGCATAATTAGTATATGTCCATTGTGTTCCTATACTTTGAGTGGAGGTTGGTTCATCATACCCTAAAGTTTGCGCATTTACACTTATAGGAGCGCAATTAAAAAATGTCCAAACTTTTCTAGGTATCATGGAGACGTTTTGATAAGTTCTAGTATATTGCATTATATAAATTGTGGATTTAACGTTTCTAATATCTCTTCTAATATATGTGTCGTTATCTCTAGCAACAAAACCAAAATGTTCTCCAGCTATAACCCAAGGTCTAATTACAAAATCGGAAAAGGATGTATTAGTTTCTAAGAAATCTATTGAAAGACTGTTTCCGTAGACTTGTCTACCATCACTTAAAACACCTGGCAAAAAACCTCTATTGTTATTAACAGTAGCAACTTTTGTTTTTAAAGTTTCGCTAGGTATGGTAACTTTTTGAGCAAAAATACATCCGTTTACTTTCTGAAAAGGATATGATGCTAAAAAACCTTTAGCTTTATCTATATCAAAATTTTTAGAATCTCCACCAGTTCTTTCCAATCCTTGCATTATATAAGTGTTTAAACATGCTGGAAAGGGGGATATTAATACAATCCATTGAGATTGTAATGGTATACTCGTTAACCAAGATTCTAATTGTAATAGAAAATAATCTCTAGTGGATACTAATGGAGCGCCAGGTATATTAAACCCAAATAATTGACCTATTTGTGGTTGAGTTAAAGGATTTTGTCCATTTAAAACACCAGCTACATTGTTTTTTAAACTAGATATAGCATTGTTTACTGCATTATTTAAAGCACCCATTTTAATTATTTATGGGTGAAAAACGATTATTAGTCGTTTTTCTGAGTCCAATAATGATATGCTAATGTCACTGGAAAATTCAACACAGCACCACCCCCATCAGCCATAGCATACGATAAAGCACCAACTTGTCTAATACTCACACCAACTAATTGATATTGATTAACCTTCTCAAAGTTATTATCCAATTGAATTAAATCAATTGTTGAATTTTGATTAGGGACTAGATAGTTACCTGTGCTATTAGCATCATTAAAAGTATCTCTAGACCATTGTTCAAATTTTCTACGTAATGTTGAGTCTTGAGAACAATAAAATTGGATTTCGTAATTTTCCGAATTTGGATATTGTGCCACGCCTGGCAAGTTGAACTGCAATCCCATATATTTAGCTTGAACTGGTGTTATAGCCCTAGCTGGTAAGGTTGCGCTTCTAGCATATACCAAATCGTCTTCATCGAATCTTATAGTTGTTCCTTGAGGACTGATGCTTAATATTCTAAATTGAACGTCTCTAGCAAAATCTCTCGCTTGAGCTACTCTGTAGAAGTCTTGTATTGTTTGTTTTGTTGCTGCCATAATATTTTAATTATTTATTAACCTCCTATTAATTCATCGAAGTTTGCTCCAGTTCTTGTAGCAATAAAGTTAACAAGAATGAATTCTGCTGTTCTTACAGGTTGTATATAAATATCAACTTTAAGTTCATTATTATCTATAACATCAGGTGTATTATTAAGCTCAGAACAAACTATTCTGTAGTCATATAAACCTTCTGTGTTTTTAGCGTTTTCAAATATTGGAGTTAATACGTTAACAACTTGTGTTCTTGTAAATAATGTATTTGGTTCAAATACGAAGAACTTAGCAGTATTCTTAGTAGCAGTTTCGAGATTTAAGAACAATCTGCGAACATTGATACGATCAAATGCTGATGGTTTTTTCAATAATGTCTTTTGACCAAACACTACGAATCCTTCATTTGGGAAAAATGCTACAGGATTTATAGAAATCTTATACAATTGGTCACGTTGTTTTTGTTTCGGATATACACCCAAATCATTAACTCCAGTTACAACACCGCGAGTGAAACCAGCTGGTGCGTACCAAGGTTGGAAGTTAGAATCTGTGTTAGCCATTAAAGAAGCCGCAATGCCAGAGAATGGTATCCATATCTGTCTATTTGTAAACGGATCTACAACTTGCGCCCATGTGCTATATGTTGTGGCATAAGAGCAATTAATTGTTCCGAATTGATGTCTCAATGGCCAATATATATGTTGTGAGAAATTAGTACTCACATAATTTGGAGCATTTAAGTTTGGTTCAATTCCAGCATTTGGCGACCATATCTTTTTCGTATTTATAACTTTATTATTATCACCTTGTACGAAAATATTTTTTATAGGATCTAAAATTACTAAAAAGTCTTTACGTTGTTTCTCAGCTACATTTATGAAAATATTAGCTATGGATGAATAATTACTTCTAAGATCCAAACCTGCCCCATTCAAACCTTCAAAATTAGTTATGTAAAAAGAAGATATGCCTTTTAATGATGTGTTTGCGGAGTATTCACCAGCAGATAATCCATCTGTGTTGGATTGTTCTAAAGAATTAACATATATAGTACCCAAACCTCCTTCTATAGCTATATCTATAGGATAGACATCTGAATTTTCAACCAATTCAAAGGCTCTGTCTAGTTTTTGAGGTAAAGAACCTATGTTTTTATTCATTACCAAACTATTAGAATAAATTCCAAGAGGAAATAATGCATCGGTTCTACCATATTCTCTACCCAAGGTTTCGGTAACGGTAGATACGGCTCCAGATCTTGTTGTATATGTATCTATAGTATCAACAAATCCTTTCTTAGAATAAGGAGTTTCTAATTGAGTACCCAAAATTCTAATTCTTTTAGAAAGTCTACTATTAGTCAATGGAGACACTTCATTGTATCTATCACTCAAATATGGATTCATTAACAATTTAAAACTATTTGAACCTTCAGTAACTTTTTCCATGGAAAAAGGTATGGGCCTTCCACCATCCGAACTATTAACAGTCCTGTTATAGTTTATAGAACCAACATAAGATTCTACTAAATTATAAGCTAAAGAAGTACTGTCAGTATATAAATCTTGTCTCAATTTGAAAACACCTAATGCGAATGTATCATCGAACGATTTGTCTGCTAAATCATAATTTGAGAGGTTTTCCATCACTTCAGATATGGAATTTCCACTACCAAATTGATCAGCCGATAAAGTGAAAGATAATCTGCTATTCGGTACTATAGTGAAATCTTTACTACTTACTACTTCAGCTTCTTTTTGTAAGGATTCAACTCTTGTTATTCCATCAAAGTCTGTGGCTGGATTATAATTACTATTATCCAATAAACCTATATAATATCCTTCGAATTTATTGTTTATAGTGCTTTGAGCTTTATTTAAAATGATAAAAGCACTCTCACCAATATTATCATAATTAAAAGCTTGGGAACTTACATTTGGGTAATTTGACCAATTAACATTTCCGTTTAAAACATCTTCATATTGTTCCAGAGTTAACTCAACGTGAGTAGGTTTACCTATAAAACATGTTTTACCATAATATTGTGAATTATAACTATCTGGAATATCGAATGGGTCTTTGCCATCATCTGCCAAAGGAGTATTATATTCATTTGAATTTTCATCACCAACTACTATATTATTAGTCCATAAATGATCTATTCTTTGAGATCCATCGACTAAACCAAGAGCATTGAAATATGTACCTTCAACTTCTATTTCTGCTGGATTAATTCCTATTCTCGTTCCAACTATTTGGACATCTGGAGGATTATCATATCCTGAACCAATATTTGTTAAATTAACACCAGTTATTCCATAAGTTTTTGTAGTATTGCCATATATTAAAAATGTTGGATTCGGTATAGTTGAGGATGCATTCTTACCACCACCAAGGAAACATAATGTTGGAGTTTGGGTATATCCAAAACCAGCATCTACAATTCTAACAGATGTCACAGTTGAAGTGTTGGTTGTTGGATTATAATAACCCATTTGAGCTTCCAATGTGGCCATTGTGGTCGGATTACCATTTATGGTAATAACATCTGGTCTACTAGAATATCCACCATTTTGATTTAAAGTTTGAGCGGAATTTGTTATAACTATGTTGGTCAAATTGAATTGACCCACTTTATCATCTGCTAATAAATCAGATACAGCTTGGGCCTGAATAACACGCGTTTCTCCAGATTTTGTTATTAAATTAATTACAGGAAGATTTGCAGGATTTCCGTCCCATATATATCCAGATCCACTATTTGAAACAAAAATACTTTCATTTACAAATGATGTGGTTATTGAAACAGTCGGTATTGTTTGAAAAGTTCCTTTATTTGTAATTGTAAAACCAGTTATACCACAAGTATTGGTACCTCTACCATCATTTGCTGTTAAGGCTGCTATAACAGTGAGGTTATCGCCTTCTCCACCTATAGCTCTAACTTGTGGTAATTTAGCATACCCCGCACCGCTATTTGATACGAATACACTATTTACATTGTAGCTAGATAGAATAAAAAATTGCAATCTTTTAGCTTCTACTGGATAAACTAAGGCGCTATATTTCCAACTATCAAAACCTTCACCTCTACCGTCACCGTAAGGAAGTCTTGATACAAGAACTTTAGCAGGGGAAGTATTTAAAACTGAACGAACTGAATGATAAAAATATCTCTCAGCATCGTTTGTAGGTGCTCCATAAATTTGTTCAAATTCTGAAATACTTGTAGGTTGTAAAACTTCATCTATTGGACCTTGATTGGAAAACCCTGTTATAAAAACTGAAGTACCTTCTTGAGTTAAAGGTCTTAAAGTCAAATCTATTTCGTTTATCTCTACGCCTGGTGATTGAATTGTTCTTGCCATATATATGAATATTTATATTTTTTCAAGTCATTTTTTAACACAATTTTTTATTTTTTTAAATTTCAGGTAAAAGTTCAACATCAAATTGGTGATATGCGTATTGAAATGATGATTCCATCTCTCCAGCATCTCTATCAGAGTAATTAATACCCCCCAATAGCACTGGAAAACAATGATAAAAATTAAATTTTATAACATTTTTATTATATTCATCTCTACCATAAATACTTATTGTTGTTTGATATTCATCCATGAAACCATCTGATTGTATAGGAGAATTGAATAAACCAGTTTTACCATCATTAAAACTGTTTAACCATCTATGAATAGCCCAATAATTATTAAACATATTGTCTATAGTAAAATTGACGTTCATATTATCAAATGAAGGTCTTTTATAACTGGTCAATTTAACAGTTTGACCACCATAAGGAGTTTCAACAGCTGGTATGTTTAGCGATGGTATTACCGTACCATATATAGAGCATTGTACAGATTCTTGGATAATAGACTTATAAGGTGGTAAACTTTTTTTATCTCTTTCCAATACAGATTTCAATGGTTTCAATATTTTAGGCAAGTCAAAAACCATTATGAATTTATCCTTTCTTTGTTTATTGAGAGGAGACTGATAAATTGAAAGATTGGACATAAAAATATTTATTTTTACATGAAGTTTTTATTAAAAACTTCCCAACCATCTTTCTTCATTATTTCATAGTCGGGTATATTCGATAAGGGATCATTGAATGGTTGATCTATTTCGGTAAAAGCAACTGGTAGAGGCATAAAAGCTTGAGCTTCTTTTTCGTTTATATATATGTTGCTCGGAGATATTATATCCGTAATACCATAATCTATAGGTTTTATTTTCAAAGGTCTTTGATTATCATCCATCGATATCATTTCAAAATATCTTTTACATATTTCATTTTGCAAAACAGCTAAAGACCAAACCAAAGACATAACTCTATCATCTAAAGTATTAGCAGTTCTTCCACTCCAAGTGCCATTAGGATGTTTAATAAAATCTTTAATTTCTTGTAAAGTTTTTACATCTCTTAATCTAACAGACCTCATTTCGTTCAAATAATATCTCATATTCGTCACAGCTTCTATTTTTGAATTTTGGTGACTTATGATACCAGCCTTGGCAGCAATTTTAAAATCATTAGCTATAGCTCCTTTGGTTCCCCAAGTGACAACGTTTTCATATCCAAAATTCATTTTTAATGAATCTATTACTTGAGCACCGCAACCATTCCTTTCAATTAAAACTGGAGGTCTGCCCCATTGTTGTAACAAATCATGTAATTTTTGAGCAAAATTATATGGTGATATTTTTTTAGTATAATATACAGCGTCTTGAGTTATATTTGTTAAATCTGTGATATTTAATATTTGACATACTGTAGCGTTTTGATTAAGACCTTCCCCAACATCTACACCTACAACGTAAAATTTATCTCTACTGGGTTCATCCCATACAACATACTGCCCATCATCAAATATATATTCTGGATCTTTACATCCAGATTGTAATAAATTATAAATGTCTTGATCAATAGGTATTTCACCAGAAGCTAAAAAAACATTTTCATATTCTTGCAAAAATGCTTCTCTTGATCCCAATGTTTTTATAGTATCGTTTTTCCATTTTTCATCTCTTGCTGGAACCTCCCACCAATCAACCTTTTCTGGATGCCACCCATTCCATTCATCACCAGTTTTGTTGGCACCTTCCCATAGTTGATGGAATAAATTGCCTATGCCATTGGGTGTAGATGCCGCCAATATCTTAGATTTTTTTGAAGATGAAATAATCGGATATACGGATCGCCAGAAATTTTCCAATAAACCAGCATCCAAGAAAGCAAGCTCGTCCAATATTAAACAATTCACAGATTCGCCACGACCAGCATCGCTACTCGTCGTGGATATACCAATACTCGAACCGTTAGAGAGTGTTATATTAGTCTGACCATATTCTACAGCACCAGCTTTCAAAAAATTGGGCATCATTTCAAATGCTGTTTTAATTCTTTTCAATAACATTTTAGCTGTTTGCTCTTTGTTAGCGACGATAAGAATTCTTTGATCTTCGTGAAATAAAGCTATCCACAAAGCGTATATCGTCATAAGTGTCGTTTTACCAATTTGGCGGCTTGCCAATAGAATATTAAACCTGTTTTCCATCAAAGATTTTAAAATCCTCTTTTGGAAATCGTGTAATTTAATCTTCTGGCGACCACTATCTACATTGATTATATAAAAATAATTACTAGCAAAATATAAAATAGATTTTTTACATTTTACAATCTCCTTTATCATTTTTGGAGTGTATTCGTATGTAGTCTGAGCAGTTGGTAAATTAGTATTTCCTAAATAGAATTTTTCCTTTTTTTCTTTTGTTGGCATATAATTATTAATTATTTATGAATAATATTGATTAATTTAATTTTTGATGTAAATTATATAACATGAATATTCTTTCCATAGACATAGACTATATAACATCAAAGTATCAACACGCCATAGTTGGTGATGATTCCAATGCTAAAGAAAAATGGGAAGATACTTTACAAAATTTAAAAGGAGATGCTAGTTTATTACAAATAGATTATGACAATTTGAGTTTTTTGATGGGTGTTTATATTAAAGCTTTGGAAAAAAGTAAAAGGATAACTTTTGCAATAAAGCATCACACCATTTTACAAGAATTGGAAAAAGATTCATATAAAAATTTAAATATAATAAATATAGACCATCATCATGACATTTTTTACGGCAACGAGGAAGGTTTAGAATATTTTAGAAAATATAATAGTATCGATTGTGGCAATTGGGTTTGGAAATTGCATTCATTGGATAAAATAAATTCATACTGTTGGATTAAAGATAAAACATCTTCAGCTTTCGATGACGGTGTGACCAAAGGTGAAACTCCTAAAAATTTTAAATTCTATTTGAAAGAAAATATTGATTTTGATATATCCGATATAGAATATGATTTAATGTTTATCTGTTTATCTCCAGAATATATAGCACCTAAACATTGGATTTATTATGATATGATGATGAAAATTTATGAGGAAAAGACTGGAAATAAAGTTGAATTCATACAAAATATTCCAGAGATAAGAAGCGATATTTTATCATCTTGTAGCGATATTTTTGATTATAGATTGAAATAATAAATATATTAGAAGTAAATATTATATATGAATAGAGCTAAATCAATCACAGATATAAGAGACATATATCTTGAAATGCAAAGAAGAAATTCAACATCCACTATAGATGAGAGTTTTTTGTATGAATCCAAAGACAATAAAAAAACTCAAAAGGTAAAGGCTAGAGAACCTAAAAACACATTTCCTAAATCAACGGATACTGTTAAAGAACCTTCAACCTTTAAAAAAGGTGGACCTACTAATGTGAAAAATTTAACAAAACCTAAAAAGAATAAAAAATTCTCACAAAAAAGTAAAAAAGTGAATGAATCAAATATAAATAATTTTATGAGTATATTCGATAAACTATATGAAAACGTAATGAAGAGTGATGAACTCGACATTGACACTGGGATTGGAACTGGACCAGAAGGTTCTTTTGGAGACACTGATATGGACGTTGAATCCGATACAGAGTCCACTGACAATGGTGGAGACGTTACTTTAACACTCAATAAGGATCTTGCTAAAGAACTTCTTGATCTTCTCCAATCTGCTGTTGGTGATGATGAAACAGATTCCGATCTTAAAGATTTAGGTATCGATTCCGATTCCGATTCCGAATCTGAAGATGAAGATGAAAATGAAAGTTGTGACGATGATGATTACGAAGAATCTGAAGAAGTCAAATACGAAACAACCGAGCTTCAAAAACTTCCAGATTCTACTGGTCATAAATTAACAAAAGCTGGAACAGTCGGTAACATTAAAGCTTCTTCTGGTAGAGCAGATAGCAAAGTTACAGATGAAGTCGGCACAGAAACTGGTAAACATCCATTAGATCATAAGTCTGAATTAACTAACCGTGCTAAAGATAAAGTTGGTAGTTTAAAGACTGGTAGAGGCTTATTTGATTAATAAAATAAGTTAAAAAAAACAATAACAGAAAGCCCCGAATTTTTCGGGGTTTTTTTTGTCTAAAAATAATTATGTTATTATAAAAAAAAGAATGCCAAGGAAAACCTTGGCATTCTTTATGTAACTTCTACCGTTGACCTATATTTCTTAGAAATATACGGCGCTACTATTCGGTTCAAATGCTTGACCTAATCCTGCTAACAGAATAACGTGGTAGTATAAGTTGGCTCCGAAGATATTGTCAACAACGCCATAGCGGGTCATAAGACCAACTCTTGGGCTGAAGTCATTCGTGCCAATTGTCCTTTGAATCATCACTGGGATGTAAGGGCAATATATAATACCAGTATCGTAGAACTCTGGTCCTTTGTAACCAAGAAGGGCATACTCAACACGTTGAGTACGAACTTGTCCTGGTGAAAGGTATGTAGAACTACGACCTTGCTCAAATTGAGCTTCTGTGCGGGTATCGCGGTAAACATTGAATCTACCTCCTAGATTACCAACCTTCGCTACACCTACAGGCTGAGTATTAACATTACCTTGAACGGGTACCCATTGGAATTCGGGTAACATTTCGAGGATTGCAGCAACGCGAGGTGTGCAAACAATAAAGTTTGCGGCTCCACGGCGGTTGCGAATGGCAATACGGTTAGCTTCGATGATTAAACGTTGATAGAAATCGCGGTTGCGTTCAACGAGCCAGCGGCCATCGGCTGATGCAGGACTCCATACAGAGTATCCAACACCAAAACCAGCATTGAGAGAAGTTTGAATCATACGCATGATCATTTCACGATCAATCTCAGCTTGCAATTCATAAGACATTGCATTCGTGAGTTCGGTATCAATATCGATACCATTCATATTCTTCAAGTCTTGCTCCAATTCAACTGACCATCTAGCGGCGAGGCGGCGTGTTCCAGCTTCAACAGCTGTTTTCTCAAAGCTAACTTCGATTTGAGGGATTTTACCTGTCAATTCAAAATTTGCTAAGAGTTGCGCAACGCCTTTATCTGCTTCCACAAATGGGAAGAGATTGCCATAGGTGTCATTTGTTCCAGACAATCTAGAACTGGAAGTTCCAGTGTAGCTAGTGTCAAGATATTGGTAGCCTAGCTCTTTACCGCCAGCAGCAGCTTGAGGGTTGATCATATCAGCATTGGCATTTGTGCCACTGCCATCAACACCATCATTGCCAAGTTGCTTGGCAAGATACTTATAGCGGAGAGCGAAAGCTAAACCAACGGGACCACCCATGGGTTGTACGCCAACGATTTCATTGGTAATCAATTCGGGGAATGTGCGGCGAATCATCGGGATGAGGATCTTTGGTAAACGAGCATCACCAGAAGCATATGTATCACCATTAGGGTAACTATTGGGGAATCTGCCACCTACGCCACCATATTGGCCAGCATTAACAGTTCCGAAAACGGAACTTGAGCCACCAGCTTGGTTTTGTTCCTCAATGCACCAGCGTTCTTGGTTCTCAAGAAGCATAGCGGTATTAAGGCGTGTATGATCGTCTTCGATAGCGGCAACCTTATCTGAAGTATAATTCAGAACTGGCTTCCACTTCTCCAAAAGAGCTTCAGCGCGAGTTTGGTCAATATAGGCTTGTGTTGGTCTAATTGATTTCATATTCGTTTTTTTGTTTCTCCTTTTCGACTTTCGATTAATTCAGATATTAAACCATTTAATATCTCAGCTAAAATTAGTATTTAGATAATTCTTGAAGGTAAGGGTTCATATTCAAATCATCTTGAACGTTTTCACGTTTTTCTTCGATGATTTTTGGTACATCAACTCCCTTTGATACAGAATGCTTGATAGCATTCTCCTTCAATTCATGAAGTCTTTCAGATTCATTTTTAAGAAAAAGATTTAGAGCATAATCAAAATTTTCATTTATAAATTGAGTACTCTTCCCTTTCATTATTCTCTTAATATAATCTCTTTTCTTATCACTAAGACCTTCCGTTTTCTTTTCCAATATAAGATCGGAAGCAACGGCGTTATATTTTTCTATGAGAACTCTATGTTCTTTCTGAACGACTTCAAGCTTTTTAGTAGCTTCATCTATTTGTTTTTTACCGTCTATGATAGCTGATTTAACAGCTTTCTTGGCAACGGCACTATCAACTCCAAGAAATTCTTTAATTTGTTCCAAAACAATTCTCGCTTTTCTATTTTTAACAGCTTCATTGATTTTAGCTTTTGGTAAAGCTTCTTCAACATAAGCATCTAGATAAGTGGAAACATCATTGATAATAGTATCTTTAAAGGAACCAGCTTCATTAACAATAGCTCCTTTATATTTTTCAACTATATTTTTTAATTTTTCACCATGATTGAGATCTATGGCTTTAACAACCTTTTTTAACTTTTCTGTATGATCTTTGTCAATAACTTCCAACAAATTGGAAAGCTTACTAGCATAATCTTCATCTTGTTTCACTAAAGCAGCCGCGACATTTAACTTAGCTTTTTCTTCCACAGCCTTTTCAAAAGCTAGTTGAATTTCATTAAGAGCTTCCTCGCTCAATAATTCTTTAGTTACCTTTTTAAGTTGTTTTTTAATATCCATAATTAAATTCTTCCAATCTCTCTCATCAAAGCTTTTTGAACTTTATAATCCAAGATTGTCTTCAAGTATTTATGCGATGAGGAATAATTTTTTTCAGATAATTGCTTTAAAAATTTAGCAATCATATTTTTTTCGTCAACTTTAGTCATATTTTTATATTTTTTATTAGATTTTTCTCCAGATTCTTCATTTTCTTCGTAGTCAATATCTACTGGTAAAGTTAATCCATCTTCGTCAATTTCATTTTCGTCTTGGCTTTTAAATTCTTCATCACCAGCAACAACTGGACTAGATGTTATAGTGGTTCCATTGAAATTTGACGTTCCAGCCGCATTAGCTGGCCTACTTCCAATAAATTGTTTTGTTACTGTTTCTCCTTCGCTTCCCATACTGTTTGATTGATCTAAAGAAGGAGATGATGTTGGCTGATATGTTTTAACGGCATTGGGAATTGTTTCTGTCGTAGTTTCAACACTATCCCATGTTTCTCCCTCATCATCAACAACATTACCAGCTTGAGCTTGTGCTGTTGGAGTAGCTTGTGCTGTTGGAGTAGCTGGTGTGACTGGCGCGGTCTGTGTCTGTCCAGTGGCAGCTTGTGCATAAGGTGTTTGAGCACTTTTTAATTCATTTTGTCTATCAAACATTATTCTAGCTTGAGGAACTGTCCAACCTTTTTGCTGTCTAATTTGTTCCTCTTGGGGTGTTAAAGGTCTTTGAGGAGTATTAACCTCTTCAGGTTTAACAGCTTCATTTAAAACAATATTATTCATATAAGATTCAAATATATTGTCTAAATCTGATTTCTTTTTCATATATGAATATTTATAACGACTACGATTATTATTTATTAAAACTGCTTAATATTTTATCAAAATTTGTAGGATTTTTTAAATTTTGACTATTAGGTTGACTATTAGATTGAACATTTTGTTGAGGTGCCATTTGAGTTATTAGCATTTTTCTTTGAAAGTCTTGCAATTGTGATTGTTGTTTTTTGAACTCGTCTTCTCTTTTTTTGTTTTCAACCTCAGATTGTTTACCCTCTTCTTCAGTTTTTTTATTTAAATCTTCTACTTGTTTAATTAAGGCGTTTATTGTTTCTTGTGAATTATTTTTATCATTTATTGCGCCTTTTTGATTAATCTTCATTTTTTCAATATCTGGAACTTGCGTCATATCTCCAGTTTGTAAACTTTCAATAATGTATCTTCGAATAACTTCATCAAATTTCGAGTTCATTTTCATTCATTTATTATTTATAATAGAGTTAAATAATTTCATGGACATTTTTACAGCATATAAAATAATCAAAGAATCTAAAATAAATCAATTTAGTGGTGCTGGTATTTTATTTTTTGATGGATCTAAAATTCTTTTAGTAAAGAAACCCAACGGAAAATGGGGTTTTATTGGAGGTAAACCAATAGAAACAGAAACTCCTTTAGAAACGGCTAAAAGAGAAACACTTGAAGAAATAGGAGTAATACACGGAAAAAATGAAAAGGAATTGAAACTAAGAATTCGTGGTGGAAATTATTATACTTATATTTTTAAAGTAAATGAAGCATTTATGGATATTAAATTATCCGACGAACATATTGACTTTTCTTGGGTAAAATTGGAAAATTTAGAAAAAATAAAACTATCTAAAATATTCAAATACTGTTTACAAGATATATTAAAAGAATTAAAATCTTTGAGTAGATAATCTACTTATTGTTGGAAACTTACCAAAGGTTCCGTATTGCTTGTCTCCTAGTTTTTTAGTTATTTCTTCCCCATCTTTTTCCCAATCTTTTAAAGTTTGCGGTATGTTTCCAGATGCCACCACCGTTGCAACCTTTGCACCAGTTGCTCCAACTTTTGCTGCTTTTTTTCCAGCAGACGCTACTGCTTTTACAGGATTCTTAGCAATATCGACAACTTTTTTACTAGCATTTTTAGTACCAGTAACTACTGCTTTTGCAGCTTTAGGTAAAGTTTTAACAGCATTTGCAGCTGGTGTTTTTGCAATTTTCCCAAGGCTTGTGTTTTTAGAAGATGCCTTGGTTACAACACTTGCAGCTTTTTGAATATTTGGAGATGTTGATATTCTATTTTTTATCGTACCAGCTAAAGATCTAGAAACTTTAGATACTCCAGTAACCCCAAATACTTTGCGAAGAATAAAAGCTGGAGCGCCAAACAACAATCTAAAGGGTAGTGTTAATATTCTAAATGGGACTCTAACGCCTGGTATTACGGAAATTTGAGCCGCTAATAAATTTAATTGATATATATCCTCATCTTCAGTCCCTATACTAGCTTCATAGGCTTCTTTAGCTTTTGCCAAATAAGGCCAAGACATTACACCAGTAGGTTCTAGAACCGCTATAATTTTATATATAACATTTTCACTCATGTTATTTTTTATATCATCAACATACTCGTCTCCTATACTTTTTCTTACAATAGAACCCATGTTTTCAACGGCCAAATCCGCTAAAAAAGTTTGTGTATCTTCAATTTCATCAGCAATAGGCGACCACAACTCTTTGCCTTTATTCTTTAGAAGATCCCATGCATTTGAAGCATCTTTTTTTAAATCTTCATAAGATTCATTTATAGATTTTTCTATTTGACTTAATTCTTTAACAAAAGAATCTTCTATATTTTGACCAGAATTGTATCTAATTTCGCAATCTCTTTGAAAAGATTCTGGATCATTTTTAATTCTTTTTTTTATTTCTTCAATAGTTGAATTAACAAAATTATCAGCCTTTTCTATTTCAGAATCACTTTCATTTTGTTCATGAATCATTTTTTCCAAAATGATATCTATTGCTTTATTAAAACGATGCATAATAATATTTATAATAAAATGTTTTGAAAATCATTTATAGCATTTTTATAGGATTGTTTAGATTCATCATTGGAATTGGATGTATATTGCCAATTCCAACATATTTTATCAGAAACTTCGAAACCATAATATTTCAAAACCTGCTTCTGTGTTTCTATAACATTCTCACCATTCCAATTTTGACCTATTAAAATAATTCCAGCAGCAATATCCTTAACTATGTTATTTTCCCTTAAAGTAGTATGTCTATTCTCTATCCAACACAATCTTTCTATCAATTTTTGATATATAGCGTTTGTTTGCCCCCATCTAACAGATCCGAAAAATAAAACGCAGTCGGATTCGAATAAAGATTTTGATATTTTCCAAAGCTCATCATCTTTATTATTAAAAGAACACCAACATCTATGATAACCAGAGGGATTTTTATCTTTATCCTTCAATAAAGCTTCCTTTTTACCACAACCGTTACCTTCAGCACTACTAACATTACCTTCGCAATTATATATTTTCAACTTAGGAACTTCTATAATTTCAATTTTTTTCATTCCTATCAACTCTTGAATGTAATATGCCAATTGTGTACTTTTAGGAATATCATCGACATTTTTTTCATATCTATTCGATGTTGTTAAAAACAAAACTTTATTCTTTTTTTCTAAAAAAGATATTGTTTCTTCTATATTTTTTTTCATTTTATTATCAGAAACTGATTCGTTTATAAAGGATGAAAATGATCTCATATTATATAGATACTGGTGTAAATTTTTGAGATTTAAGTTGATTATCCAACCCAACCATGGCTTCTTTCGTAGTTCCTTTAACTTCTTTACATTTTAAACCGTTTTGTATTTTTTGCGATTCCAAGGGAGTTTTAGAATCCACTCCAGAAGCTTTTGTTCTAACCTCTTCATATTTTGTGGCGAGATTTAAAGGTAAGTTTCTAAACAAATGTTGATGCGGATAAACAAATATACAACCATCATCTGCTATATTCCCAGCATCCATTGAATATATTGGAACCGTTTGTGTTACGGTTATAGTTCCTGTTCCAGTGGCAGTTCCAGTGACTGGTCCTGAACCCACATTGGGTATAGTGGCTGTTTGTCCTGTTAAATTTAAACTCACACTAACATTTATTACTTGAGTATTTTTTATAAATCCAACCTTTAATTGTTTGTGTGGATAAGCTGTACCATAAAGCTCTGATTGAAATTCAGTTTCTTGTATTTCCATTGGAGCAGTAACATGTTGCAAGAACACTTCACCACCAAACATTGCACCACCTCTACAAGCCATATTACCATCAACTCCAACACTACCCTTTATGAATGTTTGATCACCAGCTTCAAGTGCTATGTTTGGGGCTTTAATGGTAATAACTTCACCAGTTGCTATATTTAATCCACTTTTTGAACTCAAGTTTAATTGTTCCCCAGTTATTTCAGCGACAGTGCCATATAAACTCAAACATCCTGTACTATTCAAATCTAACCCTCCAGATCCACCTATCAAGTTAATACCATTTTGAGCATCAATTGTAAATTGACCGCCAGGAAACTTATCGACGTGAACCTTTTCCACAACAGAACTTGTAACTTGTGAAGGATATAATCCCTTTTCTCCATCTAAATTAACCCTAATATCATGCGCTGCACCCTTTTTATTGATCCGTATACTGTCCAAATCATTCGATGCACAACCAACACTTACAAATAAATCTTTCGTGATATTTAAACTCAAACTCCCCCCGTTTCCCATTTCATTTTCAGCATCAAAAAAGTCTTTTGCTGAATTTAAATATAAATTTCCAATTTCATCCTTTCTTTTATCGGTTGGAAATTTACCACCCATGGTTGATGGAGATGTTCCAGAACCTTTACACACTGGACAGTTTGTTGTTTTTGGATATTGCTCATCTTTAGCATCTTCTATTTTTAACTCTGTCTTTATACCTAAAAATTTTAAAAAACTTTTTAATAATGTATCTTTAAATGTTGTTTGTCCACTATCAATTTTGCTTTTATTTTTATCATCACCATTACCACCCACCAATGTTTTGAATTTTTTACCTTGACTACAAGCTGGACAAGGTGGATTTTTACCACCTTTTTTTGCTAAAGGTGATGAGAAAAAAGATTCATTATCAGCATTTTGAGTTTCTGGTAAACTTTTTACAGCATGAATCGAAGAAGACGCATCTTTCCATTTTTGAGCAGCTGCATAATTTGCACCACCTATTTGTATCTTCATGTCACCAGCAACTTCAATGGTGCTGTCTTCTCTACAAGAAAGATTATAACTATCTTCAATCGTTACATATTCTGGACCTTTAACCAATTTATTATTAAGACCCATCACTAAAGTTTTTTTTCCAGAATGATTCATTTCGCTATAAGAACCACTATCATGAGCTATACTTAAAGACTCTTCATTGTCTGTTCCATTAAAAGAAATACTACCACCCTTATAATTTAAAGCGGTTAATTGTCTACGTTTTAAATTTTCTGGATTATCCTCATTTGTTGGGTCATTATTCTCATAACCACTAGGATAATTCGTATCATCAAAAATTTGATTATAAGAATCAGCGGATGGACTATATCCAAAAATTACAGGCGTGTTTGGATTCCCATTCAAAAAGAAAAGCCAAACTTTAGAATTTACTTGAGGTATTCCAAACATGCCTTTAGGTGCATTATAATATGATTGTGTTTGGTAAGACGCTCCTAAAGGATTTGGATTGTCTGAAGCTGATGCGAATCTATCAGATGGTGGATTTTGTTTTAACTCTGCACCAGCTGGTGCTCCAGTTGACCCATCCTCTTCTGCTTGCTGGTTTAAATAATTTGGAGCATCTGAAGTTGTTGCTCTGTTGCTAGGAGAATTGAAAGAACTATACCCTCCACCAGTTATTGGTAGTGATATTTCAGCCCATGGTAATTTTAATTTTATTTTTTCGATATATTTTGTCATATCGATCATTTTTTTACCTTTTGACTGATAATTTGTACCAAATTCCGCAAAGAAAAATTCACCATCATAATCGGATTCCTCCAAATCCAATAAAGACATGTGCAAATGAGGTACAAAAACTTTAACTCTACCCAATCTTTCTGGATCGTTGTTTTGTGCTACTATACCTCTGTAAAAACCATGTAATTGTTCCATAAAATATATGTATATTTAAGAGAGAAATCTATTAAGTATATCCTCGTAATGTTAATTATCCTACCGTAGCCTGTAATTCGGCTAATTTCTTAATAACATCTTCTCCAGTTTGCAGTTTTTCAGCTTTTTTCTCCAATTCTTTATTATTTTTTTTAATTTTAGTAGCTTCTTTTTTTCTCTGATCTGTTGGTAGTTCCACTATTGCGGTGACAATTTTTTCTGGATATTTTTTAGTATATTCCATAGCTTTTTCTTTATCATCGAAATATATACCAATTACAGGATACGTACCGCTTGGACTTAAACCTTTAGATGGTGTAGCTGTATCTACAGCTTCTCTTTGTTTACTATCATCTGAAAATTTAACTTTAGCTCCAATTAAAATATTGGAATTATCCACAGCTAAACTATAATCACTCACTAATTTACTACCACTATTAGATTTTTTTGCAAAAGCTTCTGGAGTAGCTCCTTCACCTTTCCCCCAATAAACCTTTCGTTCAACTGCAATTTTTTGATTCCCATCCTTTTCATCTACTTTCTTTTTAGAATTTTCTTTAAAACAATCTATATATCCAGAACCATCTATTTGATCGTTTAACAAACTTTGTCCAGTAGCTAATAACGCAGCTGTGTTAGTAGCATCTAATGCGGTGTTTAAAGTTGTGTTAACCACTTTTTTATAGTATTCTGGATTAGATAAATCTCTCAATTGTTTTGGAGATAATTTAGTAAAACTCTCTATACTATTTGTAGCGGTTTTATAAATTGAGCCTAAAGCTTGAACATCTAAATTAAGCCCAGTGGCATTATTAAGAGTGGATAACGCTAAATCAGCGACTTTAGAATTGTCTTTTTCAAAAATAGATTTCATATTAGACAATTCTTGATACACAGCTTTACCTTCATTATAAACAGCATCTATTTCACCTTTAACGGTTTCAAATAATCCTAGTATCTCTCCCTCTAAATAACCTTTAATATCATTCAATCCAGAATTTAAAGCTTGTTGTAAATCAGTTAATGAGAGTAAACTAACCTTACCATCTTCTCCAAATTTTACTAAATTTTTAGGTAAAAATTTTTCGGCTAATTGAGAAAATTCGGATAATTCTGGAATCTGAACAAAGCTTTCTATTTCGCTTAATGCGACATCTAAATCCAATTTACCTAACATTTTTTTACCATCTTCTTGTATTTCCGATGAATTGAAATTTGCCATAAAAATATTTACTTGAACTTTATAAAATTGCATATAAACTACGGCAATATGTCAAACGCCGAAAAAGATACAATTTCCAATCATATAGAAAAAAAATACCCACAAACTACCGAAGCTTTTAAACAAATACAAAAAAATCAATATGAGATGTTTTGTAAAAAATTACACGATTATGGTCCATATAACGTAACTTTGGGTAGAGAAATTAAAAACGAAAATGACATCCATACGGCTTTGACTGTAATATTAGTAAGAATTTCTGACAAATTTCAAAGACTTTTGAATATTTTATTTTATAAAAAAGATGCGGATACGTCAAACGAACCATTGATAGATTCTTTCAAAGATTTAGGAGTTTATGCAATCATTGCTGAGATTGTAAACGATAATAAATGGAATAAGTAATTTTATAACATGTCAATCATGTTATAAATCTGGTGCTAAAACTAGACTAGACAAACATATAACTCGCTTATAATAAAGGAGAAATAATATGAATACAGAAATAAAAAACTACAAACAACCAACATACACAGTTGGCCACTATGCGGCTACAGAGCGGTTAATGAATCAGCTACCCGCCCTGTTCAATGATAGCTGGTTTAAAAATATATTGGGAGATGTCGATAAAGCTTTCGATATTCCCAATGCAGTATACCCATACAATGTTAAAGCAATTCATAATAAAGAGGGTGAAACGGAAAAATATGAAGTTGAAATAGCATTGGCTGGTGTAGGTAAAAATAACATTGATGTGAAGGTTAGAGATGGCCATTTACATATTGATGTATTGAAAGATGAAACAAATGAAAATAACAACGTAAAATATGTTAAAAAAGGTATTAGTAGGCGTAAAGGTGGTATATCATTTGTTTTAAATGAGAATACAGATGCTAAAAGAATATCATCAACATACTTGGACGGTCTTTTGCGAGTTACCGTTCCTGTAAAACAACCTGAAATCTATAATATAGATATTAAAGTTGATTAAAAAGTTTGTTAGTCTTTTTTAGCACCAGTATCATTTATTCTAAATATATATGTGGAAGATTGCAATTGTTTAAAAAAAAATAAAGATTATTCGAAACCAACATTTACGGTTTCAATAAAAAATTTATCATCAACATTTATAAAAATGTTTGGTGAGAATTTTAATTTTAGTACTTTAAATGGGTTATATCTTTCCACCAATAATGTGGAAATGTCATCCATATTATTGAATATTTTCACAAATATAAAATCTATAAGTTCAAAATTTGCTCCAATTGAAATATTTCCAGTGGAAACTTATACATACGATAACGGTAAAGTTTCTTTTTATCTACCAAGCAATTTATTAATTGGTAATTATGACGTAGTATATATTAATAACGCTGGATATTCCAAAGCTTCAAACTCTTTAACCTTTACATATTTCACAGTAACAACATCATTTTCATCACATCATAATTAAATGTAAATAACTATAATAAATATTTTCATGCCAGATACAAATTTCACAGAATTTAATTTAAAAACATCATCCAGTCTAGTAACTGGAGATTATCTGGTAGGTTATGATAAAAATGGTGTCAATGAAATAAGAACCAACATACATGATGTTTTAAATCTTTTTAGTGATTATCAAGCTTTAACATTTAACGAATCTACTAGAAAATTAACAATTTCTAAAGGAAACAATGTGTCACTATCGGCAATAGATGCCACTTATAATTCTTCCAGTGGTAGATATGAAAGTGTTTATTCTTCTTTTAATGGATTAAGTGGCAAATATGAAAATTTAACCACTAACGTATATTCAAGTTCATCTTTATGGGAGGGTACGGTTCCAGTTAATAATAAAAATTTTAATGGAATAACAACTTATAACTTATCTCTTTCAGATAAAAGTAGTATATTATCAATAAACAATCACACTTTAACATATGTCACGATATCCAACGATTCGGATATAAATTTTCCAATAGGTTCTGAAATAAGAATATTGAGAAACGGATTAGGTTTTGTTGGATTATCCGCATTAGACGGTGTCTCTTTAAAAAGTGTTAATGGTTTAACATTTCTAGAAGAAACATACACTGTTGTAAATTTATTAAAATTAAACAATAATGATTGGATATTGTATGGCGATTTAATTGTAATCCCAACACCAACTCCATCACCAACCCCCACTCAAACTCAAACTCCTACTCAAACTCAAACTCCCACACAAACTCAAACTCCCACTCAAACACAAACTCAAACTCCTACTCAAACTCAAACTCCCACTCTAACTCCCACTCAAACACAAACAGAGACTCCAACACAAACACCAACTAATACAGAGACTCCTACACCAACACAAACACCAACTAATACAGAGACTCCTACACCAACTCCAACACAAACACCAACCAATACAGAGACTCCTACACCAACACAAACACCAACTAATACAGAGACTCCTACACCAACTCCAACACCAACTAATACAGAGACTCCTACACCAACTCCAACAAAACCCTAAACTATAGAGTTAATCGTGTATTTACTTGATAATTTTAAGTACAAATCGCAATTTGCCAATAGAAACTTGTATGAGTATTTATTATAATAAATTTTTAATATTAAATAAATCAAGATTCTTTTCTCAATTCTCTAGAATAGTGATCAAATCTATTATGATTTATTGGAGTTAATAATAAAATAGCGGATTTTATATTATTTTTAACAGTTTCTTGATATATATAAGACATCCAAGTTTGCTCGAAAGGGTGCGCCCATTTATCCGTTAAAAACATTTTATTATTTCCAGTTTTAGAAACAATCTGAGGCCAATTACAATAATATATTTCACCATCAACATATGGAATTTTTTCAAACGATCCTACATTTTTAAATTTTGTTTTAGGAGGATTTGGATCTAATCCCATAACTGGTAATTTATTTTTATCAGGCCAAAGTTGTTCTCTAACATTTTGAGGTACATTGTACCAAGACCATTGGGTTATGTTATCACCATAAAATTCAGAAAAAGATAATTTTAAAAAATCATATGAGTTATTTTTTACTATCTTCAATGAATTTTCATATAGATTATCAACGTATGATGAGAAACCATTTTTACACCTATAATCTTTATTGGGATTTAAAAACATATCATCTTCAAAAAAGAAATAAAAATCAAAATTCATCTCGGATGCATGTTCCGCTATGAATTGCCTACCACCACAAATACCCAAATTGTCCTTTTTAATGTGTTTGAAATTGTATTTTACACATAACTCTTCATACTCATTGTAAGTAGATTCATCTGTAGAATTATTCAATAAAAATTTACTAGGTTTATCTATAAAATTTTTATCATATCCCAACATTGATGTTATTAATGTTTTAAATTGATTTGGACTGTTAAAGGTTAAAACATATAAAGCCGTATTGTTGATATTTAAATCATTTTTAATAAAATTTTCAGACTTGTTTATTATATTTTTATTATAATTTTTATTTTTTAAATCTTCGAAGAATGGCCACACCAAACCATTACCTTCAAGCATATATTGTGCGATCATATCATCATGATTATGCATCAATATTGTGAATATGCTTTCTTCCGTACCCATTAATCCCTCATTTAGAGAACTATTTAAATAAGAATAATATAAACCATTAATTTGATTTATGCATGATTTTTTACCACCAAAAAATCCACCTCTGCAAACGTATTTAACATAATCAACATTACAATATCTAGCCAAAGCGTTTCTCTCAAAACCATGAACTTCAGATCCTCCTTCATACGGATATGATAAAAATAAAAAATCTTTATTTGTCCCTATAAAATCTGTAATATTATTAAACACTTTATCATGTGTAAAATAACCATAATGTACAGTGTTGGTTATGCCAGCATCAATCCAGAAAAAATAATCAGAACTAAAAGGATTCCAAATTGTCACATTGTTAACCATGAACATCTTACTCATTACTAATGGATTATAACCATCTAGAGTGGCTTGTGGAGAATTTCTTAACCAAGCAGCTTGAGACAACCATGATTCATTAACCCTTATATCGTTTGTATTTTTCGTAAAATTGAACCATTTTTTAAGTTCATCCAAAGACATCAAGTTTACTACTGTATTTTCTCTGCTTCTGTGTTCCCAAATGAAATCTTCATCCTTTGGATCTACAAAAATATACATATTGACATCCGTTTTTAATAATTCTGAAAATTTCTTTTGATAATCCGAATAAGATCTTTTAAAAGAATCCTCAATATCACCTCTACCCAAATCCCACAAAGCCGTAACAATCGTTATTGGTGATTTTCTCAATTCAACTGGAGCATCTATTTCAAATATTTTTTTGTCTAAAAAATCCTTTAATACCTCTTCTTTATTAGGCAAATCTATGGTGTAAATTTTTTGTCTAATGTTTATAGAATTTATATTTAAAAATATACCATAATCATATCTAACACAAAAAGGTATATAATTTTTATATGTTTTAATAAAATGATCAAAAGTCAATTTATCTTGTAAATGAGTTTCATGTATATTGCCAAAATGTTCACCTTGGACGGCATCAAAAGGAACAGCAACTATAACACTAGTTTCATTTTTAATTTTATTCAAAACAGATAACGCATCTTCCTCACTAAGATGTTCTATAATATCACCAAATATTACCAAATCATATTGATTAAAATCTATATCAGATTTCGTTATATCTTGATTATATACATTATTATATTTCGCCTTTAAATCATATTCGTCAATATAAGGTTGATAAACCTCAACGCAATCCATATTTAAGTAACCTCTAGGTTTCAATAAATCGGAATATGTGCCTATACCAGCCCCAACATCTAATATTTTACAATCTGTTGGGTAGTTTTTTACGATATATGATATTGTTTCCTTTTTAAAAAAAGATGTAGATGATGGCATATTAATTATTCTGTATCTCTCACTTTATATATCACATGGTTTACAAATTCATAGTCCATCTGTTGACCAATTTCCTCAAAAAAACAAACATCCCCTAAAACATCTTCTCTGAATTTTGGTAAATTATGAGTATTGGGTATAGCGCACATACATTTTCCAATATTACCTCTAGAAAAATTTTGAACATTCCAAGCATAAGTGTTTCCCCATTTATGTTTAAAGATATACAATTTATTTTTAACCTTCAAAGTTTTCTTAATATAATCAAAAGCTCCATCAACATATCTATCATCATCATCAGCAAACATTATGAAATCTCCTTCCAACCCATTCAAATACATATTCAATAAAGGATGACCATACGCCCCCTTTCTATCACTTTCATTTATAATATGTTGTGTTTTAAATTTAAAATTATATTTTTTTAAAACATTAGCTACATAATCATGGTTTATATCGGATATTATAGTGAATATATCATTTTCCGATAATTGGTTAATAAAAGATTCAATCAATCTAGGTAGAGTCTCTCTACCAATTGTTGTACATACAACATTTATACTAAAATTCATAACACTTTTCAGTAAAATATTTGGACTCATCGTACATATCCATAATTTTCAAAAAAGCTTTTTGTAAATCTATCCAATCATCGAATTCAAAAAATTTAACATTTTTATCGTTTAAAACAACACCTAATACTTCTTGTTCGCTTATCAATTCGTCATATTTTTCAATATGTTGTATGAAAGTGTTTTTAAATTCTTTCAAAACCTCCAAATTTTTTTCTTTACTCCCTCCAAATAAACAACCTGGTACTAATTTCAAATCAACTCCAGTTAAATTTCTAATTCTATCTTTTAGTTCATAATTTATAACTATACTATTACCTTTCGTAGCTATAAATTCATGTTCTTCAACTTTTTCAAAAATTTTGTCTAAAAATATTTCCTTACCGTATATGACACCTCTCATATAATCCCTCCAACCATTATGGCAACTCGTACCAAACAATCCAGCATCCAACCAAACAACCAAATCATTACGATCATTCTCACTATGAGAAGAATTTTCCAATAATAATTCGATCTTATTCAAGATAACTTCAATATAATTTTTTACAGAATATATTCTGTCATATATGTCACCAGCTTGAAATCTTCTTTCTCTTATAGGATTTACTTTATTCAAATAAAAATCATTATTCAATTCTTTTTGAATTATTTTAACATTAGCTCTTTCACCAGTTCTATAAACATCATGTAAACGATGTTTATTTATAGTTTCTTCATTGCTGTATATGATATAATCATACTTATCGAAAATTAAAGAGTTTAATGTTTCAGCTAAAAGTGCAAAATTTTTATAAACCTCCCCACTCCTAGAAGGTTCGTATCTTAATTCATAGACTGAGCTAATTATTGTTTTTTTCATATTTTAATACCACTTATCATGTACAGCTATTAAAGCATTGACAGATTTTGAAGAACTGTTTCTATTATATATATCATTCATTAAACCAGCAAAACACATTTCATCTATATTTCCAGCTGGAGTATTATGCAAACCATCTTCTTTTTTAATTTTTATCAATTCATTCCAAGTTTTTATAAACTTCACGGCATTGCCGTTATTTATTGATATAAATTGAATACAATCTTCAACCATTTCGTTTAATAATTCTTTATCAAATTCTTTATTATAAAATTTTTCGTAATGTAAAAATCTTCTCCCAAGCATACTATTAGTATCAATCTGATCTTTAAAATTATATGTAACTTGACCAGTTATGGAATTTTCTATAAAAGTATTTTTTATAGTATCGTGATTATATATCGAAGAATTTGCAACAGCATCAGTGTCTGTTAAAACAACCTTTTCATATCCATTTTCAAATGCAAATAATAAAGAAAATCTTTTTACAGAAAAATCGAAAGAATAATAATTATCTTTCTCATAATTCAAATATGACTCATTATATGCTTTTACATTTTTTACATGAATGTTTTCTTTTTTTATAATAGATTCTGGAGAATCAGTTACTATAAAAATTTCAGGTTTGATATCTAAGAAATCAAAACTTTCAATCAAACGATTAGTTTGTTTATAATACCTCTCACCATAACAAAATGTAGAAATAGCATAATCTAAAATCATATTCTAACGTAACAACACCAAGCAGCTTTTTTAAAATCCAACTTTCCATATTCTATTAAATTATTTCTTGTTATAGAATCACATATATCCGAGTATTGTATCTCAAACCAATTCCAAATCTTTTTTTCAATATCATTTTTAAAAACAACATCACTTTGAGCATAGTCATGTGCCATTATAAAATCGTTTCTCTTAATATAATCGGAATAAAAATTAAATTCATTTATTTTAAACCCACCATCACACAACAATAATACTTTACCCCCATTGTTTATGAGATGTATCACATAATTTTTGAAAGTTTCAGTGGTTTCATCCATCACATGGTAATGAACACCCCTCTCTTTTAATTGAGCCTCAACATAATCTTTATGTGAAAAATCAAAAGTGTGAATTTTTTTTGACAGATCGTTTTCGACACATACATCATCTATAATATAAGTTAATCCACCTAAAGAAGTTCCTAATTCTATTATAGTATCAAAATTTTCTTCCTTTAAAAAAGTTTCAAAAAAAGATTTAATATCCTTTACTTGTTGCGTGGTATGTAAATTTTTATATAAAAAAAATGAGTCTATAGTTTCCATAATTTAAAAAAGATTTCCTGTAATTTTTTCACACCAACCTTTAGATTTGGAATATGGCCAAACCACCCAATACTTGGGTTTACTTGATGTTTGAAATTCTCTCCAAACTTTACAATATTTATCTGGATCGTTTAACATTGTATTGATTTCGGATATATCGGCATCTTTTCTGTATAAAGTTTCATCATTTTCATCGTGGAAAGCAACGCACCAGAATTCATAATCCTTTTCTGGAACTTGATGATAACCCACATCAATACAATGTTTGAACACATTAGCAAATTGTTTTTTCCAATTTTCTTCTCCACCCAATTCTTCAATAGATGGATTTGGTGGATCTTTCTTATCTAAAGTATATTGCTGAACCGATCTTTCAGAAAAAAGCAAGCCAGAATATTCTTCATATTCTCTGAGGGTTCTGATTTTACCAAAACCATACTTACCATCGTGACCTTCTTGCTTTTCACCATCCATACCGAAAAGTTTTCTATTGGTGTGATGAGATATTCTATTCCTTTCACCCCACTGTTTATCATCATCCCACTGTTTCGTTCTACCCTTTCTCGTATATTCGTGCCAAATTACAGCTTGATGAGGATGAAATAAATCATAACCATAAGTATAAGCTCTAGCCGCTATGGATATTTCTTCTCCATGAAAATAATATTCTGGATTATGTTGTACTTCTACACTAAATTCTCCAAGAGTAAAACACATATGAGCAGAATAAAATCTAGCTCTAGTTGGAGATTTTAATTCGGTATGGTTGGGGATATCTTCTGGAAGGAAGAAGACAGCACCCTCTGGAATAAATCTATCAAACACCATTCTCCAAGGTTTCTGAACTCTTTCTTGTGGATCATTTTCTGGATTAAATGATGGAGCGTATGCTGTCAATAAAGGCTTTTTATAACCCATATCTTGCAACTGTTTAACCATTCCTATTAGCGTTTCATCCCAATCTTTATTAAAACGCATATGTGAATCTATTTGTAAAGTATATTTTTCATCAGAATATAATTGTTGAACAGCATTTCTAGCCCAACAAACCCCTTTACTATCTTGATAAGGAACGTCTATTATTTTAAACCTTGTATCATTTTTAAACTCATCCAAATTTTCAGTATCGTCGTGTTGCCAACAGATAGCAAACACCAAATTTTCTGGATTTTTCGCATTATTCAAACAATCTTTTATTGTTGGTATTAGTTGAGGATCTCTATAGGATGCTATCTGAATGAATATTTTATTGTTTCGCATATTAAATGATATCAATTTAGTTTATCACAAAAAAGATATAATTCAATATAATATATTTTCTCGAATTATATAAAAATATTCTTTAAAGTTACTCTTAGATCCAAGATCGACTTTATGTTTTAGGATCTGTTGGAGTTGGTGTAGGAGTTTCTGTAGGTGTAGGAGTTGGTGTTGGAGTCTCGGTTTCTGTCGGTGTAGGTGTAGGAGTCCCTGTTGGAGTCTGTGTTGGAGTTTCTGTATTGGTTGGTGTCTGTGTTGGAGTAGGAGTCCCTGTTGGAGTAGGAGTCCCTGTTGGAGTCTGTGTTGGAGTTTCTGTATTGGTTGGTGTCTGTGTATTGGTTGGTGTCTGTGTTGGAGTAGGAGTTTCTGTTGGAGTCTGTGTATTGGTTGGTGTCTGTGTTGGAGTAGGAGTTTCTGTTGGTGTCTGTGTATTGGTTGGTGTCTGTGTTGGTGTTGTAGTCGGTGTTGTAGTTGAAGTCTGTGTTTGTGTGGGCGTTTGAGTCACAGTCTGTGTATTGGTTGGAGTTTGGGTTTGTGTGGGGGTTAAAGTTTGTGTTGGAGTGGGTGTTGGACTTAAAGGAAGTAATGGAGTTGTTAAAATTGCTCCAATATCTGAAATTGTTATTTTAAATCTTGAACCGTTATCTGCCAACATGATAACATTGTTTAATTGCACCAAATCGTTTGCCGTAACACTACCATAAATAGTAGTATTTCCAGAGACAGAATTATTGTAACAAGAATCTATTAAATCTGAAAATTCAGTTCCTATAGGTTTTTTTAAATCACTAAAACGTTCTTTTAAATATTCTGCACTCTGTATCGCCATTCTAATATTTAGTCAGAAAACATGGTGTTTTATCACCAACATAAGAACCTAATTGATTAAATTCAAAATACTCTAAAGCCTCTTCATGAGACATGCCATCGGACTCTAATTTGTTAATAACTTTATCGAGATTGTAACAAACTTTATAATCTTGACCGAATTGTATCGAAACCCCTTCGATACAATCGTCAAAACCATCCATAATAATCAAATCATCTCCAAAGTCTGATAAAAAATCTTTTACATTAGACATAAAACGTTTTTTGCAAAGTAGATACTGTAGCCTTTGAATCATTAATCATAACAGTTTCAAGTCCAAAATTACCATCATCGGACAATGACACTATACCAAAAGCATTCTGCCAATTTGGAGCAGAACCATATAAAGGATTCAAATCACACATACATCCCATTTCCCAAGCGTATATCTGCTTATCCTTTCTTTTACCTATTGATGGTATCCTTTGCGCTGTATATCCAACTCTATGAGTATGCCCCATTATGGAAGATTGGTAATACTTTTCTAAAGTACCTCTAGCGGAATATCCACCATATTTTCTAACAACCTCACCATGCAATACAACCAAATCGTCAGTCAATTCAACATAATCGGCCATTTTAACAAATTTTTTATATTCTCCCAAAAAAACATTTTCATAACTCAAAGTTTCTTTAATTTCTGGAAGACATGACAATTCTCCAATTCTTTCACTTAAATACCTCCACCATCTACCAAAAGTAGAATCTCCGCTATGATTACCATGAATTTCAACAATTTCAGCACCGTTAGATACTGATAAAAGATCTGATAAAAATTTATGATATTCAATTCTTTCTTCTAAAAGATTGAATTTTGTTCTAATATCTTTAGGATATCTGGATATGGCTAACATATCCAGAGAATCTCCATTTATAATGATAGATTTTGGTTGTAGCTCTGAAACAACTGATAAAAATATATCTATGGAAGTTTTACACTGCATCGGAAAATGTAGATCATTCAAAATCATTACATTATTCGTGTGTGTGTAATTATTTTTAGAATTTAATTTAAGATTTTGAACGTTTATAGGTGCCAATTGAGATAAAAAATCACAAATATCAAAATTTTTATCAAATTTACTCATATTCTCATATGATTTTATTGGATAAGTTTTAACAGATTCACATACATTAGTTCTACGCCTATCGTTAAACCAATCCCACACTGTAGATTTAGGAATATTTAATTTTTCAGAAGTTTCTGAAACTGAATATCCTTTATGTTTTAGATTTAAAGCTTTATTTTTTAAATCTGAGAGGTTTTGGTGTTTTTCGTTTTTAATCATATATGATTTCCTATCGATATTAACAGATTGAACAAATATGTCAATAAAAATTATTCAAACCTTAAACAGTACAACCTCTAATGTTGTCCCGCCAACCCTCCCCTGTTTAAGTATGCTCCTTCAAAATTTCAATAATCGTAATATATTCGTTCTCGCAAATTATTTATTTCAGGTTCTTGTCTTTTTTTCTGTTTATCTGGTTTAACCCCTCTAACCATGTAAACTATAATAGTATCAACCAATTCCAATAAAGCTGCTAAAAGAAAACATATAAGTGCTGTAATTTCACCTTTTAATAAAGCATTAAAAGATTGCTGAATTACATTATCATATTCAAATTTTACGTAATCTGGTTTGACTCCTATTTTTGAAGATACTGTATTGATAGCACTGTTTAATTTTATGGAAACATCGGCTAATTCGGTGAAATCTTTAGCTTTATTAACTTCAAAAATTAGACCCTTTTCTCCCAACAGAGCATCTATATTGGCAACTCCCTCTTTTAAGGATTGCATTTTAATATCAGTTTCTTTTTTAATTTTTTCCAACTCTTTAATTTTATTTTCTTCTAGAGTTTTTATCTCTAATTCTGATATTTTTTGTTGTTTTTCTATTTCCTTTTGTTTATTAGATTCAATTTCCCCTTTTTCTAAATCAACATTGGCTTGTTCTCTTCTTAATTCGGATTCTAATTCTTTAGTTTTTGGACCTGTTCCAGCTACACCAGAACTATACTTACCTTTAACACCTTGAGTTTCGTCTATTATAGCTTGTTGAGCTTTATTAACTCTATCGTTTAAGGATTTTACTTGAGATACAAATTTTTGTTCTATTTCTGTTTGGATTTTATTATTTCTCTCATTTATTTCTTTAATTTTTAAATTGAAAATTTGTTCTTGCTCTGTAGATTTTTCGTTTAATTTTTTCTCTAAATCTAAAATTTGAAAATTTAAAGATTCTCTAGCATCTTTATCGAAATAATTTACAATTTCTAAAACTTCAAATTTTTTAGTCAATAAAGATTGCCTAATACTGGTTTCAGAATAAAAACCAACAAAATCAAATATTGTCGGTAATAAACTTATTAAAATACATAAAACAGCATGTTTATATTCGAAAACTTCCTTACCATACATTATAATTTTAATACAATATGGTAATCCAACTACGGATAAAGCAGCTAAAAATATTAAACCAGTGTTCCAATCTGTCAATATTAAACTAAGTGCATGATAAGCAAAAGCGATAGCAACCACCATCACTATAATATAAACAAAATTTAAAGTCTTAGAAGCGAATCCATTCTTTGTAGGAAATCCAAACAATGTTGGATGTGAATCATTATCTTCAACTTTATTATCTATTAGAACTGGCATGTTCTAATATTTATCTTTTTTAATCAAGCCTCACATGATTTACAAATCATTATAGATCTAGCTAATTCTTGAGCGGGATTTGCGCTGCGTTGATAATACAAGGATTTAATTCCCTGTTCCCATGCGAAGATCATAAGTTCATTTACATCTTTTGGTTTCGTATTAGGAGGAATCATAATATTTAAACTTTGACCCTGATCAATATATTTTTGACGTTGTGCAGCTTGTATAACAATTTCTTTTTGTGAAATTTCACCAAATGTTTTAAACACTTCTTTTTCATTATCAGAAAGAAAATCTAAATGTTGAACACTTCCACCCTTAACAAGAATAGATTTCCAAGTTTCATCATCATCTTTACCCTTTTCCTTTAAAAGAGTTTTGAGATATGGGTTTTTAAATGTAAATTTACCCTTCGCAAGATCTTTTACAAAATAATTACTATTAAGAGGTTCTATACTAGGTGATACCTGTCCAAGAATAAAACTGGATGAAGTTGTAGGAGCAACCGCAAGAGTTGTTACGTTTCTTCTGTTGTATTCTGACTTATTCTCAGAAAGGGAAAATATTGGGGCGCGACCAAAAAGTTTCGCTAATTCACATGTTGCATGTTCAGAACGTTGTCTGATGAATCTCCATATCTGATTGTTCAATATTTTCGCCTCCATTGATTCAAATCCAATCATCTTGGATTGCAATAAAGAATGCCAACCGAGAACACCTACTCCTAATGCTCTTTGACTAATAGCAAAATTTCTAGGAGCTTCCATGAATTTCATTCCTTCGGTTTTTTCGATGAACTCTGACATTACCGCATCCAAAAAATAAACCAAAGTTTCTACCGCATCAGTATCTTTCCATTCTTCCCATGTTTCCAAGTTTAAAGAAGAAAGATCACATACAAACGACTCTTCCTCAGAATTAGAAAGCATAATTTCCGAACACAAGTTGGAATTATTAATTTTAATCCCTTTGTCTTTATAAATTTGCGGTGCTTGGTTGTTAGCATTATCACTGAAAAAAATGTAAGGATAACCAGATTCAAATCGTTTCTTGATAACAAGACCCCAAATTTTACGTGCTTCCTTATCACCCTCTACCATTTTTTTCATCCATTCATCCGACACAGAAACACCAATAGATAGATCTTGAATTTCACAACCTTCTGATTTGATTTTTAGAAATTCTTCAATGTCTGGATGATCGATTGGAAGATATGCGGCAAATGATCCTCTACGAACATTTCCTTGCGAAACAACATTCATGAGCTTGTCAAACAATTCCATGAAATGTACAGAACCTGTAGATTCTCCACCAGATGAAATTGGAGTTCCTCTTCCTCTTACGTTACCAAAATAAGCAGATGTACCACCTCCATGTTTGGTCATAACAGCGGTTTCGGAAACTTTCTCCATAATTCCTTCCATTGTGTCTGGTATATATGAACCGAAGCAAGAGATAGGAAGACCTCTTTTACGTCCGAAATTGCTCCATATGGGGCTGGATAAGGAATAAAATCCTCTAGCCATATAATCTTCAAATTTATCAGCAAATCCTTCAGAGTTTAAATATTTTTCTGCTGTTTCTGCAATATCTCTAATTCTTTGTTCTGCTGTTTCTCCCTCTAACAAATAACCTCTTTCCAGAAATTTTCGTGAGTCTTTGTTAAGCCATTCGTATTTGTTTGTCATATAATTTAATCTAAAATTGTGCTATCTGGAATATCTTTTTCTGGCACAAGATAAACATCTATTACCTTTTTATGTTCAACATCTCTTGCTTTTTTTAATCTATTCAATCCATCCGATACCGATAAACCATAACTTTTGTTTTTTATAACCAATAATGGAAAGGAAGTATCAGCCTTCATCATTCTCTTATTTGATTTTTCTGGATCATCTTTATTTTGTTTATCCCACCATTTCAACTCATGTTCAAGCTTTGAAATCGAAAAATCTTTTTTAAAGTATTTTTCTTTATTTTTCTCTGCAAATTTTACAACAGCGTCAACGGATCTTTTAATTCCATTTTCATCTGTCATAATACCTAGATCTTTTTTTTCTAAAATTTGGTTGATAAGTTTATCAAATTTCATATTTTAAAATAAATCGTCTTCTGAAAATGATTGGGATTTTTTGGAGTACTCAACTGGTCTGGAATGAAAAAAGTCAGTCATATTATTTCCCAATAATTCCTCTTCGAACCACATTGTAGAAGAAATAAGTTCTTTGTCAATCTCAAAAGCTGGGGGAAATCCAATCATTTTAAGGGATTCGTTGATTCTGTTTTTTACAAATTCTTTAAGAATAACGGCACTAAGACCTTCCTCTTTAATTCCATTTATCATCCAGTCGATAATTTTTGCTTCTGATTCATATGCTTCCTTTGCTTCGGAAACAACTCTTTCTACAAATTCATCATCAAAAAGATCTGGATATTCTTCTCTAATTGTATTGATTATTTTAGCACCAACAAGAGCATGGATATTTTCTTCATTGCGAGTATATTTTACTTGTTGATCTGTATCTTTAAGAACGTTCTTAAAACGAGCGAACCAATTGATTACATAGAATTGAGAAAACAATGATACGTTTTCAACGAACAATGTAAAAAGAGTCAAGGCGTATACATATTGCTTCTTAGAATCCTTGTAATAACGATGCGTGTATTTCTTTAAATATTTTACCCTACCTTCAATCCAATCAAGTTTTAGGTTCTTCTCAAATACATCTTCTAGCCCAAGTGTAGAGATTAGACGTTCATATGCATTATTATGAATAACTTCTGTGTTAGCCATAACATACCCCAAATCTTGTAATGCAGGATGTGGAAGATTTTCACCAAGCTTTGACCAGAAAGTTTTTACTGCTATTTCAATTTGTCCAATAGCAGACAAAGTGCGTATGACTATTTCTCTTTCTTGATCGGTTAAATTTACTTTAAATTGTTGAACATCAGACTTAAATGAAAATTCTTTATCTGTCCAGAATCCATTGTGCATAGCTTCTATAAATTTATCAGTCCATGGATATTTGTTCGGTTTGCGTGAAATTTGTTCTTCGAAAATCATAGTATTATATTTTATTTAATATGAACGCTTCTCTATCAGTTTGGAAATAGAAACATCATATTAATAGATTTAATTCTTTGATAACTAGGCAAATTACCATCTTCCGCGAAAAAGTCATTATATGAAAATTTCGGAAAATATTTTAAAATATGTTTAGAATCAATAGGATATAACCCATAATCTAAATATAAAAAATTATCACCACATGTTAAATCGAACTCATTCAATGTTTTATTATAAAAAAACAAATCTATAATTTTATATTTTTCAAATATATTCAATAAACTAGAATGTTCATCCTTTAATGGCAATAAAGGGCCATAAAAATTTCTATCTAAATGATTTATTCTTATTGGATTGAAAGATTCCTTTATATGTATTCGATTTTCGTCATATTTACTCTTAATATCACAACCTATAAATACACCTCTTTTTTCCAAAGGTGAATATTCTAAAATTGGATTTTTTTCAAAAGAATAAAAATCGTGTTCCATATTAGAGTTATAATAACACATCAACACATCTTATCAAGCATTAAATGTGGTGGCAACATTGAAATTTGGCAATTTGTATATTACACCTTTAGAATTATTAAAAATTACAGTGCATCTATCACCAACAACCATGGGATTCGTTGTGATTTTATCTTGATAATTCACACTTCCCAAAACATTACCATTAGAAGTATCTATACATTTCAACATATTAGCGTCTAATATCACACCATAAATTAAAGAATTCATATAATTATTTAATTGACAACATAAATAACTCTATGGATGATGAGAATAAATTCATAAAATTTATTATAAGAAAAGGTGCTGAAGTTAACAGGGATGATGTGGTATACGATGAAGCCGAACCCGTTTATGTAACTGATTATAAAAGATTGTTTATAGGAGACGGAATAACACCTGGCGGTGTTTTAACATCAAATAAATTTTTAGGTTTTGCCAATTTTAATTTAATAACTAACCAGTCTGGAGTTATATCGGCGTATAAAGGAGATTATGTTTACGATAATACTACCAACAATTTATACGCATTGAGTGGAACAATTCCTTCGAATATATTGTCTTATGCTAGAATAACTAGAAATTTTGTAGCAGATAATATCACAACCACATTAACAGAAAGTAGTGCTTTTTCTGTTAAAAAGTTAAGTTTAGACGCTCAATATTTACAAGATTCTTCTATAGGTAGAGGTTTAGAGAAATATTCTAGTACAGAAATAAGATTAGCCAACCCCTCACAAGAATTATATTTCGATCTAGCCAATAAATTAGCCATAAGTCCAAATGGTATTTCTAATGATATGTTAGAAATTATCCAAGGTAATCATATTAAAGGTAATCTTGGAGTGACTGGTAATGTTGAAGATATTCCTTTACAAGACTTGGCTAATGTATTGGCACCATTATTAGCAAATTCATCTGGTCAAACTTTAGGGGTACCTGTGGGTACGGTCATAGACTATGCTGGACCAACTCCACCCGAAGGTTATCTTTTCTGTAATGGTCAAACTTTATCAGCATCAGAGTATCCCGAATTGTACAATTCTATAGAAAATTACTGGGGAGGTACATATCCTTTATTCAATTTACCAGATTTTAGAAGAAGAGTATCTGTAGGATCTGGTGGTACATCTACGACAAATTTAGAAAATGCTTTAGGTAGTGTTGGTGGATCAGAAACAGTTATTCTGGAAAAAGATGATATACCATCACACATTCACACTTATCAAGGATTTTCCGAAGAGAATGGTAATTACTACATACAAAAATTCGAAAATCCTGATGGTAATTTTTCATTTAAAGATATTCCAAGTGGAGATGGTTCCATTAACGGTTTAAACATTGGACCTTTGGGAAGACCCGCTAATATTATCCAACCTAGTGTTGTTGTAACAAAATGTATAAAAGCTTTTTAATGAAATTTGATGATGAAATATTGAGAATAATAGAAGCCTTCAATATATACCCAAGATCTAAAAACGTTCAAGGATTGCAAGCTCCTGTACCTTCAACTAATATTAACACTGTAGGTTCATTACCAGTAGGTTTTAAAGGTTCTGGACCAGCTGGTATAGCACCGTCCAGCATGTCAACAATTTTAATAAAAAAACCAAAGAAGAAAAAAATTAAAAAGAAGAAAGATTCTTCTCTTTAATTTCATTAGAAGCTATTTCCAACATGGATTTTAAATCTGGATTATCCATCATTTGAATAATATTTTCGTAAGGATTAACGCCTTTATTATCTTTATCCACTTTAGATAGGTTGTATATATCTTCTAAAATTTGATTGATTTGATCCTTTAATCTGGAAAATGTCGTTATACCCTTATAACTCTGTTTTAATTTATCAAATTCTTCCTCTTCTTCGGATTTAACAGGTAGTGGGAAATTTGAACCTCCAGCCATAAAATCTCCAGAAAATTTAGAATTGTTATCCACTGCACTATTATTGGCATCGTTTTCTTTTAAAATCCAATTATCTATAGATGGTTGCCAAAAGTTTCTCATATATTTATTTAGTTTTTAATGTATCAACGACTAACTTCTTCCCAATCCATAGAAGCGAAAATTTCGGAACCATTCGCAGTACGCGCAGCGGCAACCAAAGTTAATTCAAAAGGAGTATTTGTTAGTTTATTTCGTTCTAATTGAAATTTAAACAAAGCTTCTTTGAGAATATCCAAATTCGGAGAACCTTGATTCGAAGCATTTAAAAATCCACTAGCCAATATTCTACCACCAGCGTAACTAGTTCCACTTATATTATATTCCACAGCACTATCAATTCCTGAATTTATCCAAGATCCTCCTGATGTAACTCCGCTTGCTCTAACTTGCCAGTTGTAATCAATTCCATTCCCTCCCGCAAGAATTGATAAAGCCGTTAAAATAACAATCGCATCCAATCTATCTGGAGAATCTTTTAATCGAATTGAAATAATTGGATAAAACGTACCAGCTACTGCGAAAGTTCTTGGTGTAGTTATTGGAATCGAGACTGCTTGTTGTAAGCCTCCTAATTCATAACCGCCTTCGGAAATTACGGTAGAACATATTTGTTTTAGTGTTTTAGATCCACCTGTTGTAGCTGCTTTATTAGTAATCTCATATCTTAAAGGTAAAGAAGCTGTAGTAATATAAGTTGAATCTATAATATTAGCATGATGGAATGAGTGGCAAACAATAAACTGTCCATTAACACAAAAACCAACTCTTACTGTTCCTACGCCCAACCATTCGATATCCATCCAAAGAATTTGTGCTTTGGATGGATCTAAAATTATACCAGAAGAACCAGTTCCATCTAGCTTATCGCCATTCCAATTGGATCGAGAAACTACACTCTCTACAATGGAACCTGTGACGAGTGATCTTTTGACTATACTAATATTATCATCATCTAACTGAAAGTATATTCCATTCTGATCTCCAAAATATCCCACCCTCTGTCTTAAATTGGTAGCAGAAGAAGCCATGACAAATGTATTCATGACAAGCAAGGACTTGCCAGGTTGATAGGAGAATACTTTTGTTGTTTCTCTTATCGCACTTGCTCCTGTTGTATTAGTAACATTCAAGTCCATCAATCCCTGTGATTGATTGAATGAAACTGAACCTCCATTCGCGGATAGCGTAGACCATAAATTATTATCCCTGTAACGATGTGAAGAATCAAAAAGTGTTAAAGGATTTGAAACTCGCATTCTATTGAATGCATCAAAATTAGGGGAATCGGCAAATGTTATTGGAAATCCTTTTGTTGTATCTACTGTAGCTACTATATTTCCAGAAACTGGAATAGTTCTTGAAGCATGAATTGTAAAATCTGTCGTAGATAATGTTCTAAAATTTGAATTTAATTTTAATAATTCACGATAAGTATCATCACAAGCAGATGCTGTATCAAAAGTGTTACTTTCTAAATCATCTGTGTAAGTTTGGATATAAAATATTTGAGATGATATGGCGTTTAGTAGGGTTTCAACTCTTTGATTGCTAACCGTAATGTTATTTGCGCTTAAAGATATTTTTATATCCTCTGGATTTACTAAATGCGTTAAAACGGCATATTTCGAATATACATCCACTGATGAAAGTGGTTTTAGTGCTGAGTTTTGTGGAAATGCATTGCTAGTATCTGGATAGGAGAAACGTGTGACAGAAATTGGGGGAAAAGTGGTATTTTCTCCCAGTTCTAAGAATTTTCCTTGCTCTGCTGTTTGATAAGATGTGATATAATTAGCCACTTATATTATTTATATCTTCTAGGCGAACCAAGTTTCTTTCTTTTCGATAATTTCTCTTCTACAATTTCGCTTAATATTTTTTTATCTTTTTTCGATATAAAATTAACTATTTTATTAAAATTTAAATATATGATAAAAATAAACGATATTGAAATTAAACATATAACAAATTCCATATGTTAAATAGTTATATGAACTATATTCTAATTTCAATATTATCTCTATTGATGGTTTCTTGCACGACCACAAAATATGTTGAAAAGCAATCGGAAGAATTGAGTAGATCGGTTTATGCTGTTAAAGACTCTTTAGGCTCCGCTCGTTTTGATCTTGCGGAGAAATATTCTAATGAAAGTACTAGACTGGTAGCTCCCCCAAAACACAGAATAAAAATAGAATCAATCGTAAAAACCAATAGTAATAATCAAACTGAAAGAGTTGCTCTTTTACCACAATCCAATAAAAAAGATAAAGTAATTCTAGCCGAATCTCCAGAATATCTCGATTTGTTAAAGGATGAAAGAGTTTTAAATCAATTAAAAATAGATAATGACAATTTAAATTTATATTCTAAAGAAGTTGACAAACAATTAACAGAACAATATAAAATACAAAATGACATGGTTGTGAAAATACAAGATTTGGAAAAACAAATTCTTCAAAAAGATAAAAAACTTTTGCAAAAGGATTTAGCAATTCTTTGGAGAAACATAACAATAATATCTTTAATAGGTGTTATGGGAGTTGGTGTATATCTCAGAATAAAAGGAATTTTATGAATATAATAATGTCGATAAAAAAATGGTGTGACGATAATCCTATAAAATCAATATTTATATGTGGTTTTCTAGTTGGTTTTATATTTGGGGGTATTTTATTATAATGTGGGATAAGATTGTAAATATAGCAAAAACAGCAAGTTCTATGTTGCATAGCGGAGAAGTTCCACCAAACACTCCAGCTAGATACAAAGAGGATTTGAGTAAGGTGAATTTTTTAGCATCTAAAAAATTCTATGTTGTTTTTTGTTCTGTTATAATTTTGGCATTTTTTTATATTGGTAGTATTTTTGTTTTATTTTTAACTGCTGCTAGTCCAGCATTAACTCTACCATTTGTTTCTATTTTTACAGAAACAATTAAAATTTTAGCGGTTATAATAGCTAGTTATCTAGGTGTTCAAACTGTTTTAGATTATAGAATGCAGTCTAATTCTTTGATTGATTTAAAAGGTGAACAAAAATTTATTAAAGAAGAAATTCGTGTAGAAGAATATCTATCTGGACATAAAGAAGATGACTATAAATTAGAAATTGATTAATTATGGGAAAAGAGAAAACATTTTTAGATTATGATTGGACTCCTGTTATAGCTTTTGAAAGTGGTGGCGAAAAGTATTACAATAAATTCTTAAAAAAAATGACTTGGCCAAGGGGGGCTTCAGGAATAACTATGGGAATAGGTGCAGATCTTGGATATATGAGTGAAAAGGAATTTGATACTTATTTTTCAAAATATTTCACTGATGATGAAAATAAAAAATTAAAATCAACAATAGGATTAAAAGGTGAATTAGCTAAAAACGCATTACATAAAGTTCAAAATATAGAGCTTTCTTGGGAAAATGCTTCAGAGGCATTTGTTGATTGGACGTTACCCAAATTTTGGAATTTGACCAATGCTCTATGGTCAAAAATGGATGAATTGTGTGAAAATGCTCAAATCGGATTAGTAAGTATTGTGTTTAACAGGGGAGCATCAACTAAAGGATTTTCTAGAACAGAAATGCTAAACATAAAACCATTGGTATTAAAAAAAGATTACAAAGGAATAGCTAAAGAGATACGTTCCATGAAAAGGCTTTGGGAGGGTAAAAATATGGATGGTCTTATAAAAAGAAGAGAAGAGGAAGCGAGAATGGTAGAAAGTTGCATTTAATCGACAACTATGCAATACGTGGGGCATCCATCCTCTGTTAAAAAATCTATTTTTAAATTTTTATCTCTGCAAAATTCATCGACAGCATTAACTACGCTTTGAAATATATTTTTAGAATAATCGTGACCACATATATGTTTACCTTTTTTAATTTTTCTATAAGAAACTTCTAAGTCTTTTTTGACACCCTCATAACTATGATCTCCATCAATATAAATCAAATCAAAATATCCGTCTGGAAAATTATTTAATACATTAAAACTACATCCCTTATGTAGATGAATAATGCTGTTATTATCGTATTCGTTTTTAAGTTTTAAATATTCATCGTTCAAATTTGTCCATACGACATTATTTCCATCTTTATCACCAGAACACATTTCACCATCGAAAATATCTATTAAATGTAATTCTTTGGGTTCCATTTTCTCATATATTATTTTTGAAAAATCTCCTTTAAAAACTCCAATTTCAGCTACAATTATATTTTTAGGCAATATATCTAAAAGATCGTTTCGCGTTTTTAATATTTTCATTTTTTTATAATTTTAATTCCAGTATAATCTATCTTTTCAATAGAAATATTAACATTTTCAAAATATTCATCAAATGCTTTTTTCGAACCTTGCCAATGACCATAATCATCGACAATTAAAACTCCATCATTTTTTAATTTAGGATATAACACATCTAACTCTTTTTTTGTGGATTTATACCAATCAGTATCTAATCGTAATAAACTTATATCTTTTGGAATATTTTTATCACAATTTAATGTTTCAACTATATCACCAACAATATAATGCACATTATCTACAGGAAATGTTGATTTGGATAAATTGTTTTTCACATCATTCAAATCAGCATATGCTTTCACAAGTGGCAAATTCATGATATCAATCGCTTTTCTACCATCACAATCAATATCAGCATCTTCTGGTTCAGTCATTCCTTCAAATGTGTCATACAGCCAAACGTGTCTATTAAACATTTTGTGATGATTCAAATATTCCATTATTCCTAAAATATTACCACCTCTCCATACCCCACATTCAACAAAATCGCCATCTATATTTTGCAATCTAACATATTCTAAAGAATCGAATAAAGATCTTATTCTTTCCAAAGAAGTCATTGTATATGGGTGTACTATTTCTATAAAATCGTTTATATTCATAAATTATTATCGTTTTTAAAACTTATCATTTTTTCAATTTTTTTATGATAATTTCCAGAATCTGTCGTGAAATGTATCGCGGTGCCGTTAAAATTATTCATATGATAACCTTTAGCTGTCACTTCATCGCTAAAAGAATCGTTGTATAAATCTTTTCTATATAAAAACACATTCAAATAAGGTTGTTCCAAACAATTATTGCCCTTATCCATATTATTTAACATATATTCTTCAATATCTCTAAACACATCCACCATATTGTTATTGAAACCAAAAATACCAGCATTCATGCCATATATATTTTTTTTAAAAATATCATCCCTTTCATAATCATTTATAAGATTACCGCCCCACAATTCATGTGACATCAAATCCGTTTCTTTACACAAATATATTTTATTTTCTCTTATTTTATCAAATAAAATGTCAGGATTTTTCAAAAAAAGAATATCCGAATCACAAAATAATATTTTGTTGAAATCTTTTATTTTTTCAAACTGATATATTTTGAATTTATTAGCACTAGATTGAAATAGATTTTCATTTTTTGAAAAAATAAAATAAGGTTTTTTTTGAAATTCAATCTTTTCCAATATTTCATTTTCAAATTCACTTATAAACAAAAAATCACCATCATAACCATTCTTATACAAACTTTCTATGCATAATTTCGTTAAATTTAAATACTCTATATTGTATCCTAAAGTAAAATATATTAATCTAGACATCGACCTAAAAATTTAATAAGATAATAACAATAATCAAGTTGATATTTGATCGAAAAAAGATAAAATATTATTGTGAAAATATGCATAGGTTTTAATCTGCACCATCCTTTAAATGAAAGAGTTTTAATTTCACAAAAAAGTCTATTGAGACTTAAAGAAAAATTTAATATAGAGTTGGTAAATTTAGATTTTAAGAATAGCGATAAAGTCAATGATAGTGATGATTTTAAAAATTTATATGTCTTGAAAGAGCATAGTAGTTTTTATACAAATGGTAGCAGTAGAGATTTACCAATGATCCATGATATGTTTAATTGTTTAAGTGATTACTCAGATGAAAATGGTATAGACATGTTTATATTTGTAAATTCGGACATAATAATATCCGATAGATTCATAAAACATATATTAAGCACGAATTTCGACACTTATTGTGCTGCCAGATTAGCTATAGGAAATATTGACTCTTTAGACGAGCAGCCTAAAGAAATTTCACATTATCAAGTTGCTGGATTTGATGCATATGCTGTAAAAACAAAGTGGTGGAAAGAAAATGGACATAAATTTCCAAAATACATTTATGCTATCAGTGGTTGGGATGTTGATTATGCCACTAAGATGAAACGATACGGTAATTGCGATTTTTGTAACAAATGGCCAGCGATGACTTTTCATATAATGCATGAAGAAATATCATCGAAAGATTCTCCAGAATTAATTTATAATAAAAATCTTTTATGGAATATAAACAAAGAAGATTGTGATATTTGGCATAATTATCTTTACAACGTTTTATTAAAAAGAAAAGGTGGTAATTATTGGCATCCTTTCGACAATGAAGTTGAATTAGAAAGAATTTATTTTAAATGAAATATTACGTCGATAAAAATTATTTGAAATTGGAAGATTTGGAATTGGTTACAGAATTATTATTTTCTTATCAACTTTTATCAAATGATGCTAAAAATTACATAAACAATAATCGTTTTTGGGAGTCTGGTATATTTTATAATTTAAATACGGTAGAATATTCAAACGAAAATGAATGTGATTATTTCGCATTACCTTTCAAATTCAAAAGTTCAAAAGAAGACAGATTTTTAAAAGTTTTACACAAAGCTAAAGAATTTAATAAAAAATTAATATGTTTGAATAACGATGATTTTGGTGGTGATTACGAAATACCTAGCGATATAATTCTCTTTAGAACATCTTTCGATTATAAATCTAAAATGGAAAATGAATACGCTTTTCCAGTTTTTATACCAGATATAATAAAAAACTCTAAAGGATATTCGAATAATTTATCTATAGGTTTTTGTGGAGATAGTAATAGGCCAGTTAGAAAAGAAGCTTTATTTGAACTCAAAAAAGGAAATATTCCATTGAATCATGATGAAGTGTTTTCTTTTTTTCAAAACCCAATAATTGATAAAAAAATTGGCAGGGAAAGATTTTTTAAAAATTTAGAGAATAACATTTTTGTATTATGCCCAAGAGGTTGTGGAAATTTTTCATATAGATTTTACGAGACAATGTGTTATGGTAGAATACCGATTTTCATAAACACTGATTGTGTTTTACCTTTTGAAAACTTAATAGATTATAAAAAAGAAATAGTTTTTGTCGAAGAGAGTGAGTTGACAAACATAAACGATATAATTAAAGAATATTGTGACAAAAAAGATTTAATATTACAACAAAAAAAGTGTAGAGAAATATGGGAAAATTACCTATCACCTAATGGTTTTTTAAAAAATATAGAAAATATATTATGAAAATTTATACAACCTTTTCATCTTCTCATAAAATTCTTTTTGATGAGTACTTTTTACCGTCATATAAGAAAGCGAACGCTAATAAACAATTTTCCCTATATGTTTCAGAAATGGAGCAGATAAGCAAAAACGGTTCTTACAGCACCTATGGATTTAGAGAATCGACTTCAGATAAATTGAAGGTTATTATAAAGGCAATATCGGATAATATGGGGGAATGGATAATATTTTCAGATCCAGATATTCAATTTTTTGAAGGTTTTGCGGATGATGTTTTAAAATATTCTGATAAAAATGTAGATATATATTGTCAATGTGATACTCCAAAATGTCCAGAAAATGTCATAATGTGTACTGGGTTTATGATTATAAATTGCAATGAGCAAATTAAAAAAACATTCGAATCATCTTTAACATACATTAACAGTTTCGAGCATGATCAATATGCTTTTAATTATTTCGCAAGAGATAATAAAATTAAGTTTAAGACTTTACCAGAAGACAAATATTATACCATAGCATATAACACAGGAAATGCTGTTTGGAATGGTGAGACGTATAATAACATTCCTAAAAATATTCTAATGCATCATGCTAACTGGACTGCTGGTATAGAAAATAAAATAAAACTTTTAAAATATATTAAAGATGAAATTACAGGAAAAGTTACTATTTGATACCACATATTTAAGGATAAAATATCCTTTAACGCCATATCCTTCTTATCATCAAGGTTTGTATTTAGAAGAATATTTTTGTGATTATTTTATAAAAAATTGTTTACACGAAGTATATGATAGATATTACCTTCCTATATTTTGGACCAACATATATTTAAAAAATTGGTTACACAATTACAGAAACCCAGTGCTGCAATGTTTCTTAGACACTTTGCCAAAAAATCAAAAATATTTCACCGTTTGTCAACACGATGACGCTCCTTCTGAAAATATAGATGGTTTTGACATCAAAGTTTTTTCCGCTGGTGGTAATTATTCTAAAGGCATACCAATACCTTTAATATGCGCCCCGATGAATGTCGATAATATTATAAAGGATAAAAATATTTTTTGCAGTTTTGTCGGATCTTTAACACATGATGTTAGGAAAAAATTTATAGAAACATATAAAAATGATGAGGAATTTTACATATCTTCCAGAGAATGGAATTATGGAATAAACGCGCAACAATTAGATTTATTCTCAAATATAACATCCAAGTCTCATTTTACTATATGTGCGAGAGGTTATGGTAAACAAAGTTTTAGATTTTACGAGACTTTACAATTAAGAAGCATACCAGTATACATTTATGATAATGATCCATATCTGCCTTTTTCGGACGTTATTGATTATAATTCTTTTTCTATAATACTAAATGTTAAAGATATTGGCAAATTAAAAGATATTTTAAAGTCTATTGATTTTAATAAAAGGATTGAAATGATTGAAAAGGGATGGGAAATATATAAAAATTTCTTCACTTTTGAAAAAGTAACAGAAAGAATTTTAAAAAATGTCTAATACGAATGGTGTAATATATTTTGAAGGTGTTGGTAAAAATAAAGGAGGATTATGTGACAGGTTAAAAGGTATGTATTCTTGTTGGATTTTATCCGAAAAATTGAATAAAGATTTTATATATAATATACCTCATCCAGTAGCTTTAAAAGTTAAAAATTATAAACAAATAAATAGCGAGGCTTTCACGGAATTGAATGTGATAGATTGGGAAAATTATTTACAATATTCTTCAAAAATAAAAAATTTGGATTTTCCAGAATTAAATTATAAAATACACACAAATATTGATTTCTCTAACGATTTCAATCATTATAATAGTTTTCAAATTTTTATAAAACAATTTTTCAATTTAAATCAATTTGAAAAAGAACATAATGTTCAAAAATACGATATAGGTATACATGTAAGATGTGGTGGAGAAATGGTTGAATGGAACGATTATGATTTTGGTAAAAAAATAATAGAAACGGAATTTAAAAAAAGATTGGAAGAAATAGCAAATTTTAAAAAAGAAATATTTTTATGCTCAGATTCCAAAAAAGTTTTAGATATGGTTGATAGTTATAATATAAAAAACATATACTTGAGTCCATATGAACCCAATCATATTGATAGAGGTTTCAATGTTACAGAAAATGACTATATTTCAACTTTTTATGATCTATTGACTTTGGCTAATTGTCGATCAATATATGCGACTCTCGGAGAGTTTGCTAAAACATCTTCTAGAATTTACAACAATGAATTACAATATTTTTACAACTGAAAAAGAACAATATCTAGTGGGTAATATCGAGTATGGTGGTTTTGGGGCCATGTATGCTAGAAGAAAACTCATAATGCAAATAGCTCAAGCCTTTAACAGAATACCCATCTTTAGATATTCTAAAGATTATGTATACGATGATCCATTTTTAGAATTTAATCCAAATATAAATGATTTAAAAAATAAAGGCATAAAAGAAATTAAAAAATTTGATTTCACTGATAATGATGAGGTAGCGGTTTTTTTCGATTTCGGTTCGTATTGGAATAGTGAAAACATGCATAAGTATCAATGCTGGAGTCCTGATAAAGAAGATTATGTTCAATATTCTGGATATATGTACAATCTTTTAAAGTTAAAGGAAGAATATTCATTAAAGGTAGAAGAAAAGATAGATTTTTTAAAACATAAGTATGATATAAAATCTTTCGATGATTATATAGCAATACATTTAAGAAGAGGCGATAAAATAACAGAAACTAATTACATTAACGATGTTACATTGTTTGATTATGTGGAAAATTTAAACATAGGGAATAAAATTTTTGTTACTAGCGATGAGTTGGATTATATATATGAAATTGAGCAAAAATATCCAAATTTTGAATTTATTTACGATTCTGAAGAAAAAAGATATGGGAATAAAACTATTTCTAATGTTGATATGGTGGCTATGAATCCTTCATTAAAAGAACAAGAGACTTTAACATTTGTAAAAAATGTGGAGATTTTAAAAAGATGTAAAGTTGTTATTGGACCTCATAGCGCACAAATGACTAAAATAGCAGGTTCTATGAATTCTTATTTAAAAAATAAAAAGACTTTGCTTCTTATAAATACAGAAAGCGATAAATGGGAATTAGAGACTATGGGTAGCTCTGAGCAAACTGCTTAAAAATATTTTTCATAATAGTCTTGACTTGTTGTTCTGATGTATCTGGAACACAATTATTCCAAGCTGGTAAGACTCCATGTTTTTGTTTGAAATATTCAGCCCCCCTTTGAATATTATCAGACCAGTCTTTTCTAGGTCTAATTGTACTGCTATTTTCCGAACATTCTATTTCATCCAAATATTCACAACTATTGGCCAGATCAGGCCAATTCCAATAAGGTGTGGTATAGCCTTCCTTTGAAATTCTATAAGAATGCTCAACATGCTCAAACGCATTTACAAAATTTTCATCTATAGTTCCACATTTATATAGAACTTCTCTACTATAATAACAGAACGCCCCAACACTGTGAGTATTTATAGACAATTTTATATCCCCATAATCCACTATATATCTAGGACAAGGTTTCCCCTTAGATACCCCATTTTTATTAGCTGGACCATGATATGCAAAACAAAAATGTTGTATACCAGTTATTTTTCTAGCACGAATATATTCGTTAAAAACATTCGGGTCTTTTACAATTATATCGTCTTCAATAATAAAAATATGGTCCGCTCCAGATTTAATAGCATTTTGAAATAAAATATTTTTACTTTTACCCACTCCCAAATTTGTTTTATTTTTTATATAAAAATCATTTCTTTCAACCTCAACATCGATCTTACCATCATTAACAACTCCAATAAAATCAACATTATTAGATTTTTTAACAGATTGATAACATTTTTTAAAAAAATCTGTTCTATCGCAAGTAACTATTCCAACAAATACCATACTTGTTTAACTTATCTCCAAATATAAATAATTCAAATGGCTGATGGAATTAATATTAGAATTTTACCAAGAACTGAAGTTTTAGATCCTCAAGATCTTTTTATTTTGGACAATAAATTTTTAGGAACACAAACACTGGCTTTCAGTTCTGTGGTTCTTTCTGGTTCTCAAGTATCCTTTTATTCAGATTTTTTAAAATTATCATCTTATACCACAAGCACTTTACTTAGTGGAGGTATATCACCTTCTGGTAACATAATACCATCAAAAGAAGGTATTATATATTATTCGTCAAATACAAAAGATTTATTCGTTTCCGTTGGAAGATATTCTGAAAAAGACTGGAAGAGAATATTAACAGTAAATTATTAAATATGGCATTATACAATACTAAAAGCGTTAAAGATTTACCACAAGTTGAAGAAGTTATAGATGGCAATTATCTTCTTATTGAAAATGATTTGGGTACCAATATTATAGATTTTAAAGATTTTGTAATAGGTCCAAATAATGCATCTTTTTATAACACTATAGTATCATTATGTTCTAGATCCATTTCAATGTCTGCCACAGTAGACACTAAGTTACAATCAACGAGTGCCAAAATAGTCGAGGAAAATAACACTAAGATAGATGCATTAACAGCAAATTATCCTAGATATTTTGTAGTTTATCCGAAGAATCAATTAACAGTGGTTCAAGGCTTGAGATATGGTCAAACCATATTTAATAGTGAATTGGCGAGCATTGTTCCAGCCGATGTTAATGTGATACCAACCAATACATATGCTGCAAACATGAATTGGGTATTATTGTTATCGAGCACACAAAATCCAGGTAATCCTCCAAGCCCAACGCCTTACAGTTACACAATAACAATTTCCTCAACGACTACACTTTCTCAAAATGCGGAGTTCGATTTACGAGTTTTAACCTTTTATTAATTTTTATTTTAAATGAAAATGTAAGGCTTTTGTAATTTTTCTCAAAATATCTCTATCAGATACCTTCTCGGCCTTTAATCTAGTTACTTCCTTTTTAAACGCATTAACAAATTCAGAAGATAAATTAAAATTTCTAGGGTAAAACATCCTAGACTTTGTTAATATTGAACCGTAACTCTCTAAAACTGTATTGACTTTTTTATAAAACTTCACATTATTATTTATATCTTAATAATAGGAGTTTTCTCATCGTTCAAAGCTTCTTTTTGTTCATACAAAAGCTTTTGCATTTCTGCCAATTCGTTAATATCTAAAAGAGATTGATCCTCACCATACATATTACCATCATCTGTAACATACATGGCTATTTGAGCAATTCTTTCATGCGGTTGACCATATATGTCGATAATAGCTGGTGCATTATCTTTTTCAAAGAAAGGTAGTTCTTCAGCACCTTTTTTATACTTCTTTAAGATTGCTTTAAATAAATTATCAATTTCTTCAACGTATTTAGGATCAACTTCTCTTACACCATTCTTTTCAATAGGAGGCATTAAATCTCTAGTACATATGAAAATGACATCGAAATGCGCCATCGATTTCCTAACTTTAAATAAAGAATTTTCTATAAATTTATCGTTAAAACCTTTAACTCCATTACCATAACACCACATGGAATATATTAAATTATCTAAAGGACATCTATCAAAAACAACATTTTGATGCAATGTGTAGGGTTCAGCTTCAGCGCATAAGATGTCTAAAATTTCTTCCTGCAATTTTGGAGTAGTATTTTTAGAATGATTTTTCTTTTTAATCAATTTCCTATAATTACTATTAATTAGTTGATATTTAGGCCATTTTTGCAAAAAATGTTGAATTATTGTACTTTTACCAGTACATGCGGCTCCACTAAATGCAATTCTCATAATGATATATTATCTCAAAAATTACAATATTCAACTAAAATATATTACCAAACATTATCTAGATTGTATTCTAGCAGGAGGTCTATCTGCTGTAGGAGATTGTTGTTGTCTAACAGAAGGTCTATTAGTTGTTTGAGACTCTTGGCTGTTCTTCTCATCTTCCTTTTTACCACCTGAGAAAAAGTTTTTAATCGATGTGCCAACATCTCCAGCAAAATTGGAAGCAGAACCAGCGGCACCGCTCATTCCAGATTGTGGTCTAAAATCTTTACCTTCTCTTCTAACCTGAACATATTCTGGTTTATTATACTCACCTCTACCTTTTTTTGGATTTCTGATATATAATTGAGTTTTTGGATTATTAACATCTTCCTGTGTTGCTGGTCTATATTTCCCACCACCCATATCAACATATGATGGAAGAGTGTCTTTTCCAAATTTGATAGGCGTTGGTACTTGATATTTTGGGGTCTGATCCGATGTTGTGGGTGTCGTTGAAGATCCTTGAACATTTCTTCCTAAAGTAGCTGCATTTTTATAATCAGATGAAGCATATGCCTTGTTTATGATGGGTTGAAACTTTTTAACATCATCTGGATTGTTTATATCGAATCTTTTACCGTTATTATCGTAAAATTGTTTTAAAGCAGATTTTAATACTTCATTTTTACCTTTATCTAATGAACTTGCTGAATCATATTCACCACCCATGTATTTTTTAAACACATTTTTAAGTCTTTCATCAGCGGCTAATTCAGCTTCACTTCCAGTAGCTTGTGTCGTTTTTTCCGCTTCTGAAGATACTTCATTTCCAGCAGTTTCTTGTGACGGCGCGGCATCTACTCCACCATCTGGTACACTCACAGGTTCAATTTCTTCTATAGATGCATCTTTGCCAGCAGTGGGAGTTTCACTTTCAACTTCTTCTGGAGTATCACCAGAGTTTATTATCTCTATTACAACTGGTTGAAAATCTGAATTATAAACACTTGGAAATACAGTTACTAAATTGTTTTGAAATTCTCTAAAAGCATTTGTGGCTTTTTGATCATTGGAATTTAGATAAGCTTTACCAGCATCTGTATTTGCAGCATCTTTATATCCATTTAAAAATTCCAAAGCTTTTTCATACATGCTAACGCCGCCAGGTGTTTCGACTTTAGGATTATTTAAAAATTCCTTTTTTTGTTCTTCGGATAAATTTGAAAAATAATTGTTAAATTTAATTATTTTAGAAATTACATCTTCCATGTTATTTTCATTCTGTTCTCTCAATATTTTATATTTCATAATACTATTAAAAAGTGGGTTCTGGCAAGTTTGCACTTGAAGATGATCTTTTAGGTTTAGGTGATGGTTTAGGGGATGGGGAAGGCGATGCTTTAGGAGTTGCTTTTGAAGATGGTGAGGGGGTTGGTTTTGGTGATGGTTTACCATTCTCGGAATCTTGAGGTTGATTTTCATCAGATGATGTAGACATCGCAACATTCGCACCAACATGTGCCAATAATGTTCTAGCACCAATAGCACCTAAAACTGCAACTAAAATTTCTTGCATATTTTTTGGTGAAGATTTAAATATTGTTTTAAAACCATTTATAAATTCTGGTTTTGAAAAAATAATATTTAGTATTTTTTGAATAATAGCCATTATACCTTTAAAAACATAAGCATTTTTGGATGCAGCACTTATAGCAGAACCGCCTTTCCAAGCCACTTTCAAAACCTTTAATCTACCAATCATTGGTATTGAGAAGAATATACTCAATAAAAGTTCAAATTTATTTTCATCTGAAGGATCGGATTGGTATTTTTTTAAATTTTTTTCAACATCTGGCCAACTGGTAATGCCTGTTGGATCAAGACATGATAAAAATTCCCCAATTGGATGTTCGAGTATTCCTTGCAAATCGATCAATCCATCAGTGCTTCTTTTTATGGATTCCATAAAATCTGAAGTTAAACTATATTTTCCAGAAAAATATCCTGCTATCGGTGCTGCTATAGCGGCTAACAACGCTAACGGCACTGCTTCATTTATAAGTTGTACATTATTTTTATAATTTTCAAAAATTAACTCGCAGTCTTTATTCATAATATCTTTATTTATTTAGTTTTTTTTTATTTATGATATCAATTTAAGGTTTGAGTTTATAATACAAATATTTTTAATTATATACAAGAGCAGGATTCCTCCAGACACTACCATCCCACCATTCAAAACCTTGAAGATTCTTTTTATAGGACAAAAAATGTACATAGTATTGAGATATGTATAAATACTCGTAACCTTCTTTGAATAATTTGTCTATCATAAAATAATAAGATAGAGTTCCATAAGAATGTTTTTTACTCGACTCATCCCAAACCATCATTGGAAAGTAAGGTATATTATCTCTAAAATATAAAAGTCCGCAAAAACAATCATCGAAAAAGAATTTGAAAGTATTGGGGTCTTCTAGAAGAATAGGTAAAGTTATACTACAGTATTTTTCTTTATTCGCCATTTGAGCGATTTCCAGTACATCTTTATCATATGTTATATTAATTTTTGAAAGTCTTTTCTGTCTTTTTTTAGATATGGGTTTTAATTTCAACCTCGAAGATCTAACTTGATACCAAGAATCGCTTTTAGGAAATTCAGGCAACCACCCGTTCTCAAACATATATTCGGATGTTTCATGCTCTTGTTTTGCTGTAACAGTCAAATAATTGTGTCCATCGGTATACAAGCCGTCATTGTGATCAAAAAAAATTTTCATTTGTTTTTTTAAATTTTAATTCAAAAGGCTCCACATAAGGATAACCATCTTCTATATAAAGTTTGTTGTAATTTAAAATTTCATCAGTATGGTACTTTATACTTCTTTCGCCAAATGAAAAATTGACTTCTGGTAAGTGATTAACGCTTAAACATTCAAAACCATATTTTTCAGCTATTTTTATCACATTAGATACAGTTTGGGGATAGTACTTGAAAAAATTTTCATAATATTTCCTATTTTGTGTTTTTTCAAAAGTATCAGAAACATCAAACGTTTCTTTTAGAAATAAAATTCCTCCGTCTGCAAGAACTATATTACAATTTTTTAAAGTATTTTCTATTTTGGAGTGAAATAAACTCTCTAAAAAAACACAATGGGTCATGTCTTTTCCAGTATAATTTTCCATGTCTTCGACTTTAAATACGCAATTTGGAAAATTTGTTCTGGCTTGTTTTACACATTCTTCACTATTAGAAATGCCTTCAGCGTAACATATTTTACTTAATTTATCAACCATATAACCTGTACCACATCCCATATCAACTACCCTAGAATTTTTGTCGATACCGCTTTGCTTGATAATATGATCCATGAATTCTTTTTCATCTTTACCCACTGCAAAATTGCAATAAAAGGGAACCTCTAATGGATGACTAAGCAATCCAATTTGAGCGTTGTAAAATTCTCTAGCGTCTTTCCAAGGAACTTCTATTGTTATATAATTCTCACCAATTTCGGTCATATGTATTATATACTAATAATAAATAAAATTACAAAATATTATTTATTAATAAAATTTTGTAATTTCTTACCACTCTCAGAATTTGATATAGCACCCCATGCTTGAGATAATGTTCCTTGTAAAGCTTTTTGCATTGCAGATGTTGAAAAATCCATAACAGCGTTTCCAGCATTTTGTAAAGTATCTTTCCAAGAATTATTTTCTGGTGGCGTGGTATTACCATCTTTATCAACATTTTCTTCTTTATCATCTGGAATTGTATTATTCTGTTCTATTCCAACCTTAGAAGATCTTGCAACTCCAAGATGAACGTGATCATAATGATTACCACCAACATTTGATAACCAAATAATCTGGATTCTAAAACCATCTGGTGTATAATATTTGAAATCTCTACCCTCATAAGGTTTCCAAGAAGTAACATTTGCTCCACAATTTCTAGCAACAGCTATTGCAAATTGCGTTCCAGCCTCAACGTTTCCATTAAATGTCGTATTCAAACCAAAATCTGCTGCATATGCTGTCGTATTTCCAACATAATGATCTGACATATACCCCGATTTCGTATTTTTTGTCCCCCTTTTTAAAGAATATGCTTTCCAATTACCCATGGGTAAAAGCGATATAAGTTTTGGCATGGAACCTCCCCAATCCCCATTTGAACCTCCAGCACTAGGTTGACCAGATGCATTTGCAACACCCACCAATGACCCTAAAGGGTTTTTATATGCCTCAAGAATAATATTATATTGTTTTAATATATTATGTGTGTCGGAATTAAACATATTCGATTATTTCATATAGCTACTCATAAAATCTTCGTATTTTTTACCAATAGCCCCCTTTGCTGTATTTAAAACAGAAGATAATGCTTTTTTCATTCCCTCTTTACTAAAATCCCCACCAGTTAAATCATATACTTGTTGTTTAACATCATCGTATGTACTAGATGCAACATCTCCAATTTTAGACAATGTATCATTTTCTTCCGAACCATTATCACTTTCATCGTTTGATTTAATATTTGAAACTATTTCTCTTTCGTAATCGGAATTAGGTTTTATATTTAAAGGTGTAACTACCAAGTTATTACTATTTTTACCCAAATTTGCAAAATAATTGTACATTTGTTTATCAGATCCAGAGTAAAAATCTATATTGTTTGTGACAGAACCACCACCTTTATCATCAACTCTATATATACCTTCAGTATTTCCAAATTCAGAACCTACAGGTCTTCCAGTTCTTTTATCTACTATTTTGACAATAGTACCGTGTGGAAGTTTATTATTTGCTACAGAATATCCTGCTATTAATTTGTTGTTTTTATTTCCCATGTATTGCCACTCTGGTTTCAATATACCGTTCCTTATTTCACTTGCAGTTGTGCTATCAATATCAGCATTTCCATAAGCTGTGGCTCCAAACATATATTTTTCCAAAACAAATTGTTTAAATGTTCTCACGTTAATATTTATAATAAAGAAACACTAAATATTCTTATATGGTTGGAAAAAAAGATACAGTAATGATATTTGAAAAATATCGCAACGTTTTAGCTGAACAACAACAAAACAATAATATACAGTCTATAATAAATCAAATAAACACTTCAGCTTTAGCTCCAGAAGTTAAACAAGGTCTAGTTTCTTTATTAAAAAATCCCGAAGTTGCATCTAAATGGCAAAGTGGTGATGCTGATACTGTGAATGCTGGTGATTCAAATTTTGCTAAAGAATTATCAATGGCAAAATATGGCGCTCCAGATCAAGATTTAGCAAATGCTCCAGATCCCAATTTTGCTAAAGAAATGGCCGCTGAAAGAGCTAAACAACAAAAGCAATATCCAGAACAAGAAGAAAACGAAGAATCTCCAGTAAATTGTGCAACTCTCCCCACACCAGAGGAAAGAAACAATTGTAACGTTAGAAGAAAACAAGTTGCAATCAACAGTTTTTCAAAAATTCAAAATCCAGAGAAAAAAACGGTTTATAACGATCCTAACACCAGCAATAAAAGCTGGTTTTAATATAAAAAATTAAACACCCCAACTTGTACCACCGAAAGGATTGCTCCATCCAGTAGTTGTTTTTTGTCCTATTTCAGCTGGAATGGGTAAAGGTTTTTGTGGTTGATTATCTGTGATTTTTTGCAAAGGAACTCCAAACAAATTTTGATTATCTTTATTGTCAAAATGAGTCTCTTTCATTTTTGAATAACTATCTCTTTTATCTATAGTAGCGTAAAAAGTTTCAATACAATTTACAATATAATCACATAGAATGTAATCTGGAGTATTACATTTATTGTCTAAAGAAAATTTATTAATTAAATCTGTTAGTTCTTTCTTAAATTCCATATTAAAATTTAGAAAGATTTTTTAAAAAATCAAACCAAACCGAAAGATTTTTTAACTAATAAATTAATCCATCTATCAAAAGACTCTTTGACTATGGATTTTTTCTTTTTCTTTTTGTCCATGAAAGCTTTTTTCATAGGTTCTTTTTTATTACCATCTCTATCAACATCCAAATAATCTGGTTTTCTAGATTCTTTTATTTGTTTCTTTTTTGGAATTTTTGCACCAGACTCTTTAGCTTTATTTAAAGAAATAGCCACTGCTTGTTTTTGAGCTTTTTTCTTCGTTTTGGGTTTAGAAGTCCCAATTTTACCAGTTTTCTTATATTTCCCCATTTCAGATTTAATGTTTTTGGAGATTGTTTCTTTAGATTTTCCTTTTTTAAGTGGCATAGTGAAATTATTTATTATTTTTGAAGTGTTTTTCTATACAAATTTAAAATATCCTCATCATTTAAACCCATTTGCTTTAGATAAGTTTCTATGAAAGATATATCATTTGATGTTATTGCTTGTTGAACATCTGCGGATTCCAAATCCTTACCAAGTTCTTTCAATTTTTCGACAAGGTGTTTTTTAAATGTTGAAAGTCTTGAGCTATTAATTTTCGTTGCTTTTCCAGTTTCTTGAGTATTTTCATCTTCAACAGGCTCCAAATTAGACTTAGAGACAGTTTGAATAGGATTAATTCCTGTTGGAGTGTTGATAATGAAAACTTTGAACTCTGTGGGAGAACCTCCACATTCTTGCAATACATATCCTTCATAATAAGGTGAATTGATTATACCCAACTTCTCAGACCACATAGGATCTACCTTAATGCGGACTTTTTGAAGTTTTGTTGTTCCAATCGCTTTTTCCAACAGGTTTAAAAATTTCACTTAATTATTTATACAAATGATGTATTAAAATTCATTTAGTCTTTTTTACTAACATCAACCAACCCACCATTTATTTTAATAAATGGTTCTCCCAATAACACCTTATATTCATTTTCCGTTCTATCCGCAATTGAAAATGGAACGTTGGAATATTTTTTACCATTTATAGAAACATTAAATTCAACCACTGGTCTATTTTCTTTATTGCCAGATCCTATATGTATTTTTATATCGTCTTTAAATGGACATGTTATTATTTTCCCATCTATGGTTTCGAACGTAACTTGTCCGTTTTTAGTAGCTTTGACTATACCATGTAAAACATTGTGTGCGGTATTTCCAGTATCTGTTTTTGCTTTTAAAAATCCAATACCTTCAATTTCAATATCCTCTACAATACCTAGAGCTTTTTCTAAAATAGTTTTATATAGTTTTATAAATTTCACTTGAATTATTTATATAAATAATAAGGTGAATAAAGATTGTTATTTAATTTTTGAACAATATAGATTAATTTCAGAAAATTTAATTCTAGAAAATGTACAAAAGGCTATAGAAATAAGAAACAAATATTACCCATCTTTAAAATATCAAGGAGAATTGATAGGAGATTATGAAGTTGAGGAAATATACAACGCCTTGGCTAGACAGCAAGTGGCGAAAACGATATATTTGAATTGGATATTCCTTTTAATACAAAATCGTGTTCCTAGAATAATGGAAGATTTACAAACAATAGCCAAAAATTTAAAAGTTTTTAATTCCAAGAGTAGTAAAATAGCAGCAGATGGATACCCAACTCAACTTTTCAAACCAAATAAAGAATTAATATATAAAACACCTCAAGACTTATATAAAGTTGTTGAAAATTATATGAATACTGATGATGTTGGTGAAAGAGGATTGTTAAAAACAGCTGAATATTTGAAATCAAAAGGAGAAGTTGGAAAAATTTATGAAGATGATGTTTATGCGGTTTATACTCCAAAAACATATGATGCATCGAAAGAATTAGCGTGTTTGACTAATTGGTGTACTAGGTTTCCAGACATGTATAAAAGATATTCTGGTGATGGACCTTTATATATTATTTTAAACAAACAATCTCTTGGCAATACGGAAGATAATAATAGAATGATACAATTTCATATTCCCTCAAAACAATTTAAAGATATAAAAGATAGAGAAATTAGAGAAAGACCCGTATTTATGAATAATTTGAAAGGTTTATTCAATACATTATACCCTAATGCATTATCTCAATTTAAAAAATTATCCAATGGTGAAATTGAAAGATCGGAATTAAGTGACGAAGCTAAACAATCTTTATATCTGATGCCTCAAGAATATAAAGAAGGATTGAATTTACCTTGTGGTGAAATGGAAGAAAAAATAGCCTCTGAATTAGGTGTTGATTGTGCTTTGGTTTTTGAAACTGACGGAAGATATGAAGTCAATGGTGAAATTTATGAGGTGCAAGAAGTATCACAAGTTAAAAATCAAGCAGTAGAAGGTATATTAGATTCTGGACTGGAAAGTGATTGGTTTTACAAAAATGTTTTAGATTATGGTAGACAGTATTCATGGGAAACAATTTACCGAAAAGAAGAATACGAAAACACACATTGGAATCAAAGAAAATATGAATTTGAAGATTTATTTGGAAATGATAATTATGTTGAAATTTATAATGAACATTTAAAACCTTATCTGTCTGAAGAAGAAGAATATAAAGTTAGAAAAGCTACAGAATATGGTTACGATACATGGGTTGAAACAAAATTACCACCAAAAGTTTACGATGAGTATGATTTGGAAGATGGTTCTTATTTGAAAGATGTCCCATATGAAGTGTATATAAGTTTCATGGAAGACTTTAGAGGAGATAATCCCATAAAATGGTATGTTGAAGAAAGAGGAGATAACGTTCAAGACATACCTAACATAGATTTGGATGCAGCTGTTGGTGAATTTGTTGAAAATTTAAATTGGGATGACTTGGTATCATGGTCAGGAAGCTACGATGGTACAGGTTATAATTTTGATTTAAACGGTACGGAATATATGTTATACAGGATGGAGTAGTAATTACCAATTTTTACAACTTAAATATTTTGCCGTACCTGGCTTTGCCGTAGAGCATTTATGTCTAGCTCGAAAAGATTTTTTACGTTTTGTATTTCCACTCTTTCCAGTAACTTTCACACCCTTTTGCCCAAAATGTACTCTTTTATAACCTTTTCCTTTTGGGTTTTTCACACACTGCATCCATTTTTTACCTTTGGCTGTTGAAGATGTTTTTTTAGTTGGGCCAGTACATTTTGAGGATTCTAATAAAACATTAACCAATTGATCGAAATTATTCATAAAACTATTTATTATTTAATAAATAATAATATGAGTAGAAAAAATAGTCTTTTGGAAATTTCCAAAGCTTATGAACAAATTTTAAACGAAATGAATATTGGGATAGATTCATCTGCTCAAAACACTTTGTTGAAAAACACAATGAAGCCATATGCATCCGAAAAAAAAGAATATCAATTCGTGATTCCCAAAAAACAATCTTCTAAACAAATGTTTAATACAGCTATGAAAGGGGATTTAGAAGGTGGTAAATGCCCTTGCGATTCCAATAAATGTGGAGAGCAAAATGACGAAGAAGAATCCAATGAAGATTCCAATTTAAACATGGCAAAATCAGAAACTTATAAAATATTAAATTATGCAAAAGATTTGATGGAATTGTTGGAAAAAACTGATAAAATAGAGGCATGGATGTTAGCAAAATTAGTAAATGCAGCAGATTATTTGTGTTCAGTAAGAGGCGTATTGGAATACGAAGATTACGAACAAAATGTCAAACAGTGCGTTGATGATTTATCAAGTGATATGAAAATCGTAACCCATATAAATAATATGCTTAGTGGAGAAAACGAACATGTTAATGAAGAAGTTTTAAAAAGAGCAATTTTTAATTTGGAGATATTAAGATCAAAATGAGTAGATTTCACACATTATTAAACAGAGCGTATAGGGAGATAATAACAGAACAAGAACAACCTCCAGTTCCACAAGGAACCCCTGAACAAGCAGTACCAACACCTATTCCAGAAGTTCCTGAAACTCAACCACAACCTCAATCCCCAATTAAACCTTTAACATCAGAAGGTGAAACAGTTTTGGTTAGAATATTAGCTAAAGCTATATTAGTGGATATAACAGATCCAGTAGATGAACTTTCTGTTAAAGATATTTCTGAGAACAAAATCAATGCAGAAAACGCCCAAGAGTCTTTAACAAAATTAGTATCTATCATAAGAAAATATGATCAATCTGTTTCTAATGAGTTAGATATAGACAAGATTTTTCAATCAACTAAATAATTAAGTATAAACCAACTTTCCATTTAATTATTTTTTCTTTTAAATCGGAGCATTTTAGATTTTTATCTAGAATATTTTGTATTTTTTTAAATGAAATATTGTTATTCTCATAAAAAAGATCCGATTTTATAGACAATTCTTTTATGAAACCTTTAGAGAAATCACTTTCATCATGGTATATTTCTGGAATTTGAAATATTTTACTTATTTTATTAATAATGAACTTTTCATCTAATTCCAACACTGAATGTAATAGTATGGGTTTTTTAATATTTTTATCTAAAATAAAATTTAATACATGCTTAACGGAAAAATATAAAAATATGTTTCTTTTTGTATTTTTCTTTTGCTCTTTAAAATCTATTTCAAATTGCTTACAGAAACACTCAACGTCTTCCGAGATTTTTTGTTTCAGCTTAGAAAAATTTACTATTCTAAATTCTATATTCTCCATATTCTAAGTATAGAACTATATCAAAAACTCCCACAGAATTATTATAGTGAGTGAATGTGTAAAAGTCAATAGGTAAAATTTTTCTTTTTTGATAATCTTACGTTAATTATTCCATTTATTGATTTTTCCTCAAAGAGACAATTGTTATCTACTTGATATTTCATTTCACAATATTTCAATTCAAATTTTCCACCTCTAACTATAGTTAGAATTTCAAAATTGATATTTTCTTTACCTTTTTTTGAAATATAATCCTTAATATAATTAGAAGACGATGAGTAATCTTTCCAATCGCTTTCAACTATTCGCCTTCTGGCATTTGTTCTACCCTTTAATGGTTTTAACTTTTTTTTTGAATTGAATTGTTTAGATCCTATATACCAGCAACCGTCAGGTAGTGTTATTTTGTAAACAAATCCGAATAAATTAGAATTTAAATTACCAAAATAGTTTATATTTTCGGCAATAATCCAGTGTCCACATTCTTTAAGATCTATTTCTAGTTCTTTTGTTTCTTTTTCGTTTTCTTCTTTTGGCGTTTTTTTTGGCATTTCTTTTAAATGTTCCTAACACGTGTGCTATTTGTGTGCTTCCACTATTCCAAAAATCACTGTTACCAAAATCCCCTCCGTGATTAAATGAAGACCCATCCCCAAAAACCCCACCTCCTCCAGAGGCGTTATCTTCTAAAATAGTGTTAACTGTTGCATCAAAAAGTCTCATTTGACAAATGGATAATTTATATTATAATTATTTAATTAAATATATGTCTTTATCAAATTTTATAGAAGAATTGAAGAACGATTGTATTGTGGATGAGATAAATTTGAAAGAATCTGCATTATTGTTACCAGCTAAAAAGGCGAAATGGGTTTCTAGGTTAATTTTACATAAAAATGAGCTAATAAAATTGGAGAATGATAAAAAAAACATGTTAAATTCTATAATGGATGACTTAAAAAAGAATTCAGTGACTTCATTATCTCAACCAGTATTGAAAAATATTGCAGAAAAAGATCCAAATATGAGATCTATAGATGAAAAAATTGAAAATAGTAAAAATAATATAGAATTTCTCGAAAGAGTTGAAAAAATTATAAGCTCCATGAGTTTTGATATAGGTAATATCATTAAAATTGTACAATTGGAGACAACATGATAGATATAACTTTAGATTCGAAGAAAAATAAAGGAATATATTCTGGAAAATACTTTGATGAGATTAAAGAGTTCTTTTCTGTAAAAAACGATGCTGCAAAATTTGCAAGAAATAGATTTGTGCCATCTAGAAAATATGCCATAACTAGCACTGGTCGGTTTGACCCTTGCTTATTGAGTGAAATAATTAAATTTTTAGAACAAAAAACTGAAACAAAAATAAAAGATATTAAAATAGACCCTCTTTTATTGGATGAGAATATGCCATCCAATCGTGGATGGAGGCAAAACCCCGCATTTTCGTTAAATGAATATGAATTATCGTTAAAATTGAGGGATTATCAAAAGGATATCGTTGATAAATGTTTGAATTTGGGTAGAGGTACTGTTTTATTGGCGACAGCTGGTGGTAAAACGTTGGTTATGGCATCACTTTTGTCTAAAGTGTGGACAATGCATTCTTCTTTTAAGGTTTGTTTGATAGTTCCGAATAGAGGTTTGGTTGAACAGACTAATAATGATTTCAACGATTATAAAGTACCCTTCACTTTTTCTAAGTGGACTGGCGACGATCCTTTGGATCTTACTAAGAATGTTATAATCTGTAACAGTTCCATTTTACAATCTAAAAAAAGTGATACGTCTTGGATGGAATTTGTCGATTTGTTGATGATTGACGAATGTCATCACTTGAAAAAGGATAATGAGATAACGAAAATAGTAGATTCATGTAAAACCAAGTATAAATTTGGTTTTACTGGCACCTTACCAGAGGATAAAATAGATCAATGGTCTATTATAGGTAAAATAGGGCCAGTCATATATCAAAAAAGAAGTTTTGAATTGAGAGATCAGAAACATGTTGTACCTGCTATAGCCCAAATATTGGAAATTCATTATAAAACTAAACCTGTTAGGAGTTTCGGTACTTTGCTGGCCACGGAAAACTATAAAAATGAAATAAACTTTATAAAAAGTAATAAATTCAGAAATAATGTTATAAAAAAAATAGCCAAAAACTCGAATAATAACATATTAATATTGTTGGATTATCTGGATCATGGTGATATACTATACAATATATTGAAAAGCGAACTCAAAGATAAAGAAGTCTTTTATATAAAGGGTGAGGTTGATGTTTCTGATAGAGAAACGATGAGGAAGACTATGGAATGTAAAGATAACGTTGTCTGCATAGCTATTTCTAAAATTTTCTCAACTGGTATAAATATAAAAAATTTACACTATATAGTTTTTGCTGGTGGTGGTAAATCCAAAATTAAAACGCTTCAAAGTATAGGTAGAGGATTGCGTTTACATGAAAAGAAAAATACTTTATACATAGTTGATATTGCAGATCAACTATATTATGGAATGCAGCATCAGAGTAAAAGAATCGAGTTTTATGATCAAGAGAAAATATCTTCACAATTGTTAAAATTATATGAAAATTAAAGAACCAGTTAAAGAACCAGTTAAGGAAAAAGTTAAAAGAAAAAAACAAGATAAGCCGCATTATGTCAATGCGAGAGAATTCGAAGATGCTTTGATAAAATATTATGATGATGATAAAATAAGCGATTATATTGGGCAGAGTTTACATAAAATAGCAACAGGGTTATCGTACGCTCCCAACTTTATAAATTATTCCTTCAAAGAAGATATGGTAGGTGATGCAGTTGTTAAAATGTACCAAGCCATATTGCATAAAAAATTTAAATTGAATAAAGGTTTTTCTCCTTTTGGTTATTTTACAACCATCGCATATCATGCTTTCATATGTCGAATAAAAAAGGAAAAGAAACATCATGAGGTCATTGAAGAGTATAAGGAAAGAAACTTTGATTTAATGATGCAAGGTTCAGAGGATTTTCCCTCACATAAAGTTTATAGTAGACCAGCACCTTTGGACAAAGCCGATTATACCTACTAATAAATGAAAAAAATAGCGATATATAGCGATTTACATTTAGGTATACATCAGAATAATTCAAATTGGCACAAGATAGCCGATGAGTGGTCTGATTGGTTTATTGATGATTTAAAAAAACAAAATTTAGATACTTTGTTTTTTCTAGGAGATTATTTTCATTCTAGATCAGAGATATCTGTCAATACTCTTCATTTTGCATCGAGTATGATACATAAATTTAAAGATTTTGATATCAAAATGCTGGTTGGTAATCATTGTAGTTTTTATAAAGATAGGCCAGATATACATTCACTTTCCATATTTAAAGGATATTCCAATATTGAGATTGTGGATAAGCCTAAAAATTTTGAAATCTTTGGTAAAAACGTTTTTATGGCTCCTTGGGGTACTGAAATTGATCAGATAAATGATTGTGATGTATTGATGGGGCATTTTGAAATTGAATCGTTCAAAATGAATCCTTCAAAATTTTGCGAACATGGTTTCACGGCTACTCAGTTGTTGAAAAAAACCCATCTTATATTCAGTGGCCATTTTCATTTGAGAGATGAACGAGAATATAAGAACGGTAAAATAGTATACGTTGGAAATCCTTTTCAAATGGATTTTGGTGATTATGGTGATAGCAAAGGTTATTATGTTTTAAATTTTGAAGATTTGAGCTATGATTTTTTTGAAAACAATATATCACCTAAACATAAAAAGGTTAAACTGTCTGAATTGGATACGAATAAAGATGCCATTTCTAATAATATTGTTAAAATTATTGTAGATAAAAAGATAGAAGATGGTGGATACGACAAATATTCTCAAAATGTATCTAATTTAAAACCCTTTTCTTTTTCTTTTGACAATTCTATGGATTTAGATGAGCCTAAATTAGATGAGGAATCTGAAAATATTGATATGTCTGGTGTTGATTTTTCCAAAGCTATAACAGATTTTGTCGATATTATGAACATCGACAATAAAGAAGATGTTTTGAATTACATAATGGATTTATATAAAAGAATATGAAAAAAATAATATTTAAAACTTTAAAATTAAAAAATTTTTTTAGTGTTGGAAATGAACCTGTTGTTATAAATTTTCAAAAAGGTCTTAATATTATAACAGGTATCAATAAAGACTTAATGGATAGACAAAATGGGACTGGTAAAAGTACTATTATAGACGCTTTTCATTTTTCTTTGTTTGGGGAGACTACTAGAGATTTAAAAAAGGAATTTGTTTGCAATAATATAACGAATGAAATGTCTGAAGTGTCTTTAGCATTTTCTATAGGTGATGATCGATATGAAATATATAGAACATTGAAGCCTTCCAAATGCTACTTGTACCATAATGAGGAAGATATAAGCAGGGATAGTATGTCTAATACTACTGAATATGTTTTATCATTACTTAAAATAACACCAGAGATTTTTTCTAATTGCATATGTCTTTCTATAAATTCTACAGTTCCTTTCATGGCTCAGAAAAAGATAGAAAAAAGAAAATTCATAGAAAATGTTTTTAATTTGAACATTTTTTCTGAAATGAATTGTTTTTTAAAAGAAGATTATTCTGATGTTAAGAAAAAATTGGAATATAATAGAGAAATGCATGTCCAATCGGAAAACAATTTAAAAATATTATTTGAAAAAAATAAAAAAATAACCGAGGAGCGTCTTAATAGAATTTTACATTGTGAGGATAATGTAAAAGAATACTCTGAGGAGATTGCTCAGTTGAATGAGTTCATATCTAATTATAACCCATCAGATAGTAAAAAAAATGAAATAAAAATACAGAAATTGTCAGATAAGGAAATTGAAAGAAATAATGCTAAAGATATTCAAATTAATGAAATCTCTAGATTAAAAACTAGTATAGATTTTTTGAATAAGAATCTATCTAAAATAGGGACCAAGGAAAGTAAATGTCCAGTTTGTTTAAAATCGTTAGATGATCACGATTTTGAATACATTGAAGAGGAGAAAAACAAAATTTTAAAAGATATTGAAAATTTCAATAAAGAAATGTCTTCAAAAAGTGTAGAACTTCAAAATTTAAAAAAAGAAATAGAGTTGATAATAAAGGCTAAAAATGTTTTAAATCAAGAAATAAACATTGATAAATTAAAAGAACAAAAAATAGTTAATGATAGAAATAAAATAACATCTTTGAATAAAAAGATGTTAGATCAACAGAAAGAAATAGATTCTTTAAAAAGTTTAAACATTAAAGAGAATGACGATACGGAACTATATGAAAAAAAATTACAAGAGATAAAGGATGGGATCGATGTATTAGTTTCCAAGATGTATATTTTGGAAAATGTTAAATTTGCTTTGTCCGAGGAAGGTATAAAAAGTTTTGTGGTCAACAAAATGTTGAAATTGTTCAATGGTAAAATATCGCATTACTTGAAAGAAATGAACTCAAACATAACCGTGCAATTCGATCAATATTTTGAAGAAACTATTAAAAATGAGAGAAATAAACCTACGATGTATTTTAATTATAGCGGAGCGGAGAGAAAGGCTATAGACTTGGCTATCATGTTTGCTTTCATAGATATTTTGAAAATGCAGACCAATATTAATTACAATGTTCAATTTTATGATGAATTATTGGATACTAGTTTAGATTCATCTGGAGTTGAAAGTGTTGTGAAAATATTGAATAGTTTTGTGGATAATGATAATTATGGCATATATGTCATCTCCCACAGAAAAGAATGTTCGAAAATGTCAACTGGTGAAGTTGTATTTTTGGAAAAGGATAATGGTATAACGAAAAGAGTTGCTATTGAGGTTTGATTTATTCGATGTTTTAAGTATATATTTTAAATACCATGATTCAGTTACCAAGCAATTTTATAACGTCTCCCTTATTGAAAAATTCTAGAAATTATGAACCTATTTTGCAGAAAAAAAATAATGTTGATGATTTAACTCCACCAGAGGCCAATGTTCCTAGAGTATTACAATACTACGCTGATTATAGTGGGTGTGGTTTCTGGAGAATGATATGGCCAGAGCATTTGTTGAATGCTTTCAATCACTTCACGGTTCATGGTTCTACAGTGATGAATTTGGATCCTAGATATTATGTTAATGTCAAAGCTGTAAGAATACAAAGGCAAGCTACTTCACATCAACTTAGATTCGTCCAATTCTTAAAAGAGATATCTAAAGAAATTGGGTTTAGAGTTATATATGAAATTGATGATTTAATATTTGCCGAAGATATTCCAGAGTATAACAAATATAAGCCAGCTTTTACTGATCCAGAAATTAGAAAAAACTGTCAAGAAATTATGTCTTTGTGTGATGAAATTACGGTAACTTGTCCATTCATGAAGCAATATTATATGGAAAAAACTGGACACAAGAATGTCACAATAATTCCAAATTTCCCTCCTAAATTTTGGCTTGGTCATTTTTATGACGAAAAGCAAATATCTAATAATTACGATACTTATAAATCCAAACCTCGTATACTATATGCTGGATCTGGTGCTCACTTTGATGTTGATAATAGAGTAAATCAAAACGATGATTTCGCCCACGTTATTGATGTTATAGCTAAAACTGTAGACAAATATCAATGGGTTTTCTTAGGTGCATATCCATTGCCTCTTAGAAATTTGGTACAATCTGGTAAAATAGAGTTTCATCCTTGGACTAATTTATATTTTTACGGTGAGAAAATTAAAAATCTAAGAATAAACATGCTAGTTGCTCCTTTGCAGAATAATAATTTTAATAAATCCAAATCAGATTTGAAATTGATAGAGGCTAATGCTTTTGGTTTACCAATTGCTTGTCAAAATCTATGCACTTATGAAAACGCTAGATTTAAATTTGATACTGGGGAAGAAATGATAGATATGATTGGCGATGTTCTTAGTAAGAAGGGTAGATACATGAATATATCTGGTAGAGCTAGATCCGATGCTAATAAAAGATGGTTAGAGAATGATGATAATATTAAATGCTATCAAGAATTATTTTCTTTACCCTATGGTCATAAAGATAGGAAAATTTTGAATGCTATTAACGGTATAGTTGTTTAATTAAAAACAAAATGCTTGGATATGTAAAATATGTTAATATTGGATACCATAGTGGATAATTCAATATTAACATTGTTAAGCCTCCAATTATTAATGATAGCCAAAAACTCATACATATCCAACAGGATAAAAGTTTTCCTAAAAATTCATTTTTAAAAGATACGATATCTATGAATTTATCAAAAGTGTATATGTATTTTTTATTAAAAAAAATATGGGATATTGTTGTTGTTAGTGGTGAAAAGAACCATAGTATGAGTATGCTGTTTACTATAAATAACCCCATTACATACGCCGTTGTCATTTTTTCAAATACTCTTTAATTCTGGATATAAAACCGTTTCTCAAATTTCTTTCCGCACATGAATTACATCCACCTTGTCTTTTTATAGCGTCTAATGTTCTATTGTATTCGTCTCTAAGGGATTGACAATCGGTTATCTCTTGTGGACACGGTTGGTTGTTATCGAAAAATCTGCTTGCAATGTCTTCCATAAACTGTATAATTATATTTATAATTAAAACAAAAAATTCAAATGTATAGAAATTTGTCATATAATTCTAAAAAACAATGTATGAAAATCTTCACTTGGAGTGAAGATGGTCAAAGAATCGTAGCAGATACATCATATCGACCTTATTTGTATTTGGAGACTAATGGTGATCATGAAGCGGTGAGTATTTTTAACACAAAATTAAAAAAGAAATCATTTTCAACTCAATTTGATAGATTAAAATATGTAAAAGAACTTGACCCATCTACTAGATTATTCGAGAACTTAAATGTTTATCAGCAATTTTTGATCGACATGTTTCATAATGAATATCAAAAACCTGATTTTTTAAAACATCCTTTAAAGGTTTATTACTTGGATATTGAGGTTTATTCTAAAGATGAAGGATTTCCCCATCCAGAACAAGCCAATGCTATAGTTAATGTCATAACGTTATATAATTCTTTGGATGATGTATATCATACTTGGGGTTTGAAGCAATACAAATCCAAAGAATCGAATATATATTATCACCATTGTTCTTCGGAGAAACAATTGTTGGAGAAATTTATATCTTATATCGAAAAGGATCATATGGATGTATTGTCTGGTTGGAATAGTAAACTTTTCGATATACCATATTTGGTTAATAGGATTCGAAAGATATGTGGAGATGAAGATGTTTTAAGATTGTCTCCAACCAATAATGTTTATAGTAGAAAAGCATTTGGTAAATTTGGAAGAGAAGAGACTGTTTGGGTTTTAGATGGAGTCTCTTCTGTGGATTATATTGATGCGTATAGAAAATTTTGTTTAATTCCTAGAGAGAATTACAAATTAGACACTATAGCATCCATAGAGTTGGGTGAGAATAAAGTGGATTATGGTGGTGGTAATTTTTCTGATTTGGCCGATAATAATTGGGAAACATTCGTAGACTATAATATTCAAGACGTTAAAATTCTAGTAAAGCTGGATAACAATTTAAGATATATGGAGCTTTTAAGGTCTTTGTCCGTGACTGGTTTGACAACGATGGAGAGTGCTTTGCATAGTATAGGTGTTATAACTGGAGCAGCTGCAATAAGAGCTAGGGCTAGAGATAAAAAAATACCTACTTTTATAAGAGATTCTGATAAAATTTCCAAAAACGAAGGAGCTTTTGTGAAAGAGCCAGAGTCTGGTATACATAAACATTTGGTATCTTTCGATGCCAATTCTCTTTATCCCAACACTATGATAACTCTAAACATATCTCCTGAAACAAAGATTGGTGTTGTTATAGAAGAGAATGAAAATGAGATAAAATTGAGGGATGTTAACGATAAAACTCATACTTTATCTAAAAGTTCATTTAAAAAACTTATAGAAAAGGAAAGTATATCTATTTCTAAAGCAAATGTTTTATTTACTCAAAAGAAAAAGGGTTTATTTCCTGAGATAATTGATATTTACTATAAAAAGCGGGTTGATGCTAGGAAAGAATTGAACAAATTAGAAAGGGAAATATCGGAAATGGAGGATGGAGATGCTAAAGATGTATTAAAAAATGAGGCGAAACTTTTCGATATCAAGCAAATGACTTATAAAATTTTCTTAAATTCAATTTATGGCGCTTTTGGTAACAAGTATTTTGTTTTAGGTGATGATGATTTGGCTAGATCTATAACTTTGACAGGTCAATCTATTATTAATGAAGGATCGAGTGTTTTAACAAATTATGTGGAGAATATAGTTGAAAAGAAAGTGTCTAGGGATGTTATTAGATATATAGACACCGACAGTTTGTTTTTTTCATTTGATGAAATTATCGAAAATAATAAAATTGTTTTTTCTGAAAAAAATAAAGTTACAAAAGAGATGTATGATCTTATAGATGATGCTACAAAATATTTAAACGAAAATATTAAAAAATGGGCTGAGATTGAACTTAACAGTAAAGATCCTAGAATAGAATTTAAGAGAGAAAAAATATGTGATCTTGGTATGTTCTTGAAAAAGAAACATTACATATTACACATATTAGATTCTGAAGGCATAAAATGTGATAAATTTAAATATACTGGTGTTGATGTGGTAAAAAGCACTATGCCTAAAAAAGTTAAACCTTTTGTAAAAAATATCGCAGAAACTCTTTTGACCACGATGGATCATTCTAAAACGAATGATGTTATTGTTAAAGCGCATGATGAATTTTTGAAACTTTCATTGGAGGAAATTTCTACTATAGTTGGTATAAAAAATTACGATAAGTATTCCAAAATGTGTCAAGAGTTTCAAACTGTTAAAGGTATGCCTTATCACGTTAAAGCTGCATATTATCACAATTTACTTTTGGATAGGTTGGAATTGGGTAAAAAATATGAAAAAATACAAAGCGGAGATAAGATTAAATTGTTTTATTTGAAACAACCTAATCGTTTTGGTATAGATTCCATAGCTTTTAAATACTATTATCCAGATGAATTTAGGAGTTTGTTTGAAATAGATTATGAAAAAATGTTTGATAAAATAATATATTCTCCAGTTCAAAAATTTTTCAAAACAGTGAATTGGATACCTCAAAAACCTAACAATATGGTAGCTTGTAATTTGATGGATTTTTTATCTGAATAGTGTTGACATTTCGTATATTTTTGTTAAATTATAGTCTATGGAAAATAAAGTTAAAGTATTCATTGATCATGTTGGACACACAATTGTTGGAGAACTTTTGGGTGAAGAAAATAAAATTTTAAAAATCAAAAATCCAGCAATTTTGATCGCATCTCCAAATAATAACGGTCAACTTACAGTTCAACTTGTTCCCGTCTTCTTTAAAGAATTTATAAAGCAAGATAAGAGGGAAAATGGTTCTGTTTTTAATTATAATGTGGATAACATTGTGTCTTCTGAAGTCGATTTGGAAACACGTTTGTTGGAACAATATGTTGGAATGTTCACACCAGCACCTAAAGTTGAAAATAAGGAGACTCCGACAATCAAATTGTTTGATGAGTAATTAAATCTAATATTTGATGCTAAAAAAATCCGTGAGAGTTTGACTTTCACGGATTTTTTGTTAACATATATACATGGCTAAAAATAAAAAAGAATCCGATGTAGGTGATGAAACTGTTGGTGATATTGAAGACGCTTTTAAGGTTTTAGAGGACTTGAATCCAGAAGCTGCGTATCTTAATCAGAACACCTTGTCTACGGTTAAGGATTGGATTGACACTGGTTCAATGGCTCTAAATGCTGTTATATCTGGTTCTATATATGGCGGTATTCCTATGGGTAGGATTACTGGATTAGTTGGTCCACAAGCTTGTGGTAAAACCTTAATTGCAAATAAAGTTATGGCAAATGCTCAAAAGAAAGGAATGCATGTTGTATATTTCGATACTGAAAATGCTTTAGATCCAGATACCGCTATTTCTTTAGGTTGCGATGCTAAAAGAATTAAACATTGTCCCATAGAAATCATTGAAGATTGTAGAAATCAAATAGTTAAATTTTTGAAGAATATTGTGGATAATAAACTTCAAGGAAAGGTTATGATAGTTATAGATTCTTTGGGTAATTTGATATCCTCCAGAGAGGCTAAAATTATAGAAGATGGGAAGGATAGTGCTGACATGGGAGCCAGAGCCGTTTCTTTAAAAAGCATGTTGAGAGCTATTACACACGCCGCAGCTAAGGCTAATTGCGCTGTTTTATTCACAAATCATGTATATGATAATCCAGCAGCACTATATCCAACATTGGTAAAAAACCAGAGTGGAGGTTCAGGTCCACTTTATATGTCTTCTGTAATCGTTCAATTAGCTACCAAACAAGAAAAAGTTGGAAAATCTGATAACAAAGACGCTGAAGAGGATGCTACAGCTTTAGCTAAAGGTATAAATGGTTTAACTATCAGGGCTTTCTGTGTGAAAAATAGATTTTCTATTCCGTTCTTGGAGACTGAAATGTATTTAAATTTTAAGACTGGTTTGAATGAATTGTCTGGTTTATTGGAAATGGCAGAAGGTTATAATGTTTTACAAAAACAAGGTCATCGTTACGTTTTTAACGATGAAGTTTTGGGTTTTTATAAAGATTGGAAAAATGATGAAAATGTGTGGAATAAATTTTTACCACTTTTGGATGAAACTTTGAAAAAAGAATTGAGATTTAAAAAGGAATAATATTATGTATATATCAACTTGGGTATCAAAAAAATCACCTATAATGGAAGAAATCAGATTAGCTTTGAAGAAAAAAGCTGGCAAGGGAGAGCCTTCATTGTCTAGAAGAGAAGCTAATAGAACTTGGAGAGAAGACGTATTGGGCATATTGTCCGATGAACAAAAAAGAGAAAGAAAGAATAAAAATAGAGAGAGAAATAATAGAAGTAAGAAAATAATTCAAATAGAGGAGGAATAATATGAAATTCTTAAAATTGGGTAAGGATCTTGATCTTCATGCTCCAGATCAACATGGTCACAGTTTTAATATAAAAAGATATTATGAGTTGGAATATGGGTATGAATCTTCTTCTTTAAATATTTTTCAATATTTTGATATATCTCTTTTGGAGTATTTCTTCTCCAATTTTGAGTTTATATATCATTCTACCATAACTTTAAACGTGAAGGGTTTTGATGATAAATTAACTAAAGATAATTTTTTAAACTTCTTGAATGTAAAAAAAAGACCCAATTTTTATTTTAAACATGATGACTCTATTATAGTTTTGAGCATAGTTGATAATGATAATCAAGACGGATGTGAAAATTCGGAAGATGTTTTAAACGACAACTATGTTCAGCAAATGATAGATGATGAAGAAGAGGAATCTTCTTTAAACATAAAAAATGTTTATAAAAATATAAACAAAATGAATTCTAAGATACATGTTTCGCTTCATTATCCTAGTAATAAAATTTTTGATTCTTGGATGAAAGACTTTTCTTTCTTACAGAAGTATGTATTGGCAGACACTAAAAAAAATCAAGTTTGCGTATTGATGAAGAATCAATATGGTGAATATGATTTTGAACCTTTGAACATAAAAGTTCCCAAAATAAATTTGGAATTGAATTATGGTCAAAGTTTTGGTAGTATATATGATAAAATTGTAAATAAGCTCTCCAATATCAATAAAGGTCTTTATATGTTCCATGGACCGCCAGGTACTGGTAAAAGCAGCTTCATTAAACATTTGACTTCCGTTATAGATAAAGAGTTCATATTTATACCAGCAACTTTTTTGGAAAAATTTATTTCCGATCCAGATTTATTCTCCATTCTTATCAGAAGAAAAAAGTGCATATTAATTTTAGAAGATGCTGAAAAGATTTTAATATCTAGGGACGATCAAGAGAATCAATTCATATCGACTTTACTCAACATTTCAGATGGTATATTGTCTGATATTCTTGAGGCTTCTATAATTTTAACTTTTAATTGTGAACACACTAAAATAGATAAAGCCTTGCGTAGAAAGGGTAGAACTATGATTGATTATAAATTCGACAAATTGAAAGTTGAAGAGGCTAAAAAGATGGCGAAATATTTAAATTTGTCTGAAGAGTTATTGAATAGCATAAATGAGCCAATGACTTTGAGTGAGATTTATAACATGAGTGATGATAATAAATTCTATAATGAAGACGATAATAAGAGTAAAGTTATAGGGTTTGGAGTTAAATGATATGATATATGGATCTAGTAGTAGGAAAAATTTTATAAAATTAAAGAATGTAAATAAAATTTCAAAATCTGATGATGTTTCAATGTTGTTGATATTGAAAGAAAGTTTTGATGTTTATAAGATCAATCATTTATCTAAAATGAAACAACCTCCTTCCTCCAATAAGGATGTTATTGCTTACTATGGGATAAATTCTCCAAATATTTCAAATGTTTTGGAGTCTAAAAAAATGCCTCCATTTTTTTATGAAAATTGGATTGTTGCTTTTTCTGGAGAAATGTTGAACGTCAATACTATATCTAATGTTTTTGAAAATTGTGATTTTTTAATACCAGACAATAATTCGTGTTTAATAAATTGTATGTTAAATTTCATGCAACGAAACATTAAAAATGAGGTTGATGTTCTAAAGGAAGTTTTTTGTTTAATTGAGGGTTCTTATTCTTGTTGGATTTTTAACATTAAAACTAAAAATTGTTTTTTATTAAAATGCAATTCGGATTTATATGCAAATATATATGATAATGATTTTTCAACAAAAGAAATTAATGGTTTTGAGCTATTAAATGATGGTGAGATATATCAATTGACCAAAGAAGGTATAACTTCTGTGGCGTATTTCGACTGTAGTTTATATTGATTAATAGTTAGATGATCTAAAATCTTCATCATCTTTTCTAAAATCTGTACCCATGTCTCTGATTATATCTTCCCACTTACCCTTTAGTTCTTGTTTTTTCCAGTCTTGTTCTCTTTCATCAGAGTCGTCAAATTCCGAATAGTCATCATCTTCGAAAGACTGAAGAACGTCTGGTTCTTTATCTGGATCAAAATCTTCAAACTTATCATCATCCATTTCTTCTTCGCTAATAGCGTTTAGTTCTATCAATTTATCGTAAATTGATAGAGGTGATGCGGTGATAATCCCCTCTTCATCATTTGTTGAAGAGTTTACTCTTTCTATAGCTTTTTTGATAGCGGATAAAATATCGACATCTTCCGTTACATTTGGAATATTTCTAAGAATTTCTCTAAGCTTTGGTCCAATATTCGTACTCAAATCTTCTGCTTTTACAACAACTTTTCTTTTAGGTTTTTCCTCTTGTTCTGTATCATTACCTTCTAAGTCAATATTTTCAGCATCATTATCCAAATCTCCCGTATCTATGTCATTTTCCACACTTGATTCTATATCACCAGTGTTGTCTTTCTCGTTATCGTTCTCATCAGAAACACTATCTTTGAACTTTTTTAAAATTTCTTCTCTATAGGATTCGAATATTGCTACTTGATCATTATTTCTCATATTTGTTGAATTATTTAGTTTTTGGGTTACAATAATCTCAATGAAAATTGTAGCTTGTAGTATAACCAGAGAACATGATCCTTGTCAAACAAAAATTTTTAAAACTTTTCAAAAAATAAACCAATACCACCCTTCTAAAAAAATAGAATTAAAATTAAAATGTGGTAACTTCACCATGGGGTTGAGTGAATATTATAATAATTGTATTGACAATTACGCTGAAAGTTGCGACTATATGGTTCTTGTTCACGATGACGTTGAATTTATTAATATGGATTTACATTACCAAATAGAGAAATCTATGGAATTTTACGATATAGTAGGTGTCGCTGGATGCTCCAACCCAAAAATTGGGGATACGAATCTTTGGCATTTGATGAGCGAGAAGCAAAATTTAAAAGGATTTGCGGGGCATAACTGTAAGGAAACGTTGAACGAATACTATATTACTGCTTTTGGGGCATCTCCATCTAGAGTTGCCATGATAGATGGCGTTTTTATGGTTATTAAGTGTGATAAAATTTTAAAAACAAAAACTAGGTTTGATGAGAGTTTCAAATTCCATCATTATGATCTGGATTTTAGTCTTTCTAGTAATTTGAATAGGTTAAAAATTGGTGTTTGGCCGATACTAATCGATCATTCATCGCCAGGTCTAAGATCATTTAATGAGAGTTGGAAAACTTCAAACGAATATTTTAAACAAAAATGGATAAAGAAATAACAAAAATAGATTTGGACTTTTATGAAAAAGTCGTAATATATAATTGCCTGTTCAACTCTGAATATTTGGCATCTGTAATAGATCATTTGAATGTTGATTTATTTTCTGATAAAGATATTAAATCGAGTATAGGTATTATAAAAGATTTCTATTTAAAACGTAGTGAAATTCCTACAATTACTGAAATTAAAACATATTTAAATGATCCAGATCTTAAACAATCTTTTAAAAACGTTTTAACCAAATTGGACGAATTAGACAATGTTAAATTTAACAGAGATGAGCTTTATGAAAATACTGAAATATTTCTAAAAGAAAAATCCGTATATAAAGTTTTATTAGAAGCTGCTCAGAAAATAGATAACAATAAATTAGACTCTTCCGATCTTTTAATGAAGATGGAAAAGGCTGTTAGTATAAATCTTTCAAATTCCATGGGTTTGAGTTTATTGGACGATGTTGATTATTTCATTACAGAAATGTCGAAAAATGAATCCAAAATATCCAGTGGGTGGAAATGGCTGGATAATAAAATAAGTGGTGGGTTCGCTGAGAACGGTAGAGCATTATACGTTTTTATAGGTGAAACGAATGTTGGTAAGTCTATATTTTTAGGGAATGTTGCCGCAAACGTTGCAATGCAAGGAAAAACGGCACTTGTCATATCTCTAGAAATGTCGGAGATAATGTATGGAATGAGATTTGCATCCAATTTGACCAAGATACCGATGTTTGAATTGAAGAAAGACGTATCTATTTTAAGAAATGAATTATTAGATTTGAAGACTAAAAATAAAAAATCTAAAATTTTAATTAAAGAATTCCCACCATCAACGTTATCCACTTTCCAAGTTTCAGCATATATCAAAAAGTTGCAACAAAATGGTATAAAAGTGGATTGTTTAGTATTGGATTATTTAAATTTGATGGATAGTTCCAAGGGTACTAATATGTATGAAAGGATCAAATACATATCAGAACAATTGAGAGCTATTTCTTACAAATATAGCATACCTGTCATTACAGCTTCTCAAATTAATAGATCTGGTTATAATTCATCAAATCCTAGTTTGGAAACAATATCCGAGGGTATTAGCTTGGCGAATACCGCCGATTGTATTTTCAATATATGGCAATCGGATGAGGATAAAGACATGGGTGTTATAAACATGGGTATAGCTAAAAATCGCTTTGGTCCGAATTTCGGATCTACTATATTAAAAATTGATTATACCACACTCACTTTGGAAGAGGATGATTTGAGAAACGACACTAGCGAGTTGGCAGAATTTAGTAAATCAATAAAAGAACTTGAAGATTAAAAATATATTGATAAATTATATATAACAATATAAACAAATGGATAATATTAAAAAGATACACGTATTTACACATGCAGATTTGGACGGAAGTGCTTCTTATTTGGTATTATCTTGGTATATGTGGAATAGTCCAACATATGTTTTATGTACACATGATTCGTTGAGATCTACGGTGTCGAAATGGTTGTTGAAAAATAAAATAGAAGATTACGATGCTGTTTATTTTTTAGGTTTGGATACTTGCGATATATGTGATTTGATAGATTATAAAAAAGTATATGTATTGGATCATCATCAAGAGGCTAACAGGTGTAAAGATCTTTATAAGAATTTGAACATTGAACTTTTTGAATATGGTTCTAGTGTTTTGGGTGTATATAGATATTTTAAAAATAAATATCAAGATAGAAAAATAACGGCAAATCAAAGAAAATTTGTAGCTTTGGTGGATGATTACATTTCTTATAGACTTTTAGAAAAGGATTTATCTATTGGATTGAATATGTTATACTGGAATTATCAAGGGGATAAACTTCAAAAGTTGAAAAAAGATTTTAACGATGGCTTCTCTCATCTTTCAGATGATCAAATTAAGATAATTGATTTCTATAAACAAAAAATACATAAAATAGTACAGGATGCCGATTTTTATGTTGGCGATTTTAAAATTCAAGGAGTTTTTAGAAAAATCATAGCTACTTTTGCGGATACTTGTGTCAATGAGGTTGCTTCAGAATTGACAAATATGGGATATGAAATCGCTGTGATCGTGAATACCAAAACTCAAAAGGTGAGTTTTAGGAAAAATCATTTTTCCAATGTTGATTTACCGAAAATAGCTAAAACTTTAGCCGATGGTGGGGGTTATAAAAACATGGCTGGTGGATTACTTAATGATAAATTTATGAATTTTACAAAACTTTTAAAAAAACATGACATTGGAAAAAGAATATAAAGAGATTGAACATATTTTCAACTCCTTTTGTAGTTTTATGTGTATCATAAACAACAAGAAGATGAATTATGCTTCTATTTTACTTTTATACATACAAGATAAAAAAATAAGAGAATTTTTTAAGATGCTACATAATGTTGATAATGATATGTCTGCTGTTAAGATTTTTTTAGAACAAGATCCGAGTCTTCATAAATCGAAATATATTATGAAGTTTATAAATAACAAAAAAAATAAAAAAATTCTAGAAGCTTTAAAGTGAAAGATATAGAAGATATATATAACACTCACTTACGTATAAGTAGGAGTAAAAAAAATCTACCTTTTACTTTGAAAAAAGATTTTTCGAAGATAGAAGAACATGAAAAATATGCTGTCTTGTTGAAATTGAAAAATTTCTTTGAAAGAAATTCCTATGTTAACATGAGTGATTTCATGGAAGCTCCCTACATTGTGTATGAGGACGAAAGTTATTTTGATTTGGATTTTTATTTAACACAAAAAGCTGTTAAGAGCTATAATCTATATAGAAGAAAAAAGACATATTCTGAACCAGATTCTGAAATTCAAAAGAAAGCTGTAACTGATGGGCTTATGTTTATCTACAGATTTTGCAAGGATCATGATTTAAATATTGAAGAATATTTCCACCATAAAAACGGTGCTATCAATACTATTTTTTTACACTTGAAACAGAAAAATATATCTATTTATAACTGTTTAGCTTATGAAAATTTTCAAACAATATTGAACCAAAACAATTATGAATTGTTAGAATTTATGCTTGGAGATGTAATCTCTAAAATTTCTATTTTTAGGACAAAATTTTACATATCAAAGTCTTGTAAAAAAATTTCAATCGAAGGTCTAAAAATAATAAAAGAAAAGCTTGCAAAAGAAAAAAAATAACGTAATATCTAAAAAGTATATGAATACATACACCAACAAAATGTTCAACAGCATCAAAGACGCACTGCAAAAAAATTCAACTCAATCGAGTGGAAGAAACATTCTCAAGTTTGAGAAAGACAAGACGTATACCATTCGTCTCATTCCTAATATCAATAATCCAGAGAAGACATTCTTCCACTATTACACATATGACTGGACTTCTTATGGTAATGGTCAATACACCACCGCATTGTCTCCAGCAACCTTTGGTCAAAAGTGCGTGATTACAGATACAAAGTATCGTTTATTGAGGAATGGTTCAGATGAGGAAAAGCAAAAGGCTGATTTGCTCAGAAGGAATGAACGTTGGCTCGTAAATGCATATGTAGTGGACGATCCTACCAATCCTGACAATAATGGATGTGTCAAGATTATGCGTTATGGTAAACAGTTGCATAAGATTATTTCTGATGCTATTGATGGTGAGGGTTCTGAGGATTATGGCGCTAGGATTTTCGATCTATCTGAAAATGGCGTTAACTTGAAGGTTAAGTGTGAACAGCAAGGTGATTACATTACATATGTCTCTTCTAAGTTTAGTTTACCTAGAAAGATTGAAGGTCTTGATGACGCTAAGGCTGAAAAGTTATACTCTTCGATTTTTGATTTGGAGTCTATCGTACCAACCAAATCTAATGAGGAGTTGGTTGCTGTTTTGGATGAGCATTTTTTCGCAAAGCCAACTCTTATTTCAGAGAAAAAAGTTGTTAGTTTCTCTGAAGAGGAATCTTCTTCAAATACATCCAATTTGATCGATAATCAAAAGATTACTACATTGGAATCTTTGAACGATGACGATGATGATGAAAATTTGAAAAAGCTCATTGCGGATTTAGATTAATATGAATTTTGATTCAATAGTTCCAGAGGGTGATTTGCCCCCCAATCACCCTCTGGTTTTGGAGGCTTTAAAGGGTATAATATCTGGTCCGATTTCTGAATTACGTCAGAAAGTTGACAAGAATATTACTGAAGAAACTAGTCAAGCTGGACTTAGGAGCGGTAAAATAGATTATGAAAATATTTTACCAAACTTTAATTCTAATAATAATATTAATATTATACCCAATAGGGAATATAATAACACTGCGAATAATGTCCTTGAGACTTTGGTTTCTTCTCAAAAACATAATGTTTTACAAAACAATAATGTAGAAATTCGCAACCACTCTTCTCCAGAAAAGGAATATGATGATCCAGATCAAATGCAACTTCCTTTATTTAAGCCTACTGAAATGTCGGATTTATATTCTAAAATGTTTGATTTGGAGAGAAAACTTGATACTATTATAAAGTATGTCAAACCAAATAAAAATTAAAAATAAAATATCTTTTGTAAAAAATTTTTTATCTCCCATTTGTAAAGTTTCCGATTCAGCCGTTTTGGAAATTGAAAATGGTGTTATAAAGGCTTTGGTCTGTACTTCTGACAATTCTATCATTTTTCATAATACCCATGCTATAGAATCTTCTAGTGAAGATTTGGTTGTTTTAAATTGTTCAGACTTGAAAAAGTTAATTCGTGCTTTGGATACTATAGTTTCTAAAAATGAAATTATGTTTACTTTGGAAGAAAATAATATTTCTTATAATGATTCAAAGATTAAATTTAAATATCATCTTTTAGAAAATGATATTATCAAAAAACCTAAAATTAGTTTAAAAAAATTAGAAAGTATGGATGCTCTCTCATCTTTTGTTATCACTAAAGATTCTTTAAAGGAGCTTGTTAGGGGGTCCGTTTTTAGTTCAGATTCGAATAAATTCTATTTAAATAGTGAAAATAACGGAGTTTTTGCTGAGTTGACAGATAAGACTAGAAACAATATAGACACTATAACAATGCAAGTTTCTGATAGTTTTGATGGAAATTCTTTTGAAGCGTTGCCTTTGAATTTTGAAATTTTTAGAATTATGGAAATTGGTGATTCTAATGATATAATTGTTAAAATTAATAGTAAATTAGGAATTGTATTATTCGAGATTTGTAATAATTATAATAAGATGTTATACATTATGTCATCTTTAATAAAATGAAAAAAAACAAAAATTCGATTAAAACTCCTAGTTATTTCATAAAACGTTTAAAAGACTCTGGTTTCATAGTTTGGAAAATTTTTGACGATTATGGTGTCCATGATCCTAGATGTTGGACTGTTTTAGTAGACCCTAAAGGAGCCTCCGTATATATCACATGTTTTTTAAATAAAGAGTTTTTTGGTGATGTTATGTTTGAGTTAAGTGACGGTGGGCAAAAGTTTTTAAAAAATTTTTCTATTAAAACTGAAAGCTTGGAAGTTATCATTACCCACTTAATAAGTGCTGGTGTGAAAAACGATGCTGGAAATAGTCCATTTAGAAAAGATAAATATTCATATCATGAGTCAACAGAGGGGCAAAAAGAAAGATCCTAGAATATTTCTTGGAAAAGAAAAGGAAAAATTGTCTTCTCTAGACAAAGCTCAGATAAATGAACTTTTATCTGAGTCTATTAGTAGTTATGTATCCAAGGTCGCTAAAGAGGTTAAGAACACTGATGATATGGTTTCACTATTGAATGGATACATAACTGAATTTTTGGAAGCTTTTTTATTATTCGGATATGATATAAAAGGCACTCCGCTTTGTATTCATTATGCGAGAAATCAAAAAGATGCTGATGCTTTGAATTGCTTGGTGAATAAAGCATTGTTTAATAAAATGAATGAATAGTTTTATTAAAAAGTTAATTACCGAGAAATCTAATAAAACACATATACCTTTAGGTTCTTGCTATGCGGTGTTGCGAGGTGATTATCATGGTGAAATATTTGTATTTTTTAAACAAATTGCAAATGATTTGATGTTTGTCTCTTTACCTAAAATGATATTAAGAGAGGTTGATGTGGTTAAATTTGATATAGGGTTGAAGGAAAATATACTAGATTCTTTTAATATATTACCAGAAGATATATATAAAGTTATAGAATCTCATGGAAATAATCTCATCGAGAGTTAAATAATTGAATGAATAGAGTAGAAGCTAGAATAATAACATCGCCTATTTCTGGACAACCTTGCGCTCCTAGAATTATTGAAACTAGAGTTGGTAACAATATAGTTAAAGAAGCTCATTGGATCGATCCAGCATCTGGCGCTTTTATAAGAAAAGGGGTCATTGAAGTGAAGCCCTATATCAGAGAAGATAAAAAGTCTTGACATGTATTTTTGAAGATGTAAAGTGGGTATGTGGTCAAATTACCTGAAACTTACGTTGTAAATAAATTCTATCAATATGCTGGTTCGCCTAAACATAATAGGGGTACTAATGTTTATCAAGCTAGTTGCCCGATTTGTAGGGAAGGTAAATCTTGGTTGAGAAAAAAAAGGTGTTATTACATTCCTTCTAAAAATGTAATCCATTGTCATAATTGTGGTTGGCATGGTAATCCTGTTAATTGGATCATGGAATTGCAGTCTTCTTCCTTATCCGAAATTCTAAGCGAGTCTAATAATTATGACACGATAGTTATTCCTATCAATGAGAGTAAAGATGATAAAAAGGTTACAAATTATGAATTACCTTGCGATTGTATAGATTTGGAAAATAGCGACGAATTGAATTTTTATAGTAATAACAATATAGTAATGCAAGCTGCATCGATTCTAAAAGATAGGGGATTGTTGACATGCATAAATAGGCCGAAGAAATATTATATTACTTTAACAGATTTTGTTCATAAAAATCGTATAATTATACCTTTTTATGATGAAAATAACAAAATCATCTTTTATCAATCTAGGAAAATATTGAACAATGACGATAGACCTAGATATCTTTCTAAAAAGAATAGTGAGAGAAGTGTTTTCAATATAAACAATGTTATTGAAGATATTCCATATGTTTTTATAACGGAGGGTCCGTTTGATTGTACTTTTATTAAAAATGGTATAGCTTTGGCTGGAATAACTGAGAGTGGATCAGATACATTTACTGAAAAACAAAGGGTGCAGATGCAAATGTTTCCATTGCATGAAAATGTTTTTGTTTTAGATAATCAATGGAACGATACAACATCTAAGAAAAAAACTAAAGATTTAATTGATGCTGGTAAAAAGGTATTCTTGTGGCCAAAAGAATATAATAAATTTAAAGATATAAATGATGTATGTATTAGATATAAATTGAACGAGTTTCCTTATAAGTTTATATTAAAAAATTCTTTTTCTGGAATGGTTGGTAAGTTGAAATTAGCTGAAATTAAATAAATATTTTTCTATGAACAAATATATAATTTATCTTTTAGGCTGTATTTTATTCTCCTTTGGAGCTACACTATTTATTACTAGCAATTTGGGTACTGACCCCTTGGATGTTCTGGCTATTGGAATGAAAGACACATTTGGTTGGATGATAGGTACAACTCAAAGCGTTTTCGCATTATGTTGTTTATTTCTATATAGTTATTTGAATAAATGGAAATTCCCACCAATCTCAACCTTCTTGACTTTTTTCATATGTGGATATCTTATAGATTTTTTTCTATTTTTATTAAACCATCAACACATTGTTAATCCATTTCTGGAAATGCTTTTTGGGGTTATTATTTGTACCCAAGCTAGTGCTTTAATAATGATGTCTGGATTTGGTATAAGAGCCATGGATTTGGTTGCAATATCATTATCCGAGATAACCAAAAAACCATTTTGGCTGTTTAAAGGTATTGCCGAGGTATTGCTTTTGACCGTTGGTTATTTTTTGGGAGGCATTGTTGGTATCGGCACTATTTTCTTTTTACTATTTGTGGGTTGGTTAATACAACCATGTATTCGTTTAAATAGTAAATTGGGAATACCTAATTACGGCAAGGTTCATTAATCTTGCTCACCAGCAATTAAGTATCCCTTTAATGCTTCAGCTAAACCGCTGAGTTCAACTGCTATACGAGATATTCTACGATGTTCCGAGGATGCTATTTTCTCGAAAAGGGTATCGCAACCAGCATTGTGTAATTGAGCTTGAACGGATGTTTGATTCACACCATTCACATATTCAACAAATTTTTCAATTTCTGCAACCCATTCAGATAAAATTTTCTTTTGTTTAGCTAAAGATTCTTTTCTAATAACTTCAACTTGACCAACATCTGTATTGAAAGATTCTGGTGGTGTCCCAGCATCTAATTCAGCGGTCATAGCTGCTGTTTCCGCATTCGCGGTAGCTTCTGGTGCAGCCACAGCCTCTTGTTCATCTTGTTCCAAGATGGCGTTGAAATATTTTTCGTATATACCCATAAGATTATTTATTTATTACGTCTAAATATTTATAACAAATGAAAGAAAATTTTAAAATACTTCAAGAAGACGATCAAAAAATATACAATAAATGGGTTAAAGGTATAGCAAAACAGGAAGCTCCGTCTCAAGTTATTACAGTTGATGATATTGTAAATAGATATAGAAATAATGTTTCCTATGAAGCTAGTAGGCAATTACCATTTGGTTTAGATTTTTTATTGGATAGAATAGGTGATATTTTCGTAAAATGTTCAAATGTGAGAATGGATTTGGCAAATGCTATGAAGAATCCAGTCATATATGAACATAATCAAAGAATATCAGCTGTTAAAAAATTGAATGATAAAATAGACAAAGTACAAGAAATGTTATTTTCCTGTACGGAAGAGATGAATGAAATAGTTGAAAGTCACGAAAAGTGATATAATTATTGATGTAATGTTTAATGTCACAAATCCTATCATTAAAAGAATAATATCTAGCTTGCTCATAACATCAACAATATCCTTTCTAGGAGCTTTGTTTTTATTAAATTTTGGTTTTAATTTTATAGTTAGTTTGTTTTTTATTTTTATTCTACAATTTGTAGTTTTTTATTTTTATGGAGAGCATGTTAAAAGGAAAAATGCATATATTGAGGCAGAATTGGAATTGCAAGCTGCTTCTGAATTGAGAAAAATAACCGCTGATGTTGTATGCCCATGTGATCAAAAAGTTCAAACTACCATACCAGTAGAGATGAATCGTGAAAATTCATATGTGTGCGGTCAATGTAATAAAAGAGTTGGAATTTTGATAGATCTTAAAACCGTATTAAAAACAGATCCGATAATTGATGATCCGTTAAAAAATTCTGAAATTTTAAAAAATGTAAATGAAGCTTTAAAAGACCCATCTCATAATGATAGAATTTAAAAAAACAGATAGTAGTTCCATTCCTCCAGAAATTACATCTAGAGAAATTGTTAAAAATGAAGATGTTTTATATTTTTTTGAACAATTGTGTAAAAAAAATGTTGAGGATTATATGGTTTTTAAAAAAAATAGTTTTAAAAATCAAAATTTAGATATAATTAAAGATTTTTTAAACAAATTTGAGAATTTCATAAAAGATGAAAGTTCAAATAAAGACAATAAAGAAGTTGTTAATATAATTTTTAACAATATAAAGAACAATATAAAAATATTAGAACATTTGGAAATGCTTCCAAAAGATAATAAAAACAAAGCATTTTTATTATCATTCGTATCTTCTAGATTATTTCCTTGACTTTCTTTTTAAAAATTGAGACACTGCATGTCTTATGAATGAAAAAGTTGTAATCAAAACAAGCAAAGAAGAACATGTAATGGATAAAGACGCTTTTATACGTTGGCTATGCTTGATAGAGATTGTTCAATTGGCCGAAGAAAAAGCGATTGATTTGAAGGTAGATTTGGAAGATGTTGATTGGGTCAAACCATTGGCTTTTAAAAAATATATGAATGAGCGTTTTAAAAGTATGGAAATTGATTTAATGGCTGACGAACGAAATGGTAGTATGGTCTTGGATTACGTCAATAATAACCACCATATTCCAGAGTATTGTTAATGCTCATATCGAATACGAATTTTTTAGATTCGGTGTCTGAATCTTGTGGATATGATGATAGTCTTTCTGTTGGGGTTTGTAAAGACCCCGACAGATCTCCATAGAATGTATCATCATGTACTTGATAATTTCCCTTTTCTTGGGGTATATTCTCAAAAGAATGTTCAAGACGTTTAGCTTTCAATAACCAAACATAATGGCCAGCTAAAGGATTTATGGAAGAATTGTCCTCATCACATCTTTCTGTAATTTCGTACATTTTACCGTCTCTTTCACCAGGTCTATCTGAACCGTATTCCACTAATTTAAAAACATCTCCAGATTTAGGTTCTAATTTTTTATCTGGAAAATGAGCATAAAATGAACTTATGTGTAAATATGCTGTTACTTGATCATCAGATCTATAGCCGAATTTTGATAATACCAAAGCATTCTCAGCCAAAGTGAATATCATTATCATCTCTTTAGGTTCTTCGAATTGATCGACTGGCATTTCCCCATAAGTATTATCACCGTCTTTTAAATTGTATAAATTTCTATAATACAATATTTTTTGACCATATAAATCTATTTGCTCTCTCCAATAATTACTATATAATAATCTTTCAGCTTCATTTTTTTCTTTATCTGTAAAACGCAATGTTGATGACACATAGTTATTGTAATTATCGGGATAAGTCCTGATACAATTCACACCTTTATGTTTATCGTAAGTTATCATTTTTTTAATATAAAGGATTTTTTACTATCATCCCAAACTATTTGTATTCCAGTATTTCCTAATTTTTTTGGTTCCGTTTTAGATACGCTATATATACCATATTTTTTACATACCTTTTTCAATTGTACACTATTTAAAGGGACATTCACAGATGGATTATTTTTCAATTTCTCCACTTGCTGAATGATTGTCATATCTGGTTTATGCATATCTGGAACAGTTTGTGCATGTTTTCTTTTAAAAGGATCTAATATTAAAGACCTTCTGTGTCTGGCTCCCTTTTTTATAGGTGGTTTTTGTGGTAAAAACATGTTCACGTAACCATGATTCCATGTTTGCTCTAAAATAATAGAAAATGTTTTTGCGAATAGCCCCATGGAACTATTTATTATTTTATGCTTCTGGAGTTGGAGCCTTACCTTCGTTACTAGGTGGAGGCGTTGGGGCCGATGCTCCAGATGGAGGAGGTCCAAAATCTGGTGGGGCTTCTTCCGCACCACCTCCTGCTCCACCTATTGGTGATCCAGCAGGAGCGCCACCACCACTTCCAGTCGGAATAGCTCCACCACTTCCAGCAGCCATAGGTTGCCCTTCTACAACTTCACCTCCAGCGGTTGTCAATTGCCTCCAATTTGGTCCCATAGCTGTGATTTGAGCCAATTCAAATTCCAATTCTTTATCCTTTTTCAAGAATGCTCTATTTGCTAAAATTTCTTGATCACTCCATCTCAAATATTTTTTCTGAGCATATGTTTTTGATATGGATTCGTTTTGAGTCATATTGTTGAATGTTGTGTATTTTATTTCAGCCTTTTGAGCCTCTCTCATTTCAAAAAAGTTGGTTGGTGGGGTAAATTTGATATCAAAGTCTGTTTCTTTAACATCATATTTACTCCATAATTTTTTTAATTTTAAATGCACTATAAAAGTATTCTTTAAACTTTCCGCAAAATGCATTTGCATACGCATAATAAATTTAGCAAATTTTAATTCCTCTCTCAAAATTTGCATACCATCACCATATGCTGAATCTGGAGCTATTCTATTGACAGGTACTTTTAAAGATTTATACAATTTGATTAAAAAATAATCCAAATCTGGCAAAGTGTTTAATTGAGGTCCACCTTGAAGCTCTCTAACATCTGTTCCTTCAGAACCTTGTCTTTTTGCAAACCAATAATTATCCAAATAACTCTGAGGATTGAATTTGTTCACTTGACCAGCTTGATCAACATCAAATGTTCTTTTAGACCAATAATCTTGAATCATTTTTCTCAAATATGATTCAGCTTTAGGTGCTGGCATTGTTCCAACATCAACGTTGAAAACTAGTCTTGAAGGCGCTCTTGCTAGTCTATGAATGACTACACTATCTTCTATCAGAGATAGTTGACGATATGCGCGTCTAGCGTTTTCAATGAAAGGTATTCTCATTGTTTTATTTTCATTCCATATTCCAGAATTGACATATGTAATTTGATTTTTATCCATAGGCACTAAAGCATAATCAACCACTTTAGATGGATTTGTCTGATCGAATACAGGTTTTCTTAAAAGAAATCCTTTTATCAACATGTTTTGAATATTTCCAAAAATAGGATCTATTAGTTCTGTTGGAACACTGACAACACCGAGTACACCTTCTTCTTCTCTTTCTTTATGTATAATGTTTTCCCAATATAATTCTCCATCAACCATTACATTTCTAAAATACTCCCAACCCTTTTTTTCAAATTCAAAATAATTTATAATTTTATCAAATTCTTCTGTTAAATCAGATTTTGCGTCAGATTTTAAATCTTCATTGGGGAATTCCAATTTAACAATCTTGTTATTCTCATCTTTATTAACAGATTCATCACATATTTCATCCAATGCTTCAGCCACTTCCGAAAAAGCTGCCATTACTCTATAGTCACGCAATCTTGCAATTTTATCCGCTTGGACATTCGCATACATGTATTGTGTGAAATTCGAATCAATATTAAAAAATGCCGTTGGAGATAACTCGTTATATTCTGAAGATGAACTTATACTCTGTCTAGCTAACGCTTCTGTCCTTTTGGAACCCGTATCTTGGAAAGATTTAAACTTTGGATTTAATTTAGAGATGGTATCTATTACAGTATATGACTGATATGGAAGGTATGAATTTACATAATTCATTAAGCTTCTTCCAAATGTAGACTCTCTTCCTGATGATGAATTTGTTGGCACAGTATTATTTATATCGGAAAATGCTAAAGAAAACAAATTTTATCATTGGAATGTTTATAAAACGTGATAATATTGATATATGGAAATTTTTGATTTTATAAACAACGTACTTTTTTTTAAAAAAGATGTTGTTGAATTGAATTGTGAGGAATATAAAAAATATAATTCTTATTTGATTAATAGATGGATTTCTATGCACAGTCCAGACAATGCAATGATCATAAATCAAACAGTCAATAGAAAAAATTTCTTATGCAAGGACTCCGATTCTCAGTATAAGTTTTTATTAAATGTGATCCCAAAATCAAAGTATAAAAAAATCGAATATATTAAAAAAAATACAAATGAAGATAAAGCTTGATTTCTATATATCATATCTTAAATAAAAAAACATGAATATAGATGCATTAACACCACAAAAATCTTTAATTGACCTAGATGGCTTTTCACAAAATTCTTTAAATAGTGTTTTTATTGGTTACAACTTATCAAAAGTATTAGACGATATTATATTGGTAGAACTTGTAGATTTGGGTGGCAATTCCAATGAAATTGTTAGGAACGGTATCGTTGTTCCAATTAACGCCGAAACTCAAGCTTGGAGAATTGGTAAGGTTATTCTTTGTGGGCAAGGTACATCTTTAGTAAAACAAGGAGATCATGTCATATTTCCCAATAATAAAGGTATAATGATTTCAAATGTTGAAATTGAGGGTTACGGTAAATTGGAGCATGGTCAATTTTTAAATGAACATAGAATTTTTGGAATAGCCACACCTAGACAAGATGTACATATCGAGACAGAATCTAAAAGCACTGCTAAGAACAAGCGTTTGCGAAATTAAATTTAGAAGAAGAAATCCGATAGCTGGGAGATCTTTATATAGGAGAATGTTATGTACAACGTCTCCAACTATTTTGAATTCATTAGATGGTCGTTTAACTTTAAATTTTAGACCAACATCTAATCCTCCCTCCTATAATCCAGATCAATATAATTTGGTCATAGTTTGGGATATTTTAATGCAAGACTATAGGAGCGTTAATATGTCTTATTGCAATTTAATAGCAAAAATTCCAGCAAATAAAACATTTTGGGATTATTTTATAAAAGAAATTTTACCCAAAAGTTCGAATGAGAAAAAATATTGGATGGATATTTAACAAATTATGAATAATGATAATGATATATTTTTGAATAATTTACATAGAAATTTTAAATTCATATGTAATGGTAAAACAATTAAAGAGGGTAAACTTATTCTGTTTAATTTGAATGATTTTTATTACTCTTTCACGTTAGATGTGTCTGGTAATATAAAAAATTTTAAAATGCCTATGGCTTTTTCCGTCATGGACAATTTGAGTTCCATTAAATTGGATTATAGAATAAAAACATTGTGTCATAATGTTTACGATTTTGAAATTTACAGTAGAACCATTGAACCTAAATCTAAAACTTGTTTTTATGATAATATAGTTGAAATGGTATTTGCTTGATTTGTCTAAATAATTCAAACACCGATAATGAAAAAATCTCCTTATTTTTTTGAAATAAAAAATCTTCTAATACAATTTTTGGCTGCTTTTAATAATGTTGTTATTAAAAGATTTGATGAGGATAGAGATATTAAGCAAACATTACAAGTCAGATATGTATATGCCCCGAAACAGAGAGTTATATATGATTTGGTTAATTTTTCTCAAAATATAACTTTACCAGTTGTTAGCGTTAACATAACAAGTTTTTCTAGAGATGAAAGTAGAGTTTTTAACAAAAATTTAGGATTTCATAGACCAGATAGTTTAAAAGAAAATCAACCTACTCATTTAACTAGATTTTACAGAACTCCAGTTCCAGTGAATATAGGAGTTAATATGAATATAATGACCAAATATCAAACGGATTTGGATCAAATAATGTCTAATTTTATTCCATTTTGCAATCCTTATATAATATTATCTTGGAAAACTCCCGAAGAATTCAATCTACCCTTCATAGAAGAAATAAGATCTGAAGTTCTTTGGAATGGGCAAGTTAGTGTGGAGTATCCAACGGACATAGATGGTAATAAAAAATATTTTGTTGTAGGTAATACTAGTTTTACAATCAAAGGATGGCTTTTTTCAGATGCTAAACCAGTTAATAACATTTTTTATATAGATGCTGGTTTATCTGTGGTTAAAGGTGATCTACATGAGAGTAGGTATTTCGAATTGAGTTCTCAAATTGTGCCGTATGAAAATTGTCACGAATATTATAATACGGAAATAATTTCAATTTCTGCTAATCCTCAAATAGAAGATGTTCAATTTGAGTACTCTCCAATTTTTGAAGAATAGACTTGATTTTTAAATTATTTCGTATATAATAATCTCATGGAAAATACAGAATCCGTTAAAAACGATAATATGGTGAAGGCTAAACAAGAAATAGAAGAAGTTCTTGAAAAATATAAGATTGTTTTAGTCCCAGTCATTATACATCAAGGTGATAAGACTATTAGCCGAATTGATATAACATCTTTGAGCGAAGAGTAAGATGTGGGTTGAAGAATTTCCCTTGATTGGGGAAAAAATCCCATCCTTAGAAAAGGATACACATACTTATCGTTGCTCGGATGGTTATTTATATAAATCCGTTTCTTCAATACTTTCTTCTATAAAACCAAAATTTGATTTAGAACAGAAAGCCTTGGAATATTCTTTAAGGAGAAAGATTCCAATAGATGATGTTTTTAAATTGTGGGAAGATAAGAAAAATGTCGGTTTAAAATATGGTACCGATGTTCATGAAAATGTTGAAGAATATTTTAAAACGAGGAATGTTATAAATTCTAGATATGAATCTATTATTAAAGAAATCTACGATAGGGTTTATGTTGAGAGTGGACATAACGAATTGATATGTTTTGATAAAAATAAAAAAATATGCGGTACAGCCGATTATGTTGTATTTGGTTTTAATTTTTTTGATATTTTTGATTTTAAAACAAATTTAAAATTTAATTTTGAAAATCAATATGATGATAAATTTTTATTAGATCCAGTATCCCATTTACCAAACTCTGAGTATTTTATATACTCTTTGCAATTATCTTTTTATGCTAATATGATAGAAAGATTGACTGGTTTAAAATGTAGATTTTTAAATATATTTTGGTTGAAACGTATGATAGATACTAAATTAGTCTTCAAGGCCAAGTGGTTGAAATATACAGTCCCTTACTTAAAGGAAGAAGTTGAAAATATTTTATGCAACGTTTAAAATGGGAAGAATATGCACTCGAATTGGCAAGAACGGCTTCTTTGAGGTCCGAAGATCCTTTTAGAAAAGTTGGTGCTTGTGCATTGTCTTATGATAATAGAGTATTGGGGGTTGCATATAATGGTTTAAAGAGTGGTAAAATTGTTGATGAATCTTTTTGGAAAGATAGAGACGCTAGAAGACCTTTCATGATTCATGCTGAAACTAATCTTCTTTCACTATTTCCTAGAAATGAGGGTTCTTTGATAGCAGTAACTTTGTTACCATGTTCTAGTTGTGCTAAAATGATTTGTTCTTGGAATATTAATACTGTTGTGTATTCTGAAGAATATGAAAATGTTGATGCTTTGCATAGTAAAGAAATATTTGATTTTTATAATATAAGATTGAAAAAAATAACATATTCGAATAAATAATTTGAAATATGGCTACAGTTGCAACTATTTCTGTCAATTTCGCAAATTACGGCACCTCATCATTCACTCCAGCTGGAGTAACAGATAGGTCTATAAACCCCTTAACATTATCTCAATTTTGTCTAGGTTCATCTACTGGTGATTTCGGTTATATTGGGGGGTTTGTTAAAAAAACGGGCGATACCATGAGTGGTATGTTGACCCTTCCTTTGACGATGCCTACAACCGATAATCATGCCGCTAGAAAGGGGTATGTAGATTCTAGAATAAATTCTTTATCTTCAACTATATCTGACACTGGTGTTATTGGATATGTTCGTATTTCTGGATCTACCATGACTGGTATGTTGACTTTACCAACTACCGACCCTACTAATGTCAATCATTCTACGAGAAAGGGTTATGTTGATGGTAGAATAGCTTCATTATCTGGACAAGTTAATAATGTATTGGCAGGAAATCCAGGCTATTTGAAACTAAATGGTGGTACCATGTCTGGTATAATCAACATGGGTAATAGCAAAATTACTCAATTACCAACCACTGGCCTTAATGATACTGATGCTGTTCCTAAGAAATATGTGGATGATGCTATTGGTGGTGGTACTAGTGGTTTGGTTAGTAAATCATATGTTGATGCCGCTGATGGTTTACGAGTGTTGAAGACTGGCGATACCATGAGCGGAACTTTGAATATAGCTGGTACGACTCAGACTATAGGGGTTAATACTGGACCCACTGGAGCTAGTTTGGATATTCAAGCCAGTACCACTGGTATTGACGGCAATGCTGCATATATGAGTTTTCATAGACCATCCAAATATGCTGTTAGATTGGGTCTAGATACTGATAATAAATTAAAAGTTGGTGGGTGGAGCATGGGTAATGTAGCCTATGAAATTTTAAATTCTAACAATTGGTCTACTTATATACCCAATCAAACGTCTAATGATCTTAGATACATATTAAAAGCTGGTGATACCATGAGTGGTTTTTTAACATTAAATGCTAATCCTACTTCAAATTTACATGCTGCCACTAAACAATACGTAGATAGTGCCGTTGGCGGTGGTACTAGTGGATTAGTTAGTAAAACATATGTAGATAACGCCGATGCCTTGAGGGTGTTGAAGACTGGTGATACCATGAGTGGTTTTTTAACATTACATGCTAATCCCACTTCAAATTTACATGCTGTCACTAAACAATACGTAGATGCTGGCTTGGGTGGTAAAGTAGATTCCGCTACACTTGGGCTTTATTTACCTTTGAATGGTGGTACTTTAACTAACTTTTTAACATTACATGCTAATCCTACTTCAAATTTACATGCTGCCACTAAACAATACGTAGACAGTGGTGTTTCTGCCGCAACAACCGCTGCCAATACAGCAAAAACAGCTGCCGATAATGCCGCTACTGCTGCTGCGGCTGCTAATACGAATGCTAATACTAGAGTTTTAAAAGCTGGTGACACCATGACTGGCTCATTGACAGTTCAAGGTAATATTACCGCTAGTGGAGAAGTTACTGCATATTCGGATGCAAGGTTAAAAACAAATATTAAAGTTATAGAAGATGCCTTAAATAAAGTTCTGAAATTAAAAGGTGTAAGTTTTGAAAAAAAACCTGATAATAGAAAATCCATAGGTGTTATTGCGCAAGATGTCATGGAAGTTATACCTGAAGTTGTTAATTATGAAACAGATGGTTATTATTCCGTAGCGTATGGTAACATTGTTGCCGTTTTGATTGAAGCTGTAAAGGAGCTTTCAAATAAAGTTGACATTTTAGAACAAAAGTTAAATAGTTAACATATTATTATGGCTATTAGAATATCTGGTCCCTTACCTATACAAGAAATATCCAACGAGTTCGGCGGTTCAGTGCCGCATGCTTTATCGGAATATTATGCTGATGGGGTTTTCGTGAAAAATGAATATAACCCAAAGACTCCACCAATTCCAAATAAAGGTGTTGGTAATAATACTATTAAAGTTGGAGATTTTTACGGTAAAGGTAAGAAAAAAGCGGTGACTGTTACAATTACATCCAATGAATCTTCTGTCAATGTTTATGCTACAAAATTTAGATCTTTAATTCAAAACGAGATTCAGGATGTGGACGCTACTTTAATTATTAATTCTGGAGTTACTCTTACTGGAAATCCAGCATTGATTGTAACAGCCAATGATCCCACTAGACTTAATGGTTTTAGATCTACAGATTCAATTACAATAATTAATAACGGCAATATTATTGGGAATGCTGGTACTGGTGGTGATGGAGGATGTGCTAGTGGTGTCGCTGGGAAGAACGGAACCGTTGGAGGAATGGGTGTGCAATTATATAGAGCAACTAGCATCATAAACAACGGAACTATAGCTGGAGGAGCTTCTGGTGGTAAGGGTGGTACTGGTGGGGTTATTACATCTTATAATCAAAGAGCAGTTGCAGCTACTAGAAAATATTGTCCACCAGCGCAGCAACAAAGAAGTCAAGTAAATGTGTGTAACACTGATGAAAATTGCAGAGGTGTTGGTTGGATGAGTTGTGGTTGCAGAAGACCTTGCGGGAAGACTAACGCTAGATGCGATGGCAGATATGGAAGAGGTAGAGGGCAACAAAGAACTAACTATTATCCACCTTGTCAGGGTAGTGATACGCCAGCTAGAGCACAAAACAATGATGTTAGAAGTACAGATACTTGCGGAGGTAAAGGTGGTGACGGCGCTACACCTTTCAGTAACACAGTATTGGCTGGAGGTAATGGTGGCGGTGGAGGTGCTACAAACGGCAATGCTGGAGGTAAATGGGGTGAAGGCGGTTCTTATTATTTAAAAGGTGCTAATTCCTTGGTAGGTACTGTAGGTGGAACTCTACTTGGCTTATCTTCAGCTACACCATAAAAAAAAATATTGACATTTATAATTCATATACTATATTATAGATGTATATGTTTAATTATAATTACTCGATTATTAATGAATCTTCGATAGATAAAGACGAGCATTTTCAGATTTTAATAAAATCTGAAAAACTTTTAAAAAAATACGATATTAAAATTAAGAAATATGTAGATGATGACTTATTGAACATAATTTGTGAATACTACGGAAATAAATTTATGGAATCTGAAAAAAAATATATTGCGATAATTGAAAAATTAAAAGAAGAATCTCATTTTGAATTCTTCTTTAAAAAAAATTCGGAAGAATCTATCGACTATGATAGATTGCCAGATATAACTTTGGATATATTGGAAATAGATCATGATAATTTAGAAGTTAAATTTTTGCCTTATTCTAGCTTGTATAAGAGTGTTAATAAATCTGTATACCCGACAATAAGTTGTAAATTCGATTTATTGGATGGTGTGGTGTCTAATGGTTTAGACCTTGGAAATTTATTATTAGATTATTCTCAACAGTTGATATCTAATATTTTGGATGAAGAAAAAAATGATCCAAACATTTATTCTAAAAATGATATTGTGGGTACTGTTATGGATGGTGGTGATGATGATCGGGAATATTTAAACGATACTGTATTTTTTGGTAAATCTAATAAAGCACTCGATGCTTTGAATTTTATATAATATGGATACATTTTTTAATCTTTTATATTTTGTGCTTTTATCTTTAAGCATTTCTGTTATGTGGAATTTTTCTAAAATTTTTAATCCTTTTAGAAATTTAATATCCAGAATTCCTTATGTTAGGGTACCTTTATTGTGTCCAGAGTGTAGTTCTTTTTGGTTTGGGCTTCTATGCTCTTTATTATATAATCCAATTGTTTTAGATTTTAATTTTTTTATAATCTCTAATATATTTTGTGGTTTAATTGTTTATTTGTTCGCTCATTTTATTTTTAAAAATGAACAAATAAATCTTGAAAATAAAATCAATTTTATTAAATAAAAAAAAATATGAACAAAGAACTATTATTAAAAGCCGTAACTGAATATGAATTTACCCATGGTATTTTCATAGAATTAAACAAAGATGGGTCCGATTTCCAAAAAGAATTTATAAAATTAGCGCCTTCAATTGAAGCGGATATTAAAAGTTCTGCTTTAAATCGAGAATGTTCATGCACAGTTAAGGTTAAAAACTTTATCAGAGATCATAAAGATGAATGTATTTCTTTTTTAAGAAATATGGTGGAATCTTCAATTATAACAGAAATTGATTTTGAACTTTTAAATAAAGAATATCGTGTATTAGTGGTAGCTGGAAAAGTGGCTAAAACTTCTATAAAAGATTGGCCAGAATTTATAAACAATCTGGAAGAGAGTAATGCTACTTATAAAGGTATGCATGTTGTTAAAGAAAACGATGATATTTATGTTTTCTTTTCTTGAAAATGATAAATTTTGATACAAAAAATTTCTCATCTTTAAAAGTGTATGATTTTAATTGTGAGAAATCTTTAGTGGATAAAACTTTATATTCTATAAAAAATATAGAATATAGAAATAATGATTTCAATAAAATTTCCATAGGTAGATTAAATGATTTGGATGAATTTAAAGATTTACACGAATGGTTTCAGAAATGTGTTGACACTGTATTTTTAGATTTAAATTTACCAAAAACTTTTAAAAATATAAAGATTATAGAATCTTGGGCGAATAAAAGTGTTAGAAGTGAATCACATCATATGCACCATCATCCTAATTCGTATTTGAGTGCTATATTTTACTTAACATCCAATTCTTCTGGATTTACAAAATTTGTGACAGATAATATGTGGTATAATGATGAGCATTTATTTTCTTCTCATTTCGATACAGATTATTTCGAAAAGGATAATATTTTTACTCAAAAACCAGAAGCTGGTAAACTTTTAATTTTCCCTTCGAGATTACATCATTACGTTGAGCCTAATATGGGGGATGATAGTAGATATACTATATCTTTTAACGCATATCCTGAAATATACGATGATAGACACAGTATTTATATATCTATAAGTGTAAATCCTTTTGATAGGAAAAAAATTGAAAACACAGAAGTTTAAAAAGTTGATTCAAATTTGTAAATCGTTTCAACCAATCCACCACCCCATTTCGTCGATCAGAACCTTTCATGTAACTTTTGCTATTTTAAAAAATAGAATAGTATCTATAGGGATGAACAATACAAAAACGCATCCTAATATTAAAAGGTTAAATTATAAATCTAATGATGGGGAAGATCTTAGAGATATTGCTAGAATGCATTCTGAATTGAATTGTGTTTTAAAATTGCAAAAAAAAAATAAATATTGAAAATTTCAAAAATATAGTTTTTGTAAATATAAGGCTTGACAAGATGGGTAACTTGAGATATGCTAAACCTTGCAATGGATGTAGTCATCTCATGAAACAGACAGGATATAAAAAATTTTATTATTCTGGAGAATGTGGTGATTTCATAGAATATGATAACTAAGAAAAAATACAGAAATTTAAAACACTTATCGGATTTTGCAAAATCTTTCAATTCATCTGAAAAATCTAAAGGGGATGTTAAGAAGAACCTTTTAAAATCTAAAGATGGTATTCGTATGCTTACTAGTAGTTCATGTATACGTCCAGATATTTTTTTAAATAATGATAGAACTTGTGATCATTGTAAATACTCTGATGATTGCGTGTGCCGTATAAAAAAATTTAGCAAATATTATAAAAAATGAAAACTATAGACAAAGAATTTACTTATAAAAATTTTAGTTACAAACAATTGCTCAGAGATGGTAAAATTGCAATATATGAACAAAAATTAAAGGATGGTATTAAATGCGATTATGAGGTTGTTATTATAGAAGAACATAATGGCTATGAAATAGCTGGTAATAAATTTCCACCATCTGAGATGTATCCATCATCTAACCAGTGGGGTGTTAAGGGTTTTACATTCACTGATTATGATGATGCATTGATAAAATTTAAAAAACTAAAGAAGAAACATGAAAAATAATAATCAAGCGGGAAAAGGTGATCGTTATAGACCAGTCGATAAAAAAAAATATGATTCAAATTATGACTCGATTAAATGGGGTAAAAAAGATGTTAAGAGTAATAGTTCTAAAAAAAACCTTTCTTCCGATAATTAGTTTGTGTTTCCTGACATCATGTTCTAATTTAAAAACAGAGGGTAATTTTGGAGGAAATGAATATAAAGCCTCTAATGAATTAACATTCACGTATGCTTTGTCTGAAAATGTAAAATTGAAAAGTAAAATTTCTCAACCTTACATCTATAAAAATTCTATAGATAAACATGTTCCAGATTATGCTGAAAGTGGAGTATTTTTCGATTTTTAAATGAAAAATATTATATTGCAATCAAATATAATTCATGATGAGTATACTGATCAGACTAGTAAATTTTACGATGTTCCTTTTTCTGAAAAAAGTACATTTTCCATAGAAAATAATATAGAACTTCCAGATGATTGGAAGATTGGTTTAATTTACGGTCCTAGTGGTTCTGGAAAAAGTACTTTATTAAAACAATTTGGTGAAATCAAGAATATAGAATGGGATGATAGTAAATCTTTAATATCTAACTTTTTTCCATTTTCTTTTGAAGATGCTTCTCATGTTTTAACATCTGTTGGTTTTTCTACTATACCATCATGGTATAGGCCGTATAATGTTTTGTCTAATGGTGAAAAGTTTAGAGCGGATTTGGCAAAAAATTTGATATGTAAAGAATTCGTTTTAATAGATGAATTTACCAGTGTGGTTGATAGAAATGTCGCTAAGTCCACATCTAATTCTGTTTCAAAATATATAAGAAATACTAATAAGAAGGTCATTTTTTCTTCTTGTCATGAAGATATTATAGAGTGGTTAAATCCAGATTGGATGTATAATCCAATAGAAGGTAAGATGGTGTTACCAAGGGGGTGTCTTCAGCGACCTAAAATTGAACTTAAAATTTTCAGAGTCAAATATGATGCGTGGGAATTATTCAAACAACATCATTATTTGAGCAATTCTTTAAATAAAGCTGCGAAATGTTTCATCGCCTATTGGAAAGATGTCCCAGTTGCTTTTAATGCCACCTTATCATTCCCACATCCATTCGTTAAAAATGCTTGGAGAGGTAGCAGGACTGTTGTATTGCCAGATTTTCAAGGTCTTGGAATAGGTTCTAGACTTTCTGATCACATAGCCAGTATGGTTGTTGAGAAGGGTGGTAGATATTTTTCTAAAACCATACATCCATCTATGATAGCATATAGATTAAAAAGCGGTCTATGGAAAGAAACTACTCATTCTAGAAAGTCCAGAAATCCTAAAAACAAAAGTATGCTTGCCATGAATTGGAATGCTACAGATAGGTTTTGTTATGCTTTCGAATATATAGGAAAACCATCCTCATCCGAAGAATCTAAAATTTTTTGGGAAAAATGTTGATTTACTATAATTATGCGCTAATATAATCATATATGGGAGAAAAAAAATATATAACACCTGATGTTTATTACATCGATAATTTTTTAGAAGAATCTTTTATAGATAATTTGCACGATAAAATATCTAACCCTTCATCTTTGTGGTTTAGACATTCATGTAGAGGTTTTGATGTCGATAAAAATTTTTATTTCTATAATCCTTTAAGTCCTGACGATTATGCGGGTGAATATGAACATTTTTCTAACATATTGAAGGATAATGAAGTTACTAGAATTTATGTAAATGGTCAAGTTGGTGTGGAGCATGGTAATTTTCATAAAGATGATGGTGATGAAACTTTTTTAATAGGGTTGACTAAAGGTTGGAATTCAGAATCTGGTGGAGCTACCGAATTTAAATCGGGAGATGATTGTTCATTTTCCATATATCCAAAATATAATAGAATAATATGTTTTAAATCAGATATAGAACATAGGGCTTTACCAAACGTAGATTTACATTCTTTTAGAATGACTTTAGCGATAAAAACTAATAAAGTTAAAAAAAATAATATTTCAAATATAAATTTTATAGCATAATATGAACAATAAAACGCACATCAATGAAGATATATATTTTGTAGACAATTTTTTACCAGAAGATTTTTTGAATGACTTGGTTAATAAAGTATTGAACGATTCTTGGCATAAACATTATAGTAGAGACGGTGATGGAATTTTCTTTTGGGCTTTAAATTTAACTAATGATTCTTATGAAAATGAATTAGAATTTATAGAAAGTTTATTCCCTAATAATGATGTTTTGAGGGTTTATGTTAACGGACATTCGGGTATACAGCATGGGAGCTTCCATACAGATGATGGTGAAGAAACATATCTGGTGGGTTTAACTAAAGGTTGGAATTCAGAATCTGGTGGAGCTACTGAATTTAAAACGAAACATGATAATTCTACACTTTCAATATATCCTCTATATAATAGAATGGTTTGTTTTCCAGCACATATTGAACATAGGGCTGCTCCAAATATTGATTTATACACTTTTAGAATGACTTTAGCTATTCAAACTGATCGTAAAAATTCTACAAAAGGTTTAAATTTTATACAATAAACTTGACAATGTGAAATGCCAGTTTATCATATAAAGGTATGACTAAAAAAGTAGAATGCGTTGAAGAGTATTTTGTGAAGTTCACCGATGAGGAATTCCAAAAATTAGGTTGGAAACCTAATCAAAAATTTTCAGTAGAATTAAAATCCGATGATTCTATTTTACTTAAACCTTTTGTTTCTTTGGAAATTGATCTTTCTGAATTTAAACGAGAAACTTTGGAGTTTATAATTTCTCTTTCTGTAGAAAAAGATATTTCTATAAATGATGTGATTTGTGAAATTTTAGAAAAGGAGATCGAAAAAAATGACAAATAAAGATAGTATTTTTAGAGTAGTTGATTCTTGTGAAGATGGTGAAGCTTTACGTCCAGTTGTGGATATGGAGATATCTTCATTTGCAACTTTAAGCGATATGCTTTATGCTTTTGAACGTTTTTTATTATCCATAGGGTATGTGTTTCCTGATAATACGCATTTGGATTTTATATCAGATGACGAGAGTGATGGGAGGGAATTTTAATGGGAATGTTTGATTACGTTAAGTGCGACTATCCTCTTCCAGATATAGAGGTGGCTGAAAAATGGAATATCGATCTTAAATCGGTTTCTTTCCAAACAAAAGATATGGATAATTGTTTGGAAGAATATATAATTAAAAATGATGGAGAACTCTATATTGTAAAAAATGAATACAAATGGGTGGATGATGATAATAGTTTTTTGAAAGGTTATTGTGAAGTTGTTAGCTCTGAGGAAGTTAAGGCTGAATATCATGGTATGATGAATTTTTACCACTATGAACATGACTTGACGAAAGATGATAAACATTTCACATTATCTATAGATTTTTTGGCTAAATTTGTAGATAATAAATTGGTGGATTTGAAGGTTTTGGAAGTTGAAGAGAAAGATATAACTGAGTATAAGCTTCAAACAGATAAACTATTTGAGGAGAGAAAACGTTATTGTAATAAATGGTATATAAAATATATTTTTAATACCAAATATGTTTTATTTTTTAGAAAAATGTTAAAAAACTTTATACATAAAGTTTTTAAATTAGTCGAAAGGATATATCATTTCACATTTATTCATTTATGAAAAAGGTTAAATCTAAAAAAATTCAAATTGAATTTGATTATGAACATCTTTCAATTTTAACAACTGCTTTGGAAGTTTATTCTCGTCTTCGTTCTGGTCAAGTTGATATGGCTATGAGTGAGGCATATGCTGATAGGTATCTTGATTGGAACGAGAGGGAAGCTATCCATAGACATGTTAGATATGCTATGTTCCCATCTTTACCAGAAAGAAGATATGATGGTCATGGTGGGTTTTACGATCAGTATAATAACGAATATGATGAGAGTGGTTCTATAATAAAAGAATCAGAAGAGTGGGTTAAAAAGAAAAATTTCCCACATTTAGATCACCCGAATTCATCTTTTGGTGTTGGTAATACTGAAGAGATGAGAGATGGTACAATTGCATGGGAGATTAAAAAGGTTATAGATCAATATCTCCATTATGAGAGAAATGATGGATATCGCAGGATATGTGATGTTAGCGGTGATGGTGCTATGAAGTATTCAAACGTCGAGCCTCCTAAAATATTGGATGGCATTTTAGGATATTGGAAGCCTCAGAAGCAATTTAGAATACCTCAAAAGTTTCAAAAAAAGATTGATAATGCTATTAAAAATAAAAAATTCGATAAAGCTTGGGATATTGTTTATGAAGCATTTGAAAAATCACCATTACCTAAAGGAAATTGTTCGAAAATAGAAGATGTTGGTGGAAGTTATTATGTTATAATTGAAGAACCTTATAAATTTGATGAAAAGTATTGATCCACATAAGCCTTTATTATTTTTAGGAGATCATCATGGAGAATGGTCTTATCTTCTTGATATTATAGATACTAAAAAAATAAGCGATTGTTATTTGATTAGCGTTGGGGATTCTGGAATTGGATTTACCAATAAGGAAAATCAAATAAAGATGATAAATTATTTAAATTATGAATTTAAAGAAAGAAATATTATCTTTATGGCTATTAGAGGTAATCATGATGATCCTGTTTATTTTCAAGGAATTGATAGAGTTTCATTAAGTAATTTTGAATTAATTGAAGATTATACTGTAGCCGAATATGATGGTAAAAAAATTCAATTTATTGGTGGTGCGGTTTCTATCGATAGAACATCTAGAACCGAAGGACGTTCGTATTGGGAAGATGAAGTAGTTAAATTCGATAGAGATAAATGCAAAGAAGTAGATATTCTAATAACCCATACTGCCCCTTCTTGGTGCTTTCCACAGCAATTTAATGAATTGGTTTATGGATGGGCAAATGAGGATGCTTATTTGCTGGAAGACCTTACAGACGAAAGAGCCATTATGGATGAGATTTGTAAACTATGTAAACCATCATTACATCTTTATGGACATTTTCATTCTAGTTGGACTGAGGTTATAAATGGATGTAAACATAAGCTTTTAGACATTAATGAATTTTGGGGGAATCGTGGATAATTTTTAATGAAAGTGAATATACCAACAGAGGAAGATTGTTTTAATATCGTTCCTAACAAATTTTGTGGTTTGGATTGTTATTTAATAACTCCAGAAATCGATGCGAAGTGGACTAGTAACAATTTATTTTACAGATCTTTAATTACAGATAAAGATGGAAATGTTTTATCTTCTGGTTTTCCTAAATTTTTTAATTATGGGGAGAAGACAAACTGTTATCCAGACCCTCAAATTTTTAATGATTGGAGATGCGAAGATAAGATTGATGGTTCTTTGCTTATAGCTGATTATGTAAATGATCAATTTTCTATGAGAACGAGAGGAACTGTTTCATACTCCACTCAAGAAAACTTTAAAGATTTTGAGAGATTGCCAGAAAAATATCCAGAAGTTGTTAATTTTTTAAAAAATAATCAGCATTTGAGTCTTTTGTTCGAGATTGTTACACCGAACAATGTGATTGTTGTTAGAGCTTCTCAGATAGAATTTTACCTCATAGGTGCTATAAACAAGAATGGTATGTGTGTTGTTTCCTCTGCCGATTTGACTGATATATGGAGGAAGATAGGTCCGATACCTACACCACAATCTTATAACTTCTTAGACACTAATGATCTTTCTAAGATAGCAGAAAATATAAAATATTGGAAGGGTAAAGAGGGTATTGTTGTTTCTTACAATAATGGTCAAAATAGAATCAAATTAAAATCAGATTGGTATTTGTTTTGTCACAGAGTTAAATCGCAACTCAGTTCTACTAAAAATCTTATTGATTATTATATAGATAATAACATGCCTTCTTATGAAGAATTTTATAAAATGATTGAAACAGAATTTGATTATGAGATTGCTATTCAATTAAAATGGGAATTGGAAAAAATTTGCGAAGCAGGAGAAAAATCGAAAAAATATATTGATCATATACTAGAAGTAGTACATGATATTAGAAAAGTAGAAACGAGAAAAGAACAAGCAGAAATGATATTGAGAAATTTTAAAGATAATTCATCATTTGTATTTTCTGTTTTAGACGGTAAAAAAATAACCAAAGATCAATGGATTAATTTGATGAAACAAAATTTAATCATCTCACAGGATTGATTTCGAAGGTTTTGTGTTTCATTACAATTTCCGCTGGAACGTATAAAGTCATGTCGAAATTGCCAAAACGTCTTCTAGTGTAGAAGACTGCTTCTTTGTTTGGTATAAGAACCGCATCTTCTTTAATATCTGTATATTTGACAGCTTCTTTGTTTGAGGTATGAAATAATTCTACACCCCTACCTTCTCCTCTCTTAGAGAAAAGTCCTAAAGATTCTATTTCTTTTAAAAGAGGGTGTCTTTTAACCATATCGAAACCTCCTCTTGAAGTATTGTAAAATGCTATGTAGTTCGCCTCACCATACATCCATCCTTTATGTCCCTTATTGCCTACAAATTCCAATAATAAGTTATCTGTTCCTATCAATCTTTTGTCGTTTTTAACTTCAACATAACAAGATTTATTTTTAGCAACCTTACCCGCATTTTCAGGTCTATCCCCCCATGCAGGTTCTCCTTTATCTAATACTTTAAAATCGATGTGTAGAACTGTCTCTTCGTATTGATCTGCTTGTTTACATTTTAATTTATTCTGTTTACACAATTGTACGAATAAATCTTCGTAAGCTTGCCCTCTAGCTTCATCTCTTTCGGCATTACTGGCATTTTCTCCAGCATGAGCTTCTAATACTAAATTATAATAATTGTCGAAAAGATTCATATTAACTATTTATGTCAAGATTTATCTCCCTTTTTCCAAGATATTCTTTTAGAACTTTTTTTATTTTTTTTTCTGGAATTGCACATTGCTTTGGTTGGTCTACATGCTGGATAACTTCTTCTTTTTTCTCCTTCTTGTCTACCACAAGGTTTTCCTGTTTTACAATCAATCCAACCCTTTCCTTTATTTCTATCGAACCAACCCTTTAATCCTTTTTTCTTTTCACTTTCAAATTTTTCTAAAAGTATATTAACGTATGATTGGAAATTATTCATTTGCTTTTATTTCCCCAATTTTTAGCTCCAGCTTTTCTACATTTTACTAAAGCTCCTGATGCATAAGCACTTGGCCAAACTTTATATCTGGATTTTACTTTTTTATAACAAGCGTCTTGTTTCTTTTTAGTTTTAGCCTCGTTTATAATTTGTTTACAAAGGTTGTCAAAATTTGAAATGCTCATATTTTTTTATTGAAATATTTATATTTTATACTATGATTGAATAATGAAAGTAAAGGATCTAATTGAAAAACTTCAAACGGAAGACCCCGAAATGAAAGTTGTAGTAACTGGTTATGAGTGCGGGTATGACGAATTGAAATACCTTAATAGGGTTGGTATATGTAAAAACTTAAAGAAAAAGGATAAATGGTGGGAGGGTGAGTATCACGATGCCCCCACATCCGTTTCGGAAGAGATTGCTTTACTTTTACCTAGAACATCTTAAATTATTACTATGTTTTATTTTATTATATCTTTTATCGGATCGGTTGCTCTCGTAACGGTTGCTTTTGTATTGATATTGATACATAATTACGCTAAAGCGGCAGAAGAAGAATATGAAAATAGTAAATATGACAGTTATGACTGAAATTTATTATGGCTAAATTTAAAAATATTATAATAACTCATGAATTTTTAGATTCTAATGAGGGAGCTTATTTTATATTTGGGGATAATTTGGTGAGAAGGGGTTATGGTGGTGCCGCGAAATTAAGAGATCATCCACATGCTTTGGGTTTTATTACTAAAAAATTTCCAGACAATGATGATTCATCTTTCTACAGACCTGAAGAATATAAATCTGTATTTTACGAGGAGTTGTATAAATTACACACTATTATAAAAAAATATCCAAATAGAATTTTTTATGTGTCTAAGTTAGGAGAAGGTTTGGCCAATAGATTTCAAATATGGGAAAATTTAATACAAAAAAATTTGTTAATTTTTTTGAAAAAGTTTGATAATGTAGTTTTTTGTTGGAATGAAGAAGAATAATTTTATGAAATACCAAAGAATTGATTTTCGTATTAACGACGAATGGATGAGTAGTTGTTTCGATGATCTTAATGAAGAGTGTAAAGATATTGTAAATGATTTAATAAATTCTTCATTATCATGTCAACAATGGTCATATGATAAAAAACATTTATATTATACGAAAATTGTCGCTGTAACCTACGAGTTGGGTAGGAATAAAAAAAGAAACAAAATTTCTAAAATAATATCACGTTTAAAAGATAAATTTTTTTGTCTAGTATCTAGGCTTGTGGTTTATATACCTTAATTTATGTATTTCAATCTATCATTAAGAAATTTTTGCAAACCAAGAAAACAATTCGAAAAGTATTTTTCATTTTACAAACAACTTTCCAAATATAAAAACTTAGAATTTGAAACATATTATTCAGGGTATGACATTTTTATATTTGAATTAGATTTTTGTCCAATTGCAAAAGATCATGGCGGGTTGATTATAAATTTAAATTTTTTGGGATTTGAAGGTAGTTTGAGAATATATGATTCCAGACATTGGGATTATAAAAATTGGTGCTGGGAAGAATAGTCTTGACATTTTTTAAAAATATATTAATATTGAATATATGAAATCAGAACTTGAGCTTGAGCTTGTAAAAAAATATCCAAAGATCCTCAGAGATTATAAGGGAGATAAAATGGAAACTTGTATGGCATGGGGAATGGAGTGCGACGATGGCTGGTACGCAGTTCTAGACAAATGTATGGAGAAACTTCAATACTTTTGTGACCTTTGTACGAGTAGTGAAGAAGAAGTACAAGTAGTTGCAACACAAATTAAAGAGAAGTTTGGAACATTGTCTTTCTATACAAGCGTTTACGGTGCAAACAGCATTGAAAACAGTATTATAGACAACATTATTGATGCAGCAGAAATAAAATCTGCTCATACCTGTGAAGTTACAGGTAAAGAAGGAACAGTTTGTAAAAGGGGAGGCTGGTATAGAACTTTATCTTACGAACAAGCTCGAAAAGATGGTTATGTTGCTTGTAACGAATCTACCGAAGCCTATTGGAAAGAAAAGGATGCAAAAGGAGAAAAGAACGATGATGATGAATCGGGAACAAATTGAAGAATATGCTTTTTATGAGTCGGGATTATCCGCTGATGGATGTTTGGATAAACTTGACGATTATGCTAAGAGTGCTATTCAAAGATATGGAAGACTTCTTATTGAGAAACAAACAGAAATTTCAAGAAAGCTTTATAGTGTTGCTTTGCAATTACAAGAAGTCTCTAAAACAAATATGGTAGTTGTAGTTGGTCCAAATTTTTATTCAGAATTAGTAGATGCTATTAAAATGTATGAAGAATATAATTCAATTTCTTGAAAAATTTTTGTTTTTCCTTGTTATTCTCTTATTGATATTATCGGCTTTCGTTTTTAGTTACTTTATACAAAAACAAAGTCCATTGGACATGCAAGAATTGGAAGATATAGTAGAACAGGAATTATTAGAAAGAGATAAAAATTAACATGAATAAAGAAAACTACACACCAGATGGAATGCATCCAGAAGATGCTATTTATAAAGTAAAAACATTTATTAATGAACTCCAAAAAGTTCAGGAAAAATATTTCAATGAATTGGTAGATGATTTAAATATAGATAAAATCGGAGAAGAGTGGTTGTTTGATTACATATATAATGGTGACGATGAATATGATGGCTTCGATCATTATATTGAAAAGTCTGGAAAAAAATATGATGATTTTATCATTAAAGATATATTATATAATCCATTAGAAACCTTCTCGTCTACAGACTTTGGAGAATTTAGTCCCATGATGCATATGAGTTCATATGATGCCGATATTGATACGACCTTTCCTACCGCTTTCAATGATAATGAACCTATCTCTTTAGGTTTGGAAGAAATTAAATTCAAGGCTTCAGATGTATTGAAAAATGATCAATGAAATCACGAAATTAACCAGTGAGTGGTATTCTTTGATTGGAAAGGATCACCATAAGGATAGGGACTGTCATTGGTATATAGAGACGAAATTTAGTTATGGGAAACCACCGAAGTATACCGTACAACACTGGGGATATATTCTCGATGAGATTGTAGAAGAATGTGCTTCTTATGATGAAGCACTAAAAAAGCTGAAAGAAATATTGGAAAAAGAGATAAAGGAATATATGTCTTATGAAAGAGATGTTTGGTAAAATATGATTAAAGAATTACTATATCAAATTTCTGGATTGTTGATGACCTTTTGTTATTTGGTCTGTACAATACCACAAATTATAAAAACAATCAAAACAAAATCTGCCAAAGATATATCAGTTAGTTCTTTGGGGTTAGTGGTTTCTGGTCATATGTTCTCTATCGTATATGCCACATTCGGTAGTAATAATATTTGGGTTTTTGTTTGTGCGTTTGGGGGTCTTTTGTCTGCTGTTACAATGTTAATTCTTTGGAATAACTACGGAAAAAAATAATACATTTGAGATGTAATCATAATTTATTCTATAAAAATAGAAATGTTGTATAAATATTTTATAGAAATATTTTATATATATGAGAATATCTTTAATTGCACCGAATGTAAATGGTATATACGAAATTAATTGTGGAACTTCAACACCAACAATAAGCGGTTTTGTAAATATTACAGATTTTCCAAATTTAAATAGCTTTATTTGCAAAGATAATGATATTGAAGGTTTTACTGTTTCAACTACAAAATTGTTTTTAACCCTTCTTACGTTATCTGGTAACAAACTTTATGGAAATTTTGATGCAAATAATATACCAAATATTAGATTCTTAAACATTTCAAATAATTCCATATCAGCAATCGATACATCTTCGAATTTAAACAGTTTAGTCGATATAACAGCGAGATTTAACCAATTTAAAAATAATTTTAGTATAACAAAATTTCCAAACTTAACTAGTTTAGATTTATATTGGAATGGATTAACAGCATTTCCAATATTTTCTGTAGGAAATAAAATCGAAACTTTAAATTTGTATTATAATCCAATTGTTGGGGATTGCGATTTGAGTTTAGTTCCAAATATTAAAGATATCGATGTCCAATATAATTATAACACAAGACTTACAAATTACGGACCTTTGACTGGTATTGAAGTTATTAATGCTAGAGATACTCTTATAACTGGTTTAGAAACTCTCACTAATAAACCAAACATAAGAGTAATAAACTTTGCTGCTAGTACTAGTAATAGATACATTTCTTTAACTGGACAATTCCCTCTTGATCTATCAAATTTAACAAAG